CGGCCGTTTCTCTCCCTACTTCGCGCACGCCAGCCTCGCGCGCACGAACCGCCCCATGAGTCACACGAGTAACACGGCTACAGGGCTCTGACCTGCGCGATTACCGGCACTGATGTTGCAGCGGAGGTGCGCGGCCCTCTTGTTGCTGGCGGTGTCTGTGCCACCCAGGCTCAAGGGGAGGATGTGGTCGATGCTGGCCGACCACGGATCGGGCCAGCTGACCCCGGTGATTACCCGGCCCTCCGGGTTCAGGCATCGCGGCATCTGGCATTCCCACCAGTCGCCGTCCAGGATCTCGCGATCGGTAACCCCGTCCCAGGTCGCGTAGCGGGCGTCCCTGCGCTTCCGGCTCTCGATGTTGTCGCGCCTGCGCTTCTTCGGGTTGGCCTTGTACTCGCAGGTGGTGCAGGTGGAACCCTTCAGCCAGCCATGCTTGTCGAATTGAGCCGGCATCTCCCGACCGCACCTGCTGCAGGTCAGCTTGCCGGTCTTGATCGCCTGCTGACGGATCGCCGCGCGGCACACCTGGCATATGGATGGCCGCTTACGGTCCTCTGCGCGCACCGTCACGGCCATATCCCTGCCGCACGTACTGCAGGTACCTGAGCCTGACCAGTGCGTTCCGGGTCCGCGGCCCTGTCGTCGGCAAGGGTTGCATACCGGGCTGGGTGAAGAGGTCGAGGTTAGCCAGACCGGCTTCCCGCACTCTGCGCATGCGCCTTTCTTGACTCCGTACGGTTCGCGACCATAGGAGCCTCGGTCGCGCTGTCGCTGCTGCTCGCGCCTACGGGAGGTCCGGCAGTCGTCACAACGCTCGGGTAGCCGACCGCGGCTCCCGGTCCTCGTGACTGGCACTCCACAGTCCTTGCACGCCTGCATCAAGAGCATGACGGCACCTTATGAGCGGGTACCGGCAAAGTGTTGCTGATCGTGAGAAAAAAGCCTCTGACCAGGACTTATGTCACTTCCTGGCGGTACTTCAGGGAGATCCGCGGCGTTTCAGTGATTCTTCCGCTGGTGGCGGCTCATATCTACGGCCGGCTGCCCGCACTCGGGGCACAGCGGCTGGCGGCTGCCCCCGGCGCTCTTGCGCTCGCGGATTCTGGCGTCGTGTCCGTGGCCGCGGCGGCCGGAGTGCATGGCCTTGTGGTGGCGGCGTGGGTGCTCGGGGTTGTGCCCATCGTTTCGTGGCATTCTCCGGGCCAGTTGGCGGAGGCCCTGGCCGCAGAGGTGATTGTTCTGTCCAGGATACCCGTCGAAATCGAACACGGGAGCGCTTCCCGGTGCTGGCGGATATGCGGGCTACCGTTAGCCTCATGCTCAACGCGGGCAACATCCTGGCGATCGTGGCCCTGGTCGGGCTGCTGATCACGGCAGCGACGGTGATTGGCGGGAGTTTCCGTGTGAGCCGCAATACGCAGACTGTCTCCAACTACCGGGAAGCTGCGCTGTCCTGGGAGTCCCAGTCGAAGGCGCTGGAAGCCCAGGTCAGGCTGTTCGAGGAGCAGCTCGCTGAACGGGACGCGCACGCCCGGACGGTGGAGTCCCAGTTCGAGGCGCAGCTGGCGGAGAAGGATGCGCGTATCCATGAGCTTGAGGGGCGCCTGACCACTTTGCAGGATGTGGTCACCGGGAAGGCCGCGGTGGAGGCGCTCACGACGGAGATGCGGTCGGTGCGCACGGGCCTGGATGCGGTGAAGGGGGACGTCGCGGCGATCCGCGAGACTCTTAGTGGCGGTAACCATCATGAAGCCTGAGATGCCGGACCTGCCGGAGCGGCCCATGGGCCAGCGGCCGCGGGGTGTGCAGGAGATCGACCAGGGCCTGGCCAGCCAGCTGCAGGGGTTCCACCAGCTGCGGTGGGCAGGGGTCTGGACGCTGGTGGTGGTCGTGCTGCTGGGCCTGGCCGCGCTGGGGTTCGTGGTGTTCCACCAGAGCCAGCAGCTGGTCGGCTCGTGCCAGTTTTACCAGGACTTGTCGGGGGCCCCGATCGCGGTGAACGGGATCACGCACAAGGCCAGCCAGCTGTCGGTGAAGATCGTCGCGGACTCGCGGGCCGCGTTCGTGCAGGAGGGCTGCATGGGCGGCCTGCCGCCGGCGTCGGGCACACTGGTCCGCTGGGCGCATTACTACCGCATCGTGGTGGTTTCGCCCGCGGGCACCAGCTAGATGGAGCTGCTGAAGTCCTTTACTGCCAGCTGCTGACGCGACGGTGCTCGGGCCCGTCGCAGGCGTTGCCCTTGGTGCGGTGGCCGCCGTAGACCCAGCTCGTGTGGTCGGGGCCGCCGGGGAGTGGCGAGCTGACGGTGACGTGCTTGGTGCAGTACTTAGCCGCCTCGGCCTTGCGGGCGGCCTTGCGCTCCGGGGGCTGGTTCGCGTGGACGATGAGGCCGAGGATCGCGATGATGATGACGGCGACCGCGGCGATGGGGATGACTATCATGACTACCTCAACCCGACCTGTAGCGCAAACATTCCTTTACTTCCCCAGTGCGGTATCGACAGCCGTGTCCCAGCGCCACTGGAAGTCCGCTTCCTCGAACGAGCCGATCCGCTGGTCCTTCATGGTGATCCCGGGCCAGCGCGTTTCCCCGACCCACACCCGCAGGCAGGCTTCGGGCGGGATCTTGGCCGTGCAGCCCTCGCCGTCGAAGCCGAAGCACCACCACATACCGTCGAGGATCTTGCCGTTGCGGTCCTTGGCCGTGCGGTAGTGCATGAGCCCGTGGACGTCGCAGTGCGGGTGAGCTGTATATAGCTCACCCATCAAAGACGCCCGGACCGTGGCCAGGCGTGCGGCCAGAGCCTTGGCTCGTAGATCTCGCGCTCGCAGACCGAGGCGCCGTTGCCCGCCGAGTAGGACGTCATCTCATCGCATCCCCTTAGGTGGTATCTGCTCATGCTGCGCCCTGCGCGTCTGGCGGGCAAGACGCCGGACAGCCCGGAGCATCTTGTCGGGCTCACGCATCCGGAGCAGGCGGTGCCTGCTGTCCCTCGGGCGGCGGGGGTTGCTCACCGGGGTCCTCCATCTCTGGCGAGCCGCAGGGCTCAGGGGGAATCCACTCGAAGTAGTCGAGGTGGCGGGCACGGTTGTGCCTGTCGATCGCGTTGATGATGGACCGCATCACGTAGTAGCCGGCCGCGATCCCGGCGATGAGCACTATCAGCTGTGTCACCGCCGCCGCCGCTTCCGCCGGGCTGAGCGGACGATCGCGTCCTCGATGATCCAGGAGGGGTGCAGCATCCGCCGGGCCCGCTTCAGGGGGCGGGGGGCGAACAGTCTCCACAGCAGTCTCATGTGTTCTCCTTCATCCAGCTGACGCGGTCCTGGACCTCCCACGGCGGGGTGACCGCGATCAGGTCCACGGCGGGGTTCGACCTGGCGCAGCCCCGCAGGACGGGCCTGACGTCTTCCCACTCCAGGCCGCCGATGCCGCAGCCGATGTGCGGCACGCCGAGGGCGGTGACGCCGCGGAACTCGCAGTTGCGCAAGGCGACCTTGACGGAGTTCTCGATGGCGATGATCGAGGCGTCGGGGCCGGGGTAGGTCTGGGTGGCGAGGTTGTAGATCACCTCGGGTGCCCACATGTTCGTGGGCCAGTCCATGGCCGCGCCGAGGACGAACTCGCCTTCCTTGCAGAGCCGGGCGTACTCCTCGAACATGCCGGGCCAGCGGACCCGGAACTGGTTGGCGACCCCGGCACCCATCAGGCCCTGGCAGTTGCAGCCGTGGGCGAGGGCGGGCAGGCCGAGGCCGAACAGGTCACCCAGTTTCTCCTGGAAGCTCATAGCGGGATCTCATATTTCTCGTCGATGTTCAGTTCCAGGCCGCACGTGGTGCAGGTTCCCCCGTAGCAGACGGTGACCGTGCCGGTTTCCGCGCCGTAGAACTCGTACTCCTCGCGCCAGGTGCGGAAGTCCTCGTCGTCGATCTCCTTGATGGCGGACCGGGCCTGCTCGTACGCCTCGCGGGTGATCGTGCCATAGCTTTGCTCGACGCTGGCTTTCAGGGCTTCCAGGTCGGTGCGGGCCCGGCGGATGCACCGCGGGCAGACCTCCCAGCTGTCGGCGCTCATGCGTCTCCTACGTTGGTGCCGCAGGCCATGCAGAGGCCGCCCTTAGAGCGGCGGGCCTTCGGGTGCTTGCAGTTGTCCTTGGTGAGCGGTGCGCGGCGGTCCGGTGCGAACAGGTCCGGCATCAGCCGTGCCGCCTCCGCGGCCCGTTCCGTGTATTCCAGGCCGATGTCGATCAGCTCGATGAGGGTCTTACCGGACGCGACGACCGCGGCCTCGCGCTGCTTGCTCAGGTTCACGGTGACCCTGGTCATTGCTCACTCCCATCGTTGCCGGGCGGAGCAGGCACGGGCCTGCCCGGCGGTCTGGTGAAGGTGATTTGCGCTGCACGGCCAGTAGGTGGTGTTGCGGGGCTGGGGCTTACTGCCCCCGAAGGTCCACCACCAGGTGAGCCAGGCAACGATGGGGACCGCGGCGATGTCACCGAGGATATGCCACATGCACTTAGTGTATCGCACAGTATCTCTGAAGTGGCAAGCGAAGGCCCCCGCCGTCACCGCGACGAGGGCCTTCGCCTCCACACACCCGGTGCACGTGACCGGGGGTCAGGTTACGGCAGCGCGAAGACGGAGAAGTTCTCCCCGCCGCCCCACAGGTTGCCGGGGATGGCGTCGGTGTGCGGGCCCGAGAACATGTCCAGCTCACTGGTGGTGTACCAGTCCGTCAGGGAGCCGTGGTGACCGCTGTAGGTCGTCACCCGGCTGTCCTTGAAGGCCACCAGCTTCTCCCTGCTGAGCGGCGGCGTGAACGACGCGGCCGGCATGTACTCATCGGTAGCGAAGTCGCTAGTGACCCGGGCTGAGGTGAACGACTCCAGGGCGCCGTTCGGCTTGTCGGTGAAGCTGCCGGTGAACTGCGTCCCGGTCGTGTTGTCGGTGGTCGTGTAGAACACCTCACCGGAGGGTCGCGCGTAGTAGATGCTCGCGGTCACGTTGTCGCCCGACGCCATGTTCGGGCCGGTAGCGTCGGAGTAGCCGATCGTGCCGTCCGGGTACTCCTGGGCAAAGGCCGCATTCCATGGCCCTTCGTCGCTGATTCCCAGCACCAGGGTCTCGCTGCCGTTGCGCAGCTTGACCGAGAACCCCTCGACAGCGTTCGGGTAGGCCGCCAGGTGCGGCAGGGTGAACGTGGTGCTAACGAAGCGGAACTGCGCCCCGGACACCTGGTAGCCAGCCTGGTTGCTGGTGGCGATAGGGGGGCCGGTGGCCGCGCCGGCCGGCGCGGCTGCCAGGGCGATGCCCGTGGCCAGCGACGCGGCGGCGGCAGCCGCTACCGCGGCCCGCCTGATGGTCGTGAATCGCATGGTTCCTCTTCCAGTTCTTGGGTGTAGGGCTCAGACCCTAGCGGTAATTCTGCGATACCGAAAGTACTGCTGGTCAATCGTCGGAGGCGGGCAGGTTGTCCCACGGTGGGGCGTCCGGGTAAATCTCGCGGAACTCGGGGACGGTGTGCTGGTACAGCTCGTCAAGGCCGGGATAGATCCCCCGCCATGTCCGGGTCTCGGGGGCGTAGACCCAGGAGATCCCATCGGGGGATTCCCAGGCGGTCACCGTGTCCACCAGTGCGGCTCGAACTCCAGCCACCTGATCCAGCGCGGCGGACCGTAGAGCGCCAGGGTCCTGGCCGTCCAGCCGTCCCAGTGCGGGGCGTGGGGGTAGGCGTAGCGGAACTCGGCCACCGACCGCTCCAGGGTGATCCCCGGGTCCCCGGGGATGGTGCCGGCCCAGCGATGCCGTGAACGCTCATACCGCCAGCTGCTCCCGTCCCCGGGGACCCATCCGGTCAAGCCCTGTTCACCTTCAGGCTCTGGTTGTTGTCGCCGTTGGGCGCGAAGATCGCCTTGCGGCCCGAGCCGTTGTAGGTCAGGAAGTAGCTGATGTTCCTGCCGCCCGTCAGTTTCCAGATGCGGTCGGTCGCGTTCACCGCCAGCATCCTCCACGTCCCGCCGTTGCCCTTCATCACCACGAAGTAGTCCTGGCCGCCCGTGTTCATGAGGCACGCCTTGACGGCCAGCTTCGGGCACGTGCCCATGGCGAACTGGTGGTTCCAGGTGAACGTCTGGGCCTCATAGACCTGGTGGCCGAGCCACTTGTGGTTGAACCATGCGATCGAGAACGGCCACCTTTCACCGACCGTGCCCTTGAACTGGGCGAACCAGTAGCCACCGTAGGCGTGGACGCCCTCCGCGAACCACAGCTCATTGTGGTCCCCGGTGTTGCCGTTGTCCTCGCGGGTCAGGCAGTAGGTGTGCCGGGAGAACTGGCGGCAGATCGAGACGGAGCCATCGGGGAACAGCGGGCGCATGGTGCTGCTGCTTGACTGCGTGCTCCTGGGTGCAGGGGGCTGCTGGGCGGCTGCGGTCGCACCGAGTACGGCCACGGCCGCGGTAGCGGCCAGCAGGGCGAGTCGTCTCATGCGGTGATTACCTCCGGGGGGTTGAACTCGCCCTTCGTGGCGCCGTCCAGGAACGCCAGCCACTCATTGCGGGTGAAGGCCAGGACGGGGCCGTCCGGGTCCTTGGAGTCACGCAGGCCGATCATGGAATCCGGCAGCATCGCGAACTCGACGCAATCCGCCGCGCCGCTTGCGGTCGCCTTGCGCCACTGCGGGAGGGATACCTCCACGCAGCTGCCGTTGTAGTTGCTGGCCGTTGCCTTGCGCCAGCCTGGATCACTCATCTCGTTCCTCTCAGTTGTTGCAGCCTGAATTGATATTCAGGCAGAACAATTTGTGCTCTTGTGTATGCAGGTTCTTGAATACGACGGCCCGTACCGCCCACCACTGCAGCCCCGAGACGGGAGGCGTGAACCCGCAGCCGACCCTGGTCTGGGATACGGCTGGCCAGCCGGAGTACCGCACGGGACCGTAGATGAGCCGCCCGTTGTTACACCGGGCCACGGCCCACCAGGCGTGATGGCAGGAGTCAATGCTCCCGTGTGCGGTGAACCCGTTCTGCCCGACAGAGGGGGTGTACCACTTGTACCTGCAGCGGCGTGCGTCGGTGTAGCTGACAGAGTTGCGGGCGATGCGGTGAGTCATGTAGGCCGTGGTGTGCGCGGCAGCCCGCATCCCTTCCCGCTTCCGCACCCAGTGGCTGTTGGTCAGGCTCTTGTAGTAGTACTCAAAGCCCCACCGGCTGATGTCGCAGGCGGCGCTGCCGGTGCGGCTGACAGCCCCGAGGGCGCGGACCGAGTTGCCGGCCTCGTATCTGGACAGCGGCGCGACGCAGTACACGTAGGCACGCATCCACCTGCCGCAGGAGTCGGTCTTGACGGTGATGTTGTAGGACCCGAAGAAGAAATCGGGCTGATGTGACGGGTCACTGATCGACTGCGAGCAGGTGTTTGCCGCGGCCGGGGAGGCCGTCAGCGTGAGCGCCGCAGGAGCAGCGGCCAGGGCCAGGCTCGCGAGCCCGGCGCTGGCCAGCAAGGTCCTTAGTCTCATCAGCCCGACTTTCCGGTGGCGTTGCCGCGGCGGAACCGGGACGCCTGGTAGGCGGGGTACCAGCAGCGGAAGCGGGGAACGCCGGACTTGCGGTCCGCCGGGGGGTCCCAGCTGACCCTGAACCGGGCGGGCTCGACGTCGCTGATGGTGCCCTGGATCGGGTTGCCGAACGGGTCCTGCCAGGGCAGGTAAATCCGTTCCTGAGCCTTGAAGATCATTCGCATCCTCGTTTCCATGTCCTGCCGGTGCGCCGCCACTGGCATAGGCCGGCGGCGGCCTGCTGTTCTTTCGTCCATTCCGTGCCGTTCATCAGGGTCACGGTGACCGCCATCGTGCCCCAGTCCTCCAGGGCGACCAGCTTGAAGCAGTGCTGGCACTGGGCGCCGGTCAGGAGCTGGCGGGCCAGGGCTTCCGCGGCCTCGACAGGGCCGGTCTTGTCCTCGGCGGTGACCCGGGCGCCCTTGTACTGGGCGTAGGCGTACCACCCGGCTTCGGCTACGGGGACGTCGTCGTGCAGGAAGCCGATCTGGAACCCTTTCGCCCCGGTCCGGCCGACCAGTTCCACTGCGGCAAGCAATGCGTCGTTGTCCATGGGCGGCAGGGCCATCAGGCGGCCCCCAGGTACTTGCCACGGAACGCGGCGAGCGCCTGCTCGGTCTCGCACAGGTAGCACGGCCACATGTGGCCGTGGAAGCTCCTGCTTGTGTGGCGCTCGTTCTCCGGGTCGCAATGCTTGCAGCACTGGTGCATGGCCTGCCTCAGTCGTCGTCGTCCACGAACTCTGAGTAGTCGGTGTGCACGGCCGCGGCGGCGTACCTGTTGCTGGTACGCAGGAACTCACGCTTCCACCGCCAGTCGTCCATGACAAGGTTCCCGAACTCGTTCTCGTCCAGGGTCCAGGTGACCCCGGTGTCCAGCTCGATCATCCGGATCACGCGGTCGTAGTCGCGGGTGTGATCCTCGGGCTCGGTGTAGGGCCAGTGGAGCTTGGGGACGCGGCCGTTCCGCAGGGCAGTGATGCGCTGCTCCAGCTCGGCCAGGGACTGCTTGCGGTAACCCTCCAGGGCCGCGGTGAACACCCGCTGGTGCTTGTCCCGGTTGGCCCGCAGGATGTCCAGCAGCTCGGCCTTCTTCATCTTCGTGGGCTGTGCCATGACTACTTCTCCCGGGCCGCAGGGGAGAGGCCGTACGGGCCGCGGCCTGGCCCGCACGGCCGGCTTTCTAGCGCATTCTCTCGTTGTCCCAGGCGACAGGCCACATAGGTGGCCCGCACGGCTTACTGCCGGTGTCGTTGGCGGCGCCGCCTAGATCACTGATGGTTCTGCCCCACATGTTCAGTCCTCCCGGATCTGGGTAACTAGAACTTGAACGTACCACAAGGTAGCGTTCAGTATCGCCAAAGGTCAAATCTGACTCCGCTACACTGAGAACGGCCGCAGACAGGAGATCAGTCCATGCTGCTCGCGGCCAGCATTTCAGTCAACGGCATCCACGGCGTCCTCATCCTCCTCGCAGCGATCCTGTTCGCCATCGCCACGGTCATCGCCTGGTTCATCGCACCACGCGCCTACTGGCCATCGTTCGTCGCGTTCGGCCTGTGCCTGTTCTCACTCGCCTTCCTGGTCCACTGAGAGGCCGTCATGGTTGAAAGGCACGAGTCGCCCCCGAACATCCTCGCCAACGCCATCGCGCAGGCCAGCCCCGTAGCGAAGTGGCAGGCCAAGAAGGCCGGGCAGCCTGAGCCCGAGCCGCTGGAGAACCCGCTGCACAAGATGGCCAGGGAAATCGCCGCGGGTGCCGCGCGGGCCGGCAAGCCCCAGCTCCCGCCGCCCGCCGGCGAGACCGCTGCAGACAGCGACTGACCATGAGGCGGCCCGTCCTGGCGGTCGAGCGCGCTGCCCGCGCCGACCTGAAGCAGTTCCCTGACGCCTACCGCAACAGCGCGCTGGCGAAGGGCTACCTGATGATGGCCCGGCGCCTGGACGCGGGCGTCTCGGCCCAGCACGTCGCGATGCTGCAGCGGGAGATGCGGCAGACCCTGCTGGCCCTGCACGAGATGTCCCCGGCGGAGTCCGTGGACTCGACCGTGGACCAGCTCGCCGCCCGGCGTGAGGCGCGGATGGGTGACCTGCCCGCGGATGCGGCCCGCTGGACCCCGGGAGTAAACGATGGCCCTGGCTGACCTGACGGTGCTCGGCAAGTACAAGCAGACCGCGTTCACGCCCGGCTACCCCGGTGACGTGCTGACCTTCTTCTCCCCTGTCGATGACGTGCACGGCGTGCTGGTGGACCTGATCGCCTCCGCGACCAAGTCCGTGGTGCTGGCCATGTACGGGTTCGATGACGAGGAGCTGGCCACGGCGCTGCTGGGCAAGATGAACGACGGCGGCGTGTTCGTGCAGCTGACCCTGGACTCCTCCCAGGCCGGCGGGGTGCACGAGAAGGCCATCCTGGCGGCCAACGCCTACCCGTCGAACTCGGTCGCGATCGGCCGGTCGGAGAAGGGTGCGATCATGCACCTGAAGATGGGCGTGATTGACGGCCTGGACATCTTCACCGGGTCCACGAACTGGTCGGACGGCGGCGAGAAGCTGCAGGACAACCAGCTGACCGTGCAGCGGGACATGTCGGGCGCGGTGGCGTTCGAGGCCCGCACCCGGATCGACATGATCCACCATTCGATGCTGACCAAGGCCCTTGCCGCGGAAGGCATCGGGCCAGCCGCAGCCGCGGGAGTTCCCGTGACGGGTGTGGCGTGACTCAGGCAGGCGTCAGCTCCCGGAGATCCTCCACCAGGCGCCCGACGATCTTGGAGATAAGCCGGGCCTTCCGTCCTTCGGTGCTGCGGCCATCCGTGGCGGCCACCAGGCTTCTGGATACTCCCGCGATGGTCTCTAGCCGGGCCTCCATGTCACCGAGCCGGCCAGCGTTCCAGGGCCGGGCCTCGTTGTAAGTGCCGACCAGCCTGTAGCGCCACAGTTCACCGGGACCCTGGGGGTCACAGATCAGGTTGATGGTGTCCTCGGCGCCGAGGGTGGTGCGCAGTACCCGGACGGTAGCGAAGAACCGGGAGCGCTCGGCGGCCCAGGGGAAGGCTTTCCGGGCATCGGCCCAGGTAAAGCCCTCGGGGTGCGAGACCGCGAAGTCCCACAGCTCGCTGGCTTTCTCGGCGCGCCTCATGACAGCTTCTCCATTTCAGCGTCCCAGTCCACGTCTGCCGCGCCGGACAGGGCCACGTCGATCAGGCCGAGGATGGCCTTGATGTTGGCCAGGCTGGCGATCAGCAGCTCGCGCTGCTCGTCCTCCCAGGGCACGTCGCGCATCTCGTTCAGGGCTTCCTGGCCCTTGCGGTAGATGCCGGCGAGCATGTTCTCGACCTTGACGTACCGCAGGCCCAGGCGGGCCTGGCGCTCCCTGGCCAGGCGGGCGTCCGCATCCTCCTGGACCTTGATCTGCTGGGCCACCTTGCTGGCCTCATCCTCCACGGTGGTGCCGTGCTTCTCGGCGCGGTCCTGGGCGATGTTGCGCACTCGCTTGACTTCCTCGCGGCGGTGCGTCCGGGCACCACTGGCCGACATGCCGCGGACTTGCGCGACAGCTTCGGCGGCGGCATGCGTGTCAGCGCTCATGCCGGCTCGCTCCACATGCTGAGCGAGTGGCTTCGAGGGCGCCCCCTCTGAGGGGGTGTCATCCAGATACTCTGCGTAGCCGTTGGCGTGGGCTCGAATCGTGCGCTCACTGCGTCCGACCTGTCGCGCGTACTCACTGAAGTTCACTCGCCCCGGATTGGATTCGTCCAGGGTCCAGTGCCAGCGGTGCTTGGCCAGCTGCCCGCTAGCCTGGCTGGCAACCTCCTCCAGGTTGTGGTCGGTGGTGACGACATCCACTGAGAGTGGCAACGCAATCTCCTATCCTGGGCTGTATAGCCGCACACCCTACACGGCATCTGGGATTACGCGAACTCAAACACAATGATGCCCCGACATGAAGGCCGGACAGTGAAAGCGTTCATCATCCTGCGGGACAGGGTCACGTATGCGAGGCGGTGCTATGCAGCGCTGTCCGCGGCCGGGCTGGACGTGCACGTGGTGGATCATGCGAGCACGTGGCCGGCGGCGCTGTCCTGGCTGGCGGCCCTGGAAACCCCCGTGCTGCGCCGCGGTGAGAATGCCTACCCGTGGCAGCTGTGGACCTGGGGCCCGTTCCGGGACCTGATGGAACACGATCCTGAGCCGTACGTGGTGACCGACCCTGACGTGGTGCCCTCCGATGACTGCCCGCCGGACTGGCTTAGCAGGCTGAGAGCCGCGCTGGCCGGGGCGGACCGCGTGAAAGCGGGTCTCGGGCTGCGGCTCGACCGGCTCCCCGACGATGCGGCCGCCAAGGCGGTAGCCGGCTATGAGTCCATTTTCTGGGAGGACGAGCAGGAGCCGGGGGTTTACCGGGCCAACGTGGACACGACGCTTGCGCTCTACAAACCGTTCACGGAGTATCCGCTGTTCGCCCTCGGGCCGGCGGTGCGCCTCGGGCCGCCGTATGTGGCGGACCACCTGGCCTGGTATGAGCGCGGCCCGCTGTCCCCGGAGCTGGCCTGGTACCGGGCCCACGCCGACCCCGGGCACGAGGTTGCGCGGTCTGTCCGGTAAACCGGATGACGCACTGAGTATCGTCCGGTAGCCTGAGCGGCATGACTAAGCTGCACCAGATCCTCGCCGTCGAGCGGGGCGTCCAGGCCGACGCTGACCGCAAGGTAGCGCTCGCCCTCCGCGGGACCACCGTGGAAGGCGAAGCGTCCCCGCTGTTCGGCAAGACCCGCGTGTACGAGCCGCGGGAGGAGAACGGCGACACCTTCCCGCCGGAGTCCCAGCGCGTCCAGATCCGGGTCCAGAAGGAAGTCCTCCCTGCTATCACCGACGCGCTGGCCCGGCTGTTCGATGTGAAGTTCACCCGCGAGTCCGCCAACACCAATGCGTCCGCGGACGTGAAGATCGGCGGCACTGTCCTGCTGCCTGACGTGCCAGCCGGGTATCTCCTGTTCCTGGAGAACCAGCTCCTCGCGCTGCGCGGCCTGGTGCAGCGGCTTCCGGTGCTCGACCCGGCCGAGGACTGGCAGTGGGACAAGACCAAGAACATCTACCGCACCGAGGCGACCAAGAAAGCCCGCGAGGTCCGGGTGCCGCAGGTCCAGGTTCTGCAGGCCCCGCAGGTGATCGACGGCGAGAAGTTCGACGGGCAGTACCGGCCGTTCGAGACCGCCAAGCCGGTCGGTGACTGGACCACGGTCAAGATGTCCGGCGCCATGCCGGCTGAGGAGGTAGAGAAGATCCTCGACCGGATCACTGTCCTGTCCGAGGCGGTCAAGTACGCCCGGGAGCAGGCCAACTCCATCGACGTGACGGACCGGAAGGCCGGCGCGGCAGTCTTCGCCTACCTGCTGGACGGGACCGTGAGGAAAGTTGCGGAGCGCTGAGTAGCGTGTAGTAGAGTGGGCGGTGAGCACAGCTTCTTCGTCTTCGTCCCGGGCTCATTGTCGTCATCGTCTTATCGCTCCAGCCTCTTCGTTGTTTCCGTACACCGTGACGCGCAGTTGCGTCCGCTATCCGGAGGTCGCGGGTTCGATCCCTGCCGGGCCGGCCACATCGGCCCGTAGCTCAGTGGCAGAGCATCGGTAGTGAGACATCGCAGCTGACGGGCAGTTCACGCCAGCACAGACGGAATACTTGACATGGCCCATCGGGCCAACAGTCTTTGGGACTGTCAAAGTCACAGGGCCCCCCCGGCAGGCTAGTCCGGGGGGGCCCGCCTTTTCCCCCGCAGGCGTTACCCTGACAGCACACGGCGCAGGCCACTCCACCCGCCGCGTGTTCCGTCCCGGGCCCCTGGCAGCGGTCCTGCCCGGGAGCGGACGTGACCGCAGAGCCCATCGAGCCGGAGCTTTTCGGCAATCAGCGCCCCCGCCTGGCGTCGGTCCCCTACGCCTGCTCGTATGCGGCTGGCGAGGACGCCGTCGAGCTGGCCAGGGACAACCGGCTGATCCTCGACGAGTGGCAGCAGTGGGCGCTGGCCAACTCGATGGGCACCCGCGAGGACGGCCACTGGGCCGCCTTTGAGGTCTGCTGGATCTGCCCCCGCCAGAACGGTAAAAATGCGGGCCTGGAAGCCAGGCAGCTCGCCGGGCTGTTCACCATCCGCGAGTCCCTGCAGATCCACACCGCGCACGAGTTCAAGGCCGCCTCCGAGCACTTCCGCCGGATGCAGGCCACCATCGAGTCCAACGACGAACTCATGCGCAAGGTCAAGCCCCGCGGTATCCGCACCTCCCACGGTGAGGAAGCCATCGAGCTGCGGGCCTCCCCCACGCTGATCTTCGGTGCCCGCGGCGTGCAGGTCCGCAAGTCCGTGTCACCCCGGCTGCGGTTCCTGGCCCGCTCCCGCGGCTCCGGCCGGTCGTTCACCGCCGACGCCGTCTACTACGACGAGGCGATGATCCTGGCCCAGGAGGACGTGGACGCCTCCATGCCGACCATGTCCGCGGTGGCCAACCCGCAGATGTGGTTCACCGGCTCCGCGGGCTTCCCCGACTCGACCCAGCTGTCGTCGGTGCGCAACCGCGGTATCGCGGGTGACGACCCGACCCTCATGTTTGCCGAATGGTCATGCGAGTTCTGCCCCGACCTGTGCCCGGACCGCAGGCTGCCGTACTGCACCCACGGCCATGACCGCCGCGGCAGCCCCGAGTCGTGGGCCCGCGCGAACCCCGGGATGAACATCCGGATCAGCCAGGAGCACATCAGCCGCGAGCACCTGAAGATGGCTGCCGCCGGGTTCGACCGCGAGCGCCTCGGCATCGGTGACTGGCCGGTGGAAGACCAGTCGTTCGCGGTGATCCCGCGGCACGACTGGGATGCGTGCGCCTGGAAGGGCCCCGGTGAGATGCCGCGGCCGAAGCGGATCGCGATCTGGGTGGACATCACCCCGGACCAGAGCGCCGCGTGCATCGCCATCGCCGGCCTGCTCGACCAGGGCCCCGCTGGCGACGACGGTGTCCTGCCGGAACGGACCTGCTGGCTGGAGATCGGCAGCGACGGCACCTGGGACGACCACCGGGCGGGCGTGGACTGGATTCTGCCGCGGCTCCGCGAGCTGAAGTCCCGGCAGCGGGTCGCCGTGATCGGCATCGACCCGGTCGGGCCCGGCTCGGAGCTGATCCCCGCGATCGAGAACGACACGTCCCTGTCGAACGTGCTGCAGACCTGCAAGCTGCGCGAGGTGGCGCAGGGCCACGCCCAGTTCCTGCGCGGCCTGGGTGTCCCCGAATCCCGGGAATCCGACAAGCCCACACGGACGATCCTGCATTCCAACCACGGGGACCTGACCAAGGCGGTGGCCTCCGCGGTGCAGCGTGACGTGGGTGACGGCCAGCATGCGTGGGCGCGGCGTGACACCTCCGAGGACATCTCGCCACTCTGCGCGGGCACAATGGCCGTGTGGGCGGCACGCAAGTTCGGCCGCGGGTACGACGTCCTCAACTCCGTCTTCTGAGGAGGGCATCATGGGATGGGCGAAGCAGAACAAGCCAGGACCTGAGGACTACCCGCTGCGGCCAGCGGAGGAGCATGCGCCTGCGCCGCGGGGCGTGTTCACCATGGACATGCCGTGGGGTAAGGGGCGCCGCAAGGTGCCGAAGATCAAGGGGCTGCCCGAGTCAACCGAGGCCGACCCTGACTACTCCCCTGGAGGCGGCACATGGCACAGCGTGTAGGCACGAACACGGCGACCCTGGATTTCCCGGCGGTTAATGAGCACCGCAAGCGGCTGCAGGACCGCGTGCCGCTCGACACGATCACCGCCGACGCCCGGCAGGCCCGGCCCGGCCGGGCCGTGCTCGGCCTCATCGGCGGCATCATCTTCGGCCTGTTCTGGGTCCTGGGCAAGACCTTCGGCGTCCTGTTCCTGTCCGGTGCGTGGTGCGCGTCGGCAGCCAAGATGGGCTGGCGTGAGGCGCAGGGCAGGCCGCTGTCCACCCCGAGCGTGGAAGCGGTGCTGGAAGAGAACGCGCGGCTGCGCGCCGAGCTGTCCCGGATGCAGTGATGACCGCCTGGAGCGTGACCCACAAGCTCATCCCCTGGTACCCGGCATCACCAGAGCGCCCGCTGCCGCTGGGGCGCAACTACAAGTGGGACTCCCGCAGCGCGGGATACCCGTACCAGTTCACCAGGGAGTCCGCCGCCCTGGCCGACCAGCTGTGGAAGCGGATGATCGCGATCCTGGACCAGGGCTCAGTGGGCTCCTGTACCGGGAACGCGGAAGACGGGGTGTGCGGCACCGTCCCGTTCTTCGCCACGATGCCTGCGGGCACGGTGCTGGACGAGTCGATGGCAGTAAAGATTTACTCCGGCGCCGAGGACGTGGACGGCGACGGCCCGTACCCGCCTAACGACAACGGCTCCTCGGGCTCCTCGGCCTGCCAGGCTGCGAAGAACCTGGGCCTCATCTCCGGGTACACCCACGCCACCACGGTGACCGCCATGGCCGACGCCCTGCAGTCAGGCCCCGTGATCGTGGGGGTCAACTGGTATGACAGTTTCGATGCTCCCGGTTCCGGTGGCCTGATCTCGATCAGCCCCAACGCCTCGATCCGGGGCGGCCACGAGTTCGTGATCCGCGGCTGCCAGGTCACCGGCCAGCTGTTCTACGCCGATAACTCGTGGGGCACCTCGTGGGGCAACGGCGGCTCCATGGAACTGAGCTGGGCCACGATGGAGCGCCTCCTCGCTGAGCAGGGAGACTGCACCGTCTCCACCCCGCTGTCCCAGCCCGCCCCCGTGCCCATCCCGGTCCCGGCGAACCCGGATGTCACACTGTGGCAGGTCGCAGGACCGTGGTCAGCCATGCCGCGCACCCGCCCCGACCTGGTTGTCCTGAAGGACGCACTGGTGAGCTGGGGCCACGCGAAGCAGTTCTATGGCTAAGGCACCGGCTGTCACCCGCAAGGGGCAGGCGCGGCGGGTGGCTAACACCAAGAGCTTCCAGGGACCCAACGTCTACATCCCGCCTGTCCAGCCGGGATCACCGACCGCCAGGCGCGACGCAGCCAGGGCCAAGCGGCAGTCCCTGAGAGCACTGAGGGCCAGCTTCAAGCCGAAGGTGAAACGGGCCGCCAAGGGCCTGTCGCCCGGCGATGTCTCCTGCTGCGTGGCCCAGGCCATCGCAGCGTCAGCACCCTTCCCCGTCACCGGCGAGGACATGCTGGCCCTGCACCTGCGGATCGCGGGACCGGACGGGTACGTGCTCATCGGGGACGGGCTGGAGGCCGCGGCGCACTACGGGCTGGCCGGCCGCCGGCCCGTCTTCGATGAGGGCCCAGGCCCGGGGCACCTCATCCTCGGCGTGGACCTCCCCGCCCCGCACGCGGTCCTTGATGACGGCACCGGCTGGCAATCCTGGGGGCGGCGATGGGAACCCTGGTGCGAACCTGACGAAGTGTGGTCCGTGTGCTGGCCTGATACTGGGCTACGCTGATACCGGATCATCCTGGCCGCGAACCTAGCCGATCCCTCTCAGGAGGCTGTTCGTGGTCAGCGTGCAGGGTCTCGATCGTTGTCGCGATCACGCCGACCGTGTGACGCTCGATCCCGGCCCTGCTGGCCGCGGCCTTGATGCCCAGCCCCTCGCCCAGCAGCCTGATGACTTCCAGGCACTTCCGCTGCGTGAGGCGCGTACTCCGCTTATTCCTCGCTTGCTGCGCAGGAGTTGCCCACACGCAGTTATCCGGACCGTATCCCCGCTCGTTGTCTTTCCTTTCAAGCGTGGTGCCAGCTGGCCGATCACCCATGTCGGCCAGGAAGTTCTCGAAGCTGGCCCAGCGGTCACAAACCTTGATGCCCCGACCACCCCAGTCTGCCCAGCGCGGATAGTTCGGGTTGTTGCAGCGGGAGCGCATCTGTACCCAGGAGTTGTACGCCGGAGTCCTCACCCAGTCGCGCCTGCGGCCAGCATCCGAATGCCGCGTGCGCGGCGTCAGGTCAGGACCGCGGCGCACTCCGCCATTACCAGTACGCATGTGCTCAAAAGTAGCACTGCGCGAGGGGGGGTGAGGCCCAATGTCCCTGGTTGATCGCATCAATATTGAAACGCGCACTATCGGGGGAGTTTTATGTCCCCTGGCAACCGTGGCGTAATTTAACCCGTATTGGAAGTTCAACATCGGGGGCCCTTGACCTGTTCACCCTTCTCGTGAGGTGCAGGGCCAGGAGACCGTGCTCGGCCTGGCCGCGGTGTACTCGGCGGTCAGATTTATAGCCGACGCCATCGCGAGCTTGCCCATTAAAGTTTACAGACAGCGACCGGATGGTAGCTCAGAGCGCATCTACTCTTCGATGCTGCTGGGCAGCCCCATCGCGGGCGGCGGCCCGCAGGTTTCCGGCACCCTGTATGACTGGCTGTTCACCGGCTGCACCTCGGCGCTGCTGTGGGGCAACGCCTGGGGCCTGATCACCAACCGTTCCGGTATTCCCGGCCCGGACGGCCAGGGCCTGCCCACGGGAATCGCGTGGCTGCCGCCGGACCGCATGTCGGTCACCGACGATGAGCAGCAGCCGGAGAACCCGTTCCGGGCGAAGATCTACTACAACGGCCGGCTGGTGGAGCAGAGCGAGCTGGTCCACATGAAGGCGTTCAGCGTGGCTGGCCGGGTGGAGGGCATCAGCCCGATCCACGCGTTCTCCATGCTGTGGTCGCAGGGCCTGGAGACCCTCAAGTACTCGGCTGACTGGTTCACCAACGGCGGTTTCCCCCCGGGCACGTTCCAGAACATCTCCGAAGAGGTGGACAAGAGCCAGGCCGATGAGATCCGCAGGCGGCTCACCGACACGATCCGGCTGCGCCAGCCGCTGGTCTACGGCCGGGACTGGGAGTACAAGCCGCTGACCGTGCCGCCGAACGAGGCGACGTTCATCCAGGCCATGCAGCTGAACGCGACCCAGGTCGCGGCGATCTTCGGGGTGCGCCCGCAGCGGGTCGGCGGTACCCGCAACGACGGGCTGACCTACACCAACCAGACCATGGACCAGCTGGACGAGCTGCAGAACACGCTGCGGCCGTGGCTGACGCGCTGGGAGCACCTGTTCACCATGCTGCTGCCCGCGACCCAGTACGCGAAGTTCGACACCGACGCGCTGCTGAAGACCGACCCGCATACCCGCAACCAGATCTATGAGCTGCAGCGCACCATGGGCACCCGGACCCAGAACGAGATCCGGGCCGACGACGACCTGCCGAAGGTCGTCGGCGGCGACGACGCGATCCCGCTGTCGGTGCTGCAGCGCATGGTGACCACGACCCGGGCCATCCCGAAGGCACTGGTCCCGCAGGTCATGCTGGAAGTGGACCACATCGCCGCCCTGCTGGAGGAGATGCAGCGCAAGGGCCTGACCGCGCCGCCGCCGAGCAATGCGCCCGCTTTCAAGGGCACGCCGCTGGGTGCCGCGGCGGAAGCCGAGCAGGGCCAGGGTGCCAGCAGCAGCAACGGCAGCGGCAGTAACCCGCCTGCCATGCACGAGCCAGGCGACGTGGGCAACCCGGGCGAGCCCGCGGATACCGGCAACGACCAGCCCGCGGTCGGCGTGACCCCCGAGCAGTACCTGGGCCGGCTGCTGACGTCCGAGCGTGCCCTGCTGTTCGGGCCGCCAGGCGCGAAGGCCACGGCCTCGGACCGCAAGTCCGCGGTCACAATGCTGGGCGAGCACGCCAGGCTGGGGCATCTCAGCGACCAGGAAGCGTCGGCGCGGATCAGCCGGGCCTTCAACGCCGAGACCACGGGACAGCTGGCGGAACTGTTCAAGGGCCTGCCGATTATGACCGATGGGGTCGCCCCGTCTGTTTCACGTGAAACCTTCGGGCCGGCCGGGATGCGGGCCTCTGATGAGGACCGGGCGCGGGCCCGGAAGCGCATTACGGAGGCCGGTGCGGCAGGCCGGCTGCGGCAGGCGGAAATTGATGAGCGAAATCGCAAGGCAGGAGAGGCAGTAACCTGCGGCGATCTTGATACCCTACTCGCAGACCTTCCAGCGAGCGAGAGAGCCGCCTCCCCGCCAGAAGAGGGCCAAGTGGAGGCGCAGCCTCTGTTCGGCCCGGCCGCGATGGTCCTCCTTCAGAAGAGGGCAACGCAGTTCGATATGGCCGGCCAGCTGGCCGCCGTAAACGGGAAGGCTCACTGATGGCGGCTATCACCCAGGCAGATCAGAATGACCTGCCGGACAGCGCATTCGCCTACATCGAGGACGGCGGCAGCAAGGACTCCAACGGGAAGACGGTCCCGCGGAGCCTGCGTCATTTCCCTGTGCATGACGCCGCTCATGTGCGCAACGCGCTGGCACGGGCCAGCCAGTCGCCTTTCGGTGAGAAGGCGATGAGCAAGATCAAGACCGCGGCGAAGAAGTTCGGCGTCCACGTGGGCGAGAACTCCATCACCATGGACGCGGAGCTGCGCGAGCTGCGGGTCACCTCGCTGTACCGGGACCTGGACAAGCCGCTGGAGTTCCGCGACATGGGCAGCGACGGGAAGTGGATCGGCGGCTACGCCACCGTGTTCATCCCCCGCGAGTCCAAGAACCTCGGCGGTTTCGTGGAGCGCGTCTCCCCGCACTGCTTCGACGAGGTCCGTGCGGGCGGCTGGCGGAACATGAGCGACAACACCGGGATCGTGTGCCGCTACAACCACGACTCCAACATGGTGCTCGGCACCTCCGAGGCGGACACGCTGCGGCTCCAGCCTGACCGGATCGGCCTGGACTACATGGTCAAGCCGCCCGAGGCCCGTGCCGACATCCGCGAGCTGGTCCAGCGCCGCGACATCCGCTACAGCTCGTTCGCGTTCCGGGTCACCCCGGGTGGCGACGAGTGGGGTGTGGATGAGCGGAACTTCCCGATCCGGACCCTGCACTGCGTTGAGCTGATCGACGTGGCGCCCGTGCTGTCGCCCGGCTACCCCGACTCCACCGCCGCGGTCCGCGCCACCCAGGCCGCGATCGAGTCCGCGGCGTCGTGGGCGCAGGCCACCGTGGATGAGGTCAGGGCGCTGGCCAACGACGGTGAGATGCGGAAGCTGTTCATCCGCACCGACCGCCCGTCCATCTCCGCGCCGGCCGGTCCCCGCAAGGGACTGTTCGGGCCGCAGGCCGCCGCCATGCTGCTGCGCCGCAAGCGCGACCAGTGGGACGACTCGCCGGAATAATCTGCTGCTGGCGGGGGGTAGCCCCCGCCAGTATCACGTGTAGCATCAGGACCAGGACGAGTAGGCCATCCGTCCTGTGAGGCCGTAGGCGCGAGGCAGCCCCTCCGCCGCCTGGCTGGAGCCCGCCGGGAGTCAATTCCCGTACCGGGCCACCAGGAGGATGGCATGGCCAGTGAGGTCACCAAGAGGCTCCGCGACCGGCGTCTTAACGTCTGGGAGCAGTGCAAGGCTCTTGCCGACACCGCCGCGACCGAGAACCGCGCGTTCTCCGCGGAGGAGCAGGGCAGCTGGGAAGTCCTCAACGAGGAGATGGACAACCTCGACAAGAGGATCAAGGCCGCTCTCGACGCTGAGCAGCGTTCCGCGCAGGCCGACGAGGCGTTCAACCGGCTGCACGCCGACAAGGAAGGCAAGGACCGGGCGAAGAACCCGGCTGTCCAGCAGCTGAACAGCGAGCTGCGTTCCTTCCTGCTCGGTGAGTCCCGCGGCAACGTCTCCGGCGGCAACGCCTACGAGGTCAAGCGCCCGGAGAACAGCCGGATCAACTGGAACTACGGCCCCATCAACCTGGCGGAGATGCGCCGGGCCGAGGCTGAGTACCGGACCCTGTCCACCTCGTCCGCGGCCGTTGGTGGCAACCTGGTCCCGACCGACTTCTACGACCAGCTGATCGCGCACCTCATCGAGGTCAGCGGCCTGCTGCAGTGCGGCCCGACCGTGCTCAACACGGCCGGCGGCGAGAACCTGCAGATCCCGAAGACCACGTCGCACTCCGTCGCGGCGTCCGCGGCCCAGTCGGGCACCATCCCGTCCGCCGACCCGGCGTTCGGCCTGGTCACCCTGTCGGCCTACAAGTACGGCATCCTGCTCCAGGTGGCCCGCGAGCTGCTGGACGACTCCGGGGTGGACCTGATCGGCTACCTGGCCATGCAGTCCGGCCGGGCGCTGGGCAACAAGTTCGGGTCCGACCTGGTGACCGGCGTCGGGTCGGGCCAGCCGACCGGCCTGATCGCCAGCTCCTCGATCGGTGTCACCGGGGCGACCGGCGTCACCGGCATCCCGCGCTACCAGGACCTGGTGAACCTGGAGTACTCGGTCATCGCCCCCTACCGTCAGTCCAAGAGCTGCTACTGGCTCGCCAAGGACGCGACGATCGGCGGGTTCCGGCTGATCGTGGACGCGCAGTCCCGCCCGATCTGGGAGCCTTCGATGGTTCTCGGGTCGCCTGACCTGCTGCTCGGCAAGCCGCTGGTGGCAGACCCGTACATGCCAGCGGTGGGCACCTCCGGCAAGTCGGTCGCGTTCGGTGACTTCAGCCAGTTCTTCGTGCGTATCGTCGGCCCGGTCCGGTTCGAGCGGTCCGACGACTTCCTGTTCGGGTCCGACCTGGTGGCCTTCCGTGCGCTGATCCGTGGCGACGGGGCCCTGGTTGACCAGACCGGCGCCATCAAGCTGTACACCGGCGCTGCCACCTGAGCCTTCCGGGGAGCCACCCCGCGGCCGGTGGCTCCCCGGCAGGACTGTTTACCTCCCGGCCCGAAAGGCAGGACGATGGCAAGTTACCCAGGCAATCATTCGGAGCTGCCGGGCCAGTACCCCACCACGGCCTTCCACCTGTTCGAGCTGCCCGAGCAGAACTTCGGGTCAGGAGCCGCAGGCGGGTCCCCGCAGTCCAGTAAGCAGGACCAGGGCAACACCAACGAGCCGGGCCAGTACCCGGCCAAGGAGACGTTCACGGGCGTGGCCCTGGACGGCTCCGGTGCGCCCGGCACCGCAGGCGTCCCCTACGGCGGGGGCAGCAGCGGCCCGGACTCCGTGACCTATTCCAAGCCCACGTTCTACAAGGGCCAGCGTGACCCGGACACCACCTACAGCCAGCCTGACGGCACCGGGTACGCCCAGGAGACCGTGAAGGCCGCGATCTCCGGCACCGCGGACTGGACCCAGGCCAACAACCACTCCTACGGCGACGGCTACGAGATGCCGGGCACTGCGGGCAACACGCCGCAGCCGGGCTCGGGCCGGTACCAGACCGATGGCCAGGACGGCACCAGTCACGTGATGTACGGCGGCTGGCTGAAGGGCCACCGGCCGTCCACCTCCACCCACGTGGCGGGGTCGGGCCCCGGTACCTGATCGGAGGCACGCGGTGCAGGACCTGAGCAAGACCGCGGCGGGCAGGAAAGCGTACCTGGCGCCCTCGTCGATGAACGCGGGTAATACGACCGCCGATGACCAGCAGCTGGCCATGACGGCCCCGGGGAGCACGTCCGTCCTGCCTGTCCCGGACAGGATGGACGTCCTGCCGATGCCCAAGTGGACGAACGATGGCCAGATCCCGGTGTCCTATCCCGGGAACCGGCAGCGGGTGACGGCAGACAAGGGCGGGGACGGGTCCGCGAAGTGGGACAGCATGCACGACGTCCCGGCGGAAAGCCTGTGGAAGGAGACCAGCGGATGACGCAGGCCCCCTGGCATCTCACGGGCAGCCGGACCAAGGCCGCGGCGGCGGCCATGGTCCCGCCGTTCCCGGACCCTGTGCAGCCTGAGGCGCCACCGTTCGACGTTATCCCGGCACCTGACCATGTCAGCAACGAGAAGTGGCAGACCTCCTTCTACGACGCCAGCAGCGACGCCCCCATGGGGGCGTTCAGGCAGCGGCCAGCCGGCCCCTGCAGTCTCGTCACCGGCAGGCTGACGGACAGCGACTGGGCCGACGCCGGCCCGTGGAAGCAAGTCTGAAAGGAAGCGGTTATGGCTCAGCCCGTAAGTGCACATGTCATCTCGACGCCGGCCTTCCCGGGCCAGCCGTATAACCCGGTGGACGACGACGACACCACCACGCCGTGGGTCAAGCTGGAGCAGAACGCCGGCCCGGCGGACATCCACTCCGGCCGTGTGTCCGGTGAGTTTCCTGATTCAGGTGTGTGGGAGCAGGTCTGACCTGTTAGCTTGCGGTCGTACCTGATCCAGGGAGGCCGTAATGCTGATGCTGTGCCCTTCGCGGGGGCGTCCCGCCGCGGTCGCTGAGCTGCTCACGGCCTGGCGGGCCACCACCAGGGAAGCCTCCCTCGTGGTGGCCGTAGACGACGACGACCCGGAGCTGGCCGGCTATCAGGCGCTGGACTGGGATGCCGGTGCCGTGCTACGCACCGGGCCGCCGCAGCGCCTGGGCCCGCTGCTGAACACCCTCGCGCCGTTTTACGCCGCCCATGGCGAGGACTTCATCGGGTTCCTCGGGGACGACCACCGGCCGCGGACGCAAGGCTGGGATAAGGAGCTGGCCGGGGAGCTGGCCGGCGGCCCCGGTGTCGCCTACGGGAACGACCTTTTCCAGGGCGGGAAGCTGCCGACCGCCTGCGTGATCAGCGGGGACGTGATCAGCGTTCTCCGGTACATGGTCCCGCCGGGCTGCACCCACCTGTACCTGGACAACTTCTGGACCCAGCTCGGGGCGGATCTGGGCAGGCTCCGCTACCGCGACGACGTGATCATCGAGCACATGCACCCGCATGCAGGCAAGGGCACCTGGGATGAGGGATACGCCCGGGTGAACAACGTCGCCATGTACCAGGCGGACGGGATGGCTTACACCACCTTCCTGACCCAGCGCTGGCCAGGGGACTCGGCGCGGCTGAAGGCGGAGCTGGCCCCGTGATCGTGTTCGACCTGGACGGCTGCCTGATCGACTCGGAGAACATGATCAGGCGTGCTTACCGTGAAGCCGGCGTCAGGGCGCCGGCGGATTTCCTGAGCCTCGGCCATCATGACTGGATCGCCCCCGGGGACCGCGAGCGGGTGCATGCCCGCAAGAACGCGGCGTACCTGCGGCTGCTCGCCGCCGGCCCGGTCAGGTGGCTGCCGGCCTACACCGCCGCGCAGTACCTCTCCTGCCAGGGGAACACGCTGGCGTTGCTGACCGGCGCACCAGAGGAGGCAGTCCGGTACCTGTCTGAGCACGGCCATTCGTGGCCGTTCACGGTCAGCTGCGCGGGTGTCACCCCCCAGGCAAAGAGCGAATGGCTGGCCAGCCACGGCGCCGGGGTGTATGTGGATGACCAGGACTACGTGGCGATCCCGGCGAAGTGGCGGTTCGTGCATTACACCGGCCAGGACGCCGGCGTGCTGCACAGGCAGGTCACCCGGTGAGGCTGTGCGCCGGCGCAGCATCACGGCGCGTCGTGGAAGAAGCAGCGAAGCTGCGCGTGCACCAGATCGTCGCGTCCCGCCGGCAGGTCGGTGAGGTCAGGCCCGGCTACACCGGCTACACCAGTGAGTCGCTGGCCAGGGCAGTGCGCGAACTCAGTGGCGGCGCGACCACGGTGGTACGCGACCACGGCGGCCCCTACCAGAACGGGGACAGCGGCGACGACTGGACGGCGGCCCTCGACGCTGACGTGGCTGCCGGGTTCGGCGGCCTGCACCTGGACGTGAGCGGCCTCCCGCAGGATAAGCAGCCGGCGGAGCTGGCCCGGCTCTGCCAGCGTTATGCGGGCAAGGCCGCCATTGAGGTCGGCGGCGAGCGGGACACCCAGGGATGGCTCTACAGCCTGCTGGAGATTGCACTGAAGGAATGCCAGCCTTACGCCGCCGTTGCCGCCCTCGGCGGCAACATTCACGCAGACCGGCAATGCGGTGCCCTGATCAGCGAGGCCGCTGCTGCCGCGATCGACAGAGTTTACGCCTGCGAGCAGGTCGTGGTGAAAGCGCACAACCTGGACTGGCTCGGCAGGCGTCATTCTTACCGCCTGAATGGCCTGTATAACGTTGCCCCCGAGTTCGGTAATGTCGAGATCGACGCCTGGCTGCAGGTCCTGCCGTATGACGCTGGCCAGGAAATGCTGGGGTTTGCTTACAGGACCGGGGCGTGGCGCCGGTGGTTCGCGTACGGCGAGGGCACTTTCTTCGAGCGGGCCCGCGCCGCGCTGCGGTATCACCTTGAAACTCCCCCGGTCGCCCGCGTCCTGGCCCTGTACGACGACGGGCACGTCAGGAGGACCATTGCGGATGCCATCACCTGCGGATGACCTGCTGGGCATCCTCGCGGACTCCTGCCAGGATGAGCGCCGCCCGTGGGGAACCATGCGCTCCCTCGGATCGCGTGCTCACGGCCTCACGGTGAAGTACCTGGTAGTGGAGCGGGGGCACCGGACGTCGCTGCAGCGCCACGACCACAAGGATGAGCTGATAGTCGTGCTGGGCGGCACCGGCTGCATCGAGGCCGGCCACCGCATCCACAGCGGCGATGGGTGCGTGGTGCGGATCACGCCCGGCGTCATCCACCGGGTCACCGGCCCGCTGTCCTACCTGGAAGTGTCCACCTACGACGACGGCACCGACACGATACGGATAGCTGACGACTACGATCGCGAGCCATGACCGCGTTCGTGATCCTCGCCGCCGGGCCCGGTACCAGGATGGGCCGGACAGGCAGGTCGCTGCACAAGGCCCTGGTGCCGCTGGACGGCCGGGCGGTTATCTCCCACCAGATCGGCCTCGCTCCTCCCGGTGCCCGGGTGATCATCTGCACCGGGTGGCGCGCCGATCAGGTGAGTGACTACACGGAGCTGGCGCACCCGGGGCGCGGCATCACCGTCGTCTACGTGCCCGCCTGGGATCTCGTGGGGGGCGGCCCTGGCGCGTCGCTGCTCGCTGCACGGGAGGCAGTAGGCGACGACGACCTGATCTTCACGTCCTGCGACACGCTGTGGGCGGCCGATCCCCGGCTGTGGGAAGCCGGGGAATCGTGGGCCGGCGTGGCCCCGGTCCCGGCGGGGACCCCCCCGGAACGCTGGTGCCGGATCATCTCCGGGAAGGGCCAGGCGCTGGTCATCTGCGACAAGCTGCCGCACGCCGCCCAGGGAGACGCCTACGCGCCGGGAGACGCCTACGTGGGGCTGGCCATGGTGACCGCCGCGGACCTGCCAGCCTTCTGGAAGGGCATCGCGGATGGCGTGCTCCTCGGCCAGGAAAGGCAGGTTACCGGCGGCCTGGACGCGCTGGCCCGGGAAGGGCGGCTCGCGGTCCGGCGGATCAGCTGGACCGACCTGGGCGACGAGGCCGCCTACCAGCGGGCCGTCGCTGCCCGGTCCGGGTACGACTGGACAAAGCCCGGGGAAGTCACCTACGTGCTGCCCGAGCATGGGCGCGTGGTCAAGTTCCGTGCCGACCAGCAGTCACTGCAGCGCCGGGTGCAGCGGCAGGAAACCATCGCGGCGGCAGTGCCGGCACTGGCCGGGTCGCGCCCGAACATGCTCGCCTACGACTACGTTCCCGGCACCTCCGCCTACGACGCCGCAGAAGATGACCCGGGGCTTGTGCCGCGGCTCATGGACTGGGCATCCGCGAAGCTGTGGCGCCCGGTGGAAGCGGCCGGCGCCACGGAAGCCTGCGACCAGTTTTACCGGGTGAAGACGCTGGCCCGGGTGGAGATGCTGGGTCCCGGGCTGCAGGAGACAGCCCAGCAGGCGGTGGCCAGGGTGGACTGGGCTGAGCTGGCCAGCGGCTGCCAGCCGGTCACCTTCCACGGTGACTTCAATCTCGGGAACATCATCGTCAGCCCGGACGGGTTCACCGGCATTGACTGGCGGGAGGACTTCGCCGGCCAGACCGCGTGGGGTGACTGGCGGTACGACATCGCGAAACTGGCCGCGGGGATGATCGTCCACTGGGGCAAGGCGCGGCGTGGTGACTTCCGGCCCTGGCCCGCCGGCCAGGGTCACCTTGAGGCGCTGGCCAGGTGGCTCGGCGGGGAAATACGGCACGACATCATGGTGCTCGCGGCCCTGTCCCTGCTGAACTGCGCCCCGCTGCACGCACCGCCTCTCGACGAGGTGCTGGTGGCACGCGGCACCGCCATGCTGGAGCAGCCGTGAAACCAGAAGAGGTCTCCCTGTGGATCGTGGCTTTCCGCCGCGGCGAGACCCTGCACCGGACGGTCACTGACTGGCTCGCCTCCTTCCCGTTCACCGAGGTGAACGTCATCACCAACGACCCCGCCTACGATTACTGGCCGATCGGGCGCGACTACCCGCAGGTGAAGTTCTGGCCGAACATGTTCCGGTCCTCGTGGGAAACCGGGAGTATTGCCTGGTGCTGGAACCAGTGCATGCGGCACACCTTCGAGACCCGCGACTGGTGCCTCATGTCCCAGGACGACGTGCTGATCACCCCCGGCTGGGATGAGCTGATCACCGATCGCTACGACACCTACATCGCGCCCGTGGGCGACACGATCCAGCTGCAGTCCCTCGCCGGGTTCAATGCGGCAGGCTGGTTTGATGAGCGGTTCCGGGCGATCGGCGGCCCCGAGTCCGACTATCTCCTGCGCGCCATGCAGGCATACCCGGACAGGCTGTCGGTCCACGATGAGCATGTCTGGCAGATGCGGCACAACGACGTTGGCCTGGCTGCGCACTGGCGGGGCGCCGCGAAAGAAGGTGAGGTTATCGACACGCGCAACGCCTTCAATGTGCCCTACGCTGACGCGGAGTGCTTCGAGCGCTGGGAGCAGAAGTGGGGCCTGCACGTCAACCAGCTGTTTTCCGGCCAGCAGTACAACGTGCAGCGCCGGCCCGGCTGGGATGAAATTGACTGGTACCCGTCGTTCACCCGGCGGCTGGCAGAACTGGGCAGGCGGTAACCATGACTGAGTACCGGCTATTCGAGGGCGACGTGGCGTACGTTTCCACGGCAGAGTTCCATGCCCCCCGCGAGCGCGCCCCCCACCTGGAACAGGAAGATCACGAGCCGCGGCTGCGGGCCACCGCGAAGATCCTCACCGGCCTCCCGGGCGCCGCCACCCTCACCCTGTCGGACCTGGGCTGCGGCGACGGCGGCCTGCTGTCACTGGTCCAGGGGTCTTTCGCCAGCGTCTGGGGGTATGACTTCTGCCCCGCCAACCTGGCCGGCGCGGAGGACCGCGGGGTGAAGATCACCAGCCTGGACGTTTTCGGCGCGGACCGGGACCAGGTCCGGTGCGGCGATGTGGTGGTCATGACCGAGGTGACAGAACACCTCTCCGATCCTCACGGGGTGCTCCGCTGGCTGCGGGGCCGCTGCACCTGGCTGATGATGTCCAGCCCGTTCACCGAGACCGACGCCGTGCACGTCGAGGAGCATGCGTGGGCCTGGGACGAGGCCGGGTACGGCGCGATGATCACCGGGGCCGGCTGGGAGATAGTCACCCGCGAGACCGTGCTGGGGTACCAGCTGGTGCTGTCGCGATGAGGGTCCGGCTGCGCCCCGCCTACTCACCGGAATACCTGGCGGAGCTGTACCCGAAACCGCACGACCACACCCGCTGGCCGGATCACATCATCAGGGTGGATGCGACCATCGCGCTGGCCCGCGACATGGGGGTGCCGGACGTGGTGGCTGACCTGTCCTGCGGGGATGCCGCGATCGGCCGCGCCCTGGCACCCGCCTCGCTGATCCTTGGTGACTTCGCGCCGGGCTACCCGATCACCGGCCCGATTGAGGTGACCGCCCCGGCGCTCAGCCATGTCGGCATGTTCATCTGCTCGGAGACTGTCGAGCACCTGGATGACCCCGACGCTGTCCTGGCCCAGATCCGGGAGAAGGCGGACTCGCTGGTGCTGTCCACCCCGCTGGCCGAGTTCACGCCCGTCAACCCGGAGCACTACTGGGGCTGGGACACCGATGGGGTCCGGGAAATGCTGGAAGGTGCCGGGTGGGTGCCGGAGCTGCAGCGCGACGTGCTGACCCCGTGGGCGAAATACCAGCTCTGGGGGTGCCGGTGAAGGCACTGATCACAGGCAACGAGGGTTTCATCGGCCGCCACTTCGAACGGCATCTCCTGGAGGGGGGCTGGGAAGTCTACGGCGCGGACATCGCGGACCAGGCCGATGCGCGCGACGTTTTCCGCGCCCGCGGTGGCCCGCACTACGACCTGGTGATCCACGCCGCGGCCGTGGTGGGCGGGCGCAGCAGGATCGAGTGGTCCCCCCTCAGCCAGGCCGTCAACCTGGAACTGGACGCGGCCCTGTTCGGCTGGGCGCGGCATGCCCGGCCAGGCAGGGTGATCTACTTCTCCTCCTCGGCGGCCTACCCGGTGGCCATGCAGGGGGTCTCCAGGCACCGCCGCCTGAAGGAAAGCCACATAGACCTGGGCGCACCGGCCCAGCCGGACGCCCTCTACGGCTGGATGAAGCTGACCGGCGAGCGCCTCGCCGCCCTGGCCCGCAGTGAGGGCGTGAAGGTGTCGGTGGTCCGCCCGTTCTCCGGGTACGGCGAGGACCAGGATGCCGACTACCCCTTCCGGGCGTTCGCGGAACGCGCCCGCAACCGGGAGGACCCGTTCGCCATCTGGGGTAACGGCCAGCAGGTACGCGACTTCGTGCACGCAGATGACATCGTGGCTGTCGTCATGGCCATGGTGAAAGGCGGCATTGACGGCCCCGTGAACATCGGCCATGGTGAGCCTGTGTCCATGATCGAGCTGGCCGGCAGGTTTGCCGTCGAGGCCGGCTATCACCCGCAGTTCCGGCTTCAGCGTGACGCCCCGTCCGGGGTGTCCTGGCGCGTCTGTGACCCGGCCCGGATGCTGGAGATCTGCGTGCCGCAGGTCAGCCTGCATGAAGGTATCCGCCGCGCACTGGCAGCGGGCCCGTGAACCCGCTCGTGTCGGTGATCACCCCGACCTATATGCGCCACGATCTGCTGCTCGGGCGCTGCATCCCCTCGGTGCAGCAGCAGGGTTACCGCCCGCTGGAGCACGTGATCGTCAGCGATGGCCCGGACCCATATCTCCAGTCACTGATCGGGGAGCACCTGGGCGGCCTCCCCGTGCCACTGAGATACGGCAGTACGGCCGTGCACCGCGGCTGCTGGGGCGGCCTGCCGCGCCGCCACGCCACGGAGCTGGCCACAGGTGAGTACCTGGCCTATCTCGACGACGACGACACCTACCGCGACGATCACGTCCTGCAGCTGGCAGCGGTGCTGGACCGCAACCCGCACCTCGGCGCTGCCTACTCCTGGATGCTCTGCCACATGGCGGACGGGCGCGAGCTGCGCTACCCCGGGCCGCCCGGGGTGATGATCGGGACACCCATGATCATGCACCGCCGCGAGCTGCTGGACATCGCCGGCTGGCAGGACGGCCCCGGCGAAGACTGGGCGCTGATCGGGGCCTGGCTGAACGCGGGCGTGAAGTTCGGTGAAGTGCCCCAGGTGACCGTGGACGTCTACCCCAGCCCCGCGTCAGAGGAAGCCATCAGCAAGAACGAGCCAGCCTGGATGATGGGCCCATGGTGAACATCCAGGAGCACGTCGAGGCCGCCAAGCCGCCGCACCCGCTGCCGCTGGTCAGCGTCATCACCCCCACCTGGCACCGTCACGACTGGCTGATCAGCCGCTGCATGCCCTCAGTGCAGGCCCAGACCTACCGCCACATCGAGCACATCATCGTCTGCGACGGGCCTGACCCGGCCCTGGCGCAGCTGCTGATGACCGACTACATGAACCAGGTCTACCTGAGCGCCGTGCCTCCTGAGAGCTTCCCTGTGACCGGCCCGGTCCTGAAGGAGCACAACCATCCGGTGACGTTCGCCCAGCTTCCCGACCACACGGGGGAATGGGGATCGCGCGCCCGGCTGCATGGCATTGAGCTGGCCCGCGGTGAGCTGATCGCCTACATCGACGACGATGACGCCCTGCGCCCCGAACACGTGCAGGTGCTCGTGAGTGCCCTGATGACCAACCCGAAGGCCGGGCTGGCCTACTCCCGGATGGCCAGCTACGGGGCGGCCACCGGGAACGTGACAGTGATCGGCACTGAGGCGCTGACCCCATGCGGGATCGGGACACCCATGATGATCCACCGCCGGGGCCTGCTGGACCTGGCCACCTGGGGTCCCCCCGATTCGATGGAAGACTGGAAACTGGTGGAGAAGTGGCTGGCCCACGGGGTGGAGTACGTGTTCGTGCCGCAGACCACCGTGGACGTCTGGCCCAGCGCTTACCGCGGAGGATCATGATGGCCTTCACCAGCAGCGTGTGGGGCATCCACGACGCCCAGTCCGAGACGGACCACCAGCCCACCGGCTGCGGGTTTTACCGGATGGTCCTGCCCCTGGAGCAGCTGAAGGCCAACGGCTGGAAGGCCGGCTGGAAGGCGTTCGACCCGCCGCCTGACCTTGGCGACTACCGGCTGGTGGTGGGGCAGCGTTTCGACCGGCCGGCCGTGCTGGGTGCGTGGCGGCGGATGCGCCAGTACCACAAGCTGGCCTACGAGCTGGACGATGACCTGTGGAGCGTGGACCAGACCAACAACGCCGCCTACCAGGTCTACAGCCGCTTCCACACCCTCGACGCGGTGGAAACCGCCATCAACGCCTCGGACCTGGTGACAGTAACCAGGGAGCCGCTGGCTGAGGTGATCCGCCGCCAGACCGGGCACCCGAACGTGAAAGTCATCGGCAATTACGTCCCTGAGTTCGTGCTCGGGCTGGAGCGGCACCGGCCCGAGCACGTCACCATCGGCTGGACCGGCGGTGCGAGCCACACCCTGGACACGGCCATGATCGCCCGCGCGGTGCGGCGGTGCATGAACACCGACCCGTCGCTGCGGCTGCACATTGTCGGCACCGATTTCCGGCCCACATTCGGCCACACCCACGCCCGGCTCACCCGCTGGGAACCTGACCCGCGGAACTACTACAAGAACCTGGATTTCGACATCGGCCTGGCACCCATCACGTCCAGCGTGTTCAACGAGTCCAAGTCGTTCCTGAAGGCCCTGGAGTACGCGGCGATGGGCATCCCGGTGATCGCCTCGAACTTCGGGCCCTACCCCGAGTTTGTCCAGCACGGCGTCACCGGGTTCCTGGCGAAACGCGACAAGGACTGGCGGGATTACATCCGCGAGCTAGTGGCTGACGACGCCCTGCGTGAGAGCATGGGCAAGAAAGCCCGCGAACTGGCTGCGCAGCACACCATCGAGGGCAACTGGCACAAATGGGCCGCTGCCTACCAGGAGGTTCTGACGTGAGCATGGTCCGGGTCATCATGAAGCAGGACATCAGTGGTCCCCGCGGGGACGGCCGGGCGTGGCCGCCCGCAGGCGTCGAGTTTGAGGTCGATGAAGCGGAAGCCCGTCTCCTCACCCTCACCGGGGGCAGCTCCAACGTCCCGCTCGCCGTCTACGCGGAGAAGCGGACCGAGACCGGGGACGCGCCGGAGTCCCGGGCGGAGACCCGGGACGAGACCCGCGAGGCCGTCGTACCGGAGACCAGGGTCACGTCCGGCCGTCCCGGCGCGGGCAAGGGACGCCCCGCGCCTATCGTCCGGAAGTAGCAGTGATCCGCTAGCATTACCTGCGGGGAGTCCCTCCAGAGACCCCCGTCCTGGCCGCGTCTGGACTGGCTACTGCCAGCCCGAGCGGCAAGGGAGAACTGATGCCTTACATGGCTCAGTGCGGGGATTGCATGGCGGTCGCGTTCGTGGACTGCACGTGCCCGCCCGGCGTGACTGACACAACCGGCTGGCATCAGCAGGAATGCCCGATGGAAGACATCCAGGGCCGGGTGGTGTGCCCGCCAGGCTCCGCCTGCTGCGCCGACGACCACTCACAGACGCCGGACGTGCAGGTCGGGACCGTCGTGTTCCACGGCCACGACGCCGCGGCGATGGCCTGCCCGGGGCTCGGGAACAACCATCCGGGTGCCCCGTGCCCCACAGGCCCGTCCTGCGTGGTGGTCACCGACGCCGGCGAGGACTGCCCCGGCGGCCACTGCGCCAAGGGTGTCCGCGGCTGCACGGTATGCCGCCCCATCACCATCACGGCGATGCCGGGCTCCGCCAACGTCATCGTCGCCGGACTGGGGGCCTAAACCATGGCTGCTCTCGACTCCGCACTGGTCAGCGTTCTCCTGAACGCCATCCTGCCGGTAGGCGGTACCGCAGGGAACCCCGGTACCGCCGTGGTGGCGTTCAATGCTGCCGCCATGTTCCTGAAGCTCACCTCCACTGCCAGCACGGGCGCCGCCTCGGGCACCGAGATCACCAACGGCACCGGGTACACCACCAACGGGATCGCGTTCAGCGACATCGCGTCCTCCCAGGCATCCTCGGCTGGCTCGGCGGTTACCCTGCCGAAGACCACCGCGTTCCTGTGGTCGGTGAGCGGGACGAACTTCGCCGCGATCCAGTCCCTGGAGATCACCGACCACGTCCAGCGGCGCGGGTTCTTCGGCAACTGGAACGGGGCGCCGATCGCCGTTGCATCCGGCAACAGTTTCCAGGTAGCGGCGCTGGCCATCTCCGCGTCGATGACGTGAGGTGAGCGATGGCTGATCACATTTACGAGATCGCCGTCGCCAAGACCACCACGGCGGCCGCCATCCACATCGCCACGATTCTCGGGGCCGCCCCGGCCGCGTCCACCCGGGCGCCGGAAATCCGCGAGATCGGGATCACGCTGACCTCGGCGGTGGCGGCCGAAGTCGGCCTGGGATTCCCTGCCGCCGCCGGCACGGGCGGCAACACCACGGTGTCCACCGCGCAGGCCGTCAACGCGGCCGACCCGGCCGGGCACACCCTGCTGGTATCGGCATTCACCACCTTGCAGCCCACTGCGCCGACCAACTTCTTCCGCCGCTCCCAGCTGCCCGGGGTGATCGGCGCCGGGATTATCTGGGTGTGGCAGCCCGGCGAGTTCATCCTGCAGAACTTCAACCTCAGCGGCAACCTGTGCCTCTGGCAGTTCACGGCGTCCGTCATCAGCTATGACGTGTACGTCAAGGTCGCAGAGTGATTGATTTCCGCCGGGCCGCATTCCAGGCGTGCATCGACGGGCCGAACCTGATCCGCGCCGCGGGCGGGCAGACGCCAGGGTAAGGGTGATCCGCTGTGGCTGTTAGCCCTGTCGGGACCCCTACAGCGGCATCCAGCAACTCCACTGGCACGGGGATAACCAACACGTGGGCGGCGTCCCAGCCGCGCACCGCCGGCGACATCCTGGTCATGCTGGTGACCGGCGGGGCGGCCACGTCGCTGACCCTGGCGGCCGTGCCGGCAGGCTGGTTTACCGCGTGGAACGTGGGAAACACCCCCACGGCGCCGCACAGCCTCTCCGCGTGTTTCTACACCGTCGCCACAGGTGGGGACGCCGCCCCTTCAACATCATCCACCATCGTCGGCAGCGCCCTGTTCCAGTGCCTCCTGATTGAACTCACGGGCGGCAACGCGGTGTCCCCGCTGGACACGGCGGGCACCTTCGCGTCGGGTGCCACGGCCATCACCCTGGCCGGCGCGACGATGAGCACGGCCGGGAACGTGGCGATCGACGGCGAGTACGCGGTCGCAGCGCTGGCCGTCGAGAAGTCCGTGGTCTCGACGGGCACCTACACCCAGGGCTCCCCGTTCACCAACCAGTCCAATAACTGGGCCACGTCCACCCGTGACCACTATGCGATCGACCTGCTGGCCAGCCCGGTATCGGGCGCGATCCTGTCGGACGCGGCCACGTTCACGTCGTCCGCCAGCCTGTTCGGTGCTGGCGGTATCGCGGTGTTCGCCGCGGCGCTGCCTTCCAGTTTTATTCTCGCCCCGCCCCTCCAGCCGTACCGCTCACCCGCCGCCCCGCCGCGCAGCCAGATTATCGTCCCTCTCTCCACTGCGGCCATCTTCGCCGGGGCAGCCACCCTGGCCGCTGCCTCATCACTGACCGCGGCAGCCACCCAGGGGGCCCCGGCCACCCTGGCTGCCGCCTCAGTCCTCACCGCCGCAGAAGTGCAGGGCACGGCAGCAACCCTGGCGGCGGCCTCGGTCCTGACCGCCCCGCACGTCATCCAGGGCGCCGTGGCCACAGTGACGGCCGTCTCCGTGCTGACTGCCGCGGAGATCCAGGCAGCCACGGCTGCCCTCGCCGCAGCGTCCGCGCTGACCGCCGCGGGCACCCAGGGGGCCACGGCTGCCCTGGCGGCTGCGTCCGCGCTCACCGCAGCGGGCACCCAGTTCGTGCCCGGCGCCGCGACCCTGACGGCAGCGAGCACCCTGACCGCCCCGGACGTCATCCAGGGTGCCGTCGCCTCCCTGGCCGCCGTCTCCGTCCTGACCGCCGCGGAAATCCAGGGCGCGACGGCCAGCCTCGCCGCCGCGTCCGCCCTGACTGCCGCAGCCAGGCAGGGGGCCCCGGCGACCCTGGCCGCGGCGTCGGTCCTGACCGCCCCGGACGTCATCCAGGGCGCAGCGGCGACCCTGACTGCGGCCTCCGTCCTGACTACTGCGGAAATCCAGGGCACCTCGGCGTCTCTCGCTGCCGCGAGTGCGCTGTCTGCGGCGGCCATCCAGGGTGCTGCCGCGACCCTGACCGCGGCCTCGGCGCTGAGCAATGCAGCGATCCAGGGCGCGGTGGCGTCCCTGGTGGCGGCGTCGGTACTCACCGGGGCTGGCGGCAGTCCCGGTGGTGGCTCAGCCACCCTGACCGCTGCCTCAGCCCTGGCCACGGCGGAAATCCAGGGCGCCGTCGCAACCCTGGTGGCAGCAGGGGTGCTGTCCGCCGCGGATGTCCAGGGTGCCGTCGCCACCATGACCGCCGCCGCGGTCCTCGCAGCCGCGGACGTGCAGGGCGCGACCGCGACCCTGGCCGCCGCATCCGCCCTGACCGCGGCAGCCACCCAGGGGGCGACCGCGAGCCTGGCGGCGGCATCCGTGCTGACCGCGACCGCAGTCCAGCGTTCGGCAGCCACCCTGGCCGCAGCGTCGGCCCTGAACACGCCAGGCGCCATCCAGGGCGCAGCGGCCACCCTGGCCGCTGCGGCAGTCCTCGGCAACGCGGCCACCCAGGGTGCGGCGGCTACTCCCGCCGCCCTCTCGGTCCTCACAGGGTCGGCTGCGGGAGGTGCCTTCGGCGCGGCTGCCCTGAGCGCGGCGGCGGTCCTGACGGCACCTGGCCAGCAGGGAGCCGGTACTGCGCTGGCCGCCCTGGCGGTCATCAGCGACTCGGGCCGCTTCGGGACGGCGGCGAACCTTGCGGCGCTGTCCGTGCTGACCGGGAGCGGCGCCTCGGTGGGGGCCATCATTCCCGGCACCGGGTCCGCCACGGTGGCTGATCCTCACGAGGGCAGCGCTACCGCGTCTGATACGAGCGAAGGTACGATGAGCCCTGCCGCCGACCCCAGCGAGGGCCGCTCCCTCATGACCGATCCGCAACAGGGCAGTAGCGGGGTATCTGACCTGAATGAGGGCGCCGCCAGTATTCACTAGGGGCGCCCCATGACCCGGGTCTTCCTGACTGGCGCTGGTGGTTTCATCGGCTCCCATGTCCTGGAGCACATTTTCACCAACACCGCCTGGGATGTGGTGGCGACCGACAGTTTCCGGCACCGCGGCAAAACGGACCGGATCACCCAGGTCCTGGAGGGTCACCCGAACTGGCGCCCGCGGCTGCAGGTCATCACCCACGACCTGGTGGCCCCGTTCACCGACCAGACCCTGCACCACATCGGGCCTATCGACCACGTCCTGGCCATGGCCAGCGAAAGCCACGTGGACCGCTCGATCGACGACCCGGTGCCGTTCGTGCTGAACAACGTGAGCGTGATCTTGTCCACCCTGGAGCTGTGCAGGAAGCTGAACCCGCTGCACGTGATCCTCATCTCCACCGACGAGGTCTACGGCCCTGAGCCGGTCATAGACGGCGTCCCGGTCCCGCACGCAGAGTGGTCCCCGATCATCCCCAGCAACCCCTACAGCGCCAGCAAGGCGTGCCAGGAGGCCATCTCCACCGCCTACTGGCGGACCTACGGGCTGCCGCTGACCATCGTCAACTGCATGAACCTCATCGGGGAACGCCAGGACCGGGAGAAGTTCGTGCCACTGCTCATCGGCCACATCGCCCAGGGCAAGCAGGTGACCATCCACGGCCGCCCTGACGACATCGGCACCCGGCATTACCTGCACGCCCGGAACCTGGCCGACGCCCTGGTCTACATCCTGAAGGAACTGCCGCCCGCCTCGTTCCCCTATCGCGACCGGCCTGACCGGTTTAACATCGTCGGGCCGGACCGGATTGATAACCTGGCCCTGGCGAACATGATCGCGGAGCAGGTCGGCCGGCCGCTGATGTACCGGCTGCTGGACTTCCACTCCGCGCGGCCGGGCCACGACCCGCACTACGGGCTGGACCCGGAACTGCTGACCAAGGCGGGCTGGACGCCACCCGTGGCGTTCAGGGAGAGCCTGAACAAGACGGTCCGCTGGAGCCTCGAACACCCTGAGTGGCTGCTGTGAGAGTCACCGGACCACCTGGACCTGTACTGATGGCTATCCCCAAGGGCGACTACGACGACGGCGTCATCGTGTCCCGCCACTATGAGGGCACCGAGAGCTGGCTGGAGATCATCGCGGCCGAGCCGCGGGCCATGTTCTCCGGCGAGCTGCTCCAGCAGGTGCGCACCGGCCAGGCCGGGCTGGACATGTCGCTGGACAGGCTGGAGATCGGCGGCGTGCTGCGCATCAGGGGCCGTAACCGGAGCGTTCTGTACCGCCTGGTAGAGGAGAACTTCCAGCTGGACTTCTTCATCGGGGAATGGCCCGACTGAGGACTATCCTGATCACAGGATGAAGTGGCCGCGCTGACCCCTGGGGCTGTCGCGTGGGCGCTATCGTGTTCTACCAGGACACCGCAGGCGACGACGTCGCAACCCTGCAGATGACCTTCAAGGTCCTCACCGTCCCCACTGACCCGACCACCATCTCGTGCGTGATCACCGACCCGGACGGCATCGCGGTCACCCACACCTTCGGCGGCACCGCCCCGGCTGACATCACCAAGATCAGCACCGGCCTGTACCAGCTGCTCGTGCCGTCCACCAAGGTCGGCCTGTGGAGCTTCGTCTGGATCGGCACCGGCACCGCCAGCGACATCCAGGCCGGCACCTGGACGGTCAACCCGACGTCCACGATCAACCAGTTCTACACCTCGGTGGAGGAGCTGAAGGACCGGCTGCAGATCACCGACACGGCCTCAGACCTGCAGCTGGCCCTGGCCGTGCAGGCCGCGGCGCGGGCCATCGAGGGCTTCACCGGCCGGTTCTTCTGGAAGGTCGCGGAGACCCGGACCTACCAGCCGTATTCCATTTACGAGCTGCCGATCGACGACCTGGTGTCCATCACCGCACTCAACGTGGACTACGACGGCGACGGCATCTTCGAGACCCCCTGGACGATTCACACCGACTACGAGCTGCAGATCGGCTACGACGAGTACAACGCCAACGCCACAGGCGAGGCGCGGCCCTTCAGGCTGATCCGGTCGGTCAACGCCTCCGGTGGCGGCAGGTTCTTCCCGTTCATCTGGCCGTACAGCAAGTGGGACAGGATTCAGATCATCGGCACCTGGGGGTGGCCCGCGGTGCCGTTCGGGATCAAGCAGGCCGCGGTCCAGGTCGCGTCGGAGTTCTTCAAGCTGAAGGACAGCCCGTTCGGCCTGATGGGCACCTCGGAGTTCGGTGTGGTGCGGGTGCCGAAAGTCAACCCCTACATCCAGAAGCTCCTCACGCCGTACATCTCACCAACCCGGAAGGTCGGGGTATGAGGCTCTGGATGGCAGGCGTCCTCGGCTTCGGGGTCGCACTGGCCCTGGTCATCATCTTCTGGTACCCGGTCCGGTACGCCCTGGGCATCACCACCCAGGCGTCCATGAGCTACGACTTCGTGTCCGGTGTCGGCCCGATGCTCACCACCGTGCTGCTGTCCGGCAGCATCTTCGCGGGCCTGTGGCACCACATCAGCTGCCACCAGCAGGGCTGTGCGCGGATCGCCCGGTACCCGATCGGGGACACCGGCTTCAAGGTGTGCCGCATCCACCACCCTGACCAGAAGGTCCGCGACGGGCTGAAGTCGCACCACCTGCACGCTGCGTGGCACTCACACCAGGAAAGGACCGGGCAGGGGTGAGCCACAAGATCGCCGTGATCACGGTCGCCTGCGCCGCGGCCCTGGACGTGATAGCCGGCTCCCTCTTCGCCGCTACCGAGCACATCGCGGAAATGGACGGCCTGTACTGGGCGATCACCACGGCCACCACAGTTGGCTACGGCGACATCGCCCCGCACACCCATGCCGGGAAAGCTCTCGCGGTGATCGTCATGCTCACCGTGGTACCCCTGTTCGCGGCCACCTTCAGCCTGTTCACCTCGGCGCTGACCAGCGGCCACGTGAAGAGTTCCGAGAGCCGCATCAAGGAGCATCTAGAAGAACGGCTGGAGGAGCACCAGACGTCGATCGTGAACCGGCTGGGAGGTGACGATGGCTGACCTGACGGCCTGCTGCAACGGGCTCGCCGCAGTGGTTGCGCAGATCCCGAACCTGCGTGTCTCCGCGCAGTTCACCGCCCAGGTGAACCCGCCCGCCGCGATCGTGCTGCCGCAGCAGCAGCAGGTCCTGAAATACGACACCCTCGACGGGGCCTTCAGCTACCTGCTGCGGATCGTGCTGCTGGCCAGCTACACCGAGGACGTCTCGTCGGTGACGCTGATGAACAGCTGGCTGGCCACCACCGGGGCCAGCTCGGTGCCCGCGCTGATCAAGGCGAACCCGCGGCTCGCCGGGGTGTATGACTACATCAACCTCGACATGATCCGCGGCTACGGGCTTATGGAATGGGCCGGGCAGCAGTACCTTGGCGCACAGGTAATGATCACAGTGATGGCGGCGACACCATGATCGACAAGCTCCCCGAATCCCAGCTGGACGCGAATGCCTTCTGGCCTGCCCAGCACACCCACACACGGGAATGCGATGGCCTGCACCCGCCCGGCCCGTGCCCCGGCCTGGCCGGGCTGCGGATGGAAGTCAGCAAGCTCGACGTCATGCCCGGTGACCGGCTTGTCGTCACGGTCCACGGCAGGCTGACCGCGCAGCTGGCGGAGGAGATCTCCAGCCGGGTCCGCGACCTCTTCGCCGTGCCGGTGCGGGTAGCCGTCGTAGACGACACTGTCGAGTTCGGGGTGGAGACCGCGTGAAGCGCCCCGAGCGGGTGCTGATCGTGCACCCCGGACCCCAGTTCAGCGTGCACGACGTGTTCATGGGCTGGCATGAGGCCCTGTGCGACATGGGTATCCGCACCATCGACTACAACCTCCAGGACCGCATCGCGTTCCACGACTCCGCCTACCTGTTCACCGGGGTCTATGACGACACCGGGCATGTGCAGTTCAAGAAGGCGATTGCCGACAAGGACTCGGTGATCCGGCTGTCAGCAAACGGGATCTTCTCCACCTGCTTCCAGTTCCTGCCCGACCTGGTCATCATCGTGTCCGCGTTCTTCGTGCCCGGCGACATGATCGAGATCCTCCGCTCGCGGGGCATCAAGGTCGTCGTCCTGTTCACCGAATCCCCGTACGAGGAAGGCAGGCAGCTCAACGTCGCGAAGCACTGCGACCTGGTGCTGCTCAACGATCCGTCGAACCTGGCCATGTACGACGAGGCGGGCATCCCCGCGTTCTACATGCCGCACGCCTACCGGCCCCGGCTGCACTACCCGGGCCCAGGCGAAGACGACATCCAGACCGACTTCGCCTTCCTCGGCACCGGCTTCCCGTCGCGGATCAAGTTCTTTGAGCAGATGCTGGAGCACGGCGCATTCGAGGGCATCGACGTCACCCTCGGCGGCAACTGGCAGAGCATCGGAGACTCCCCCGTCCGCAACCTGCTCTCCCACGAACTGGACGAATGCGTAGACAACGCCCTCACCACCAGGGTCTACCGCAGCGCCAAAATGGGCCTCAACCTCTACCGCCGGGAAGCCGACGCGGAGTTCGACGGCATCGCGATCGGCCCCCGGGAAATCGAGATGGCCGCCTGCGGCCTGTTCTTCCTCCGCGACCCCCGGCCCGAATCCGACGAGCTGTTCCCCATGCTCCCCACCTTCGCCAGCGCCGAAGACGCCGCGGAACAACTCAAGTGGTGGCTGGCCCATGAGACCGAGCGCGAGGAAGCGGCCCTGAAGGCACGGGCCGCGGTCCGGCACCGCACCTTCCAGGCCAACGTCAAGGCCCTCCTCGGCATGCTGGACGAGCTGTGACATGGACGCGGCGTGGGCCGGCTACGGGGACACCTACCCCCTCCCGGTAGCGGGAAGGTTCCTCGACGACGCCTACTACAGCACCGCCGAAGTCGGCATCATCGCCCGGTGCAGCACCGAGCACGTCCGCCGGGCCTGCCGGAACGGCACCCTGGACGCACGGCAGTCCCGTGAGCGCGGCCACTGGGTGGTCCGGGGGGAAGACGGCCGCGCGTGGGCCAATCGCGGCTGCCCATCAGGCCAGTAGCACGCAGTAGCATCCGGCCCTGGGTCCCGTCAGGCGATCAGGGCATACTGGCCAGTGACGGCCGCGAACTGTCTCTCTAGGAGACCTCGTGGTCCTCGGTGGCGGTGCGGCTTGCCTGGTACGCCAGGAGGTAGTCCAGCGCTGCCCGGACGATCACAGGGTCCTCACGCAGGAATCCCAGCGCCCTGTTGCATGGCGAGCAGATGATGCCGCGGATGCACTCTCCGCAGGAACGCTTCCGGGTGCTGCAGCAGGCGTGGTCATGGTCCACGTTCCACCCTCGCGGGCCAGCGCGGACGTCACCTGGCTCCGTGGTCCCGCAGATCGCACATTTCCCGCCCTGCTGGGCGAGCAGGGCATCGAACTCCTCGAACGTAAGCCCGTAGCGGGTCAGGCTATCGCGTCGGGCGCGGAGCGGGTCGGGGTTAGCGCGCCGGTTCTCCCGAGCCCAGCTCGCCATGCAGGGTTTACAGTAAGCGGCCGTCAGTCCCGCAAAATCGGAAGCATCCTTAAGAGTTCCGCATCGGGAACAGCGCCGCTCACTAAGAGTTGCCAGGCGATCCTTGCGAGCAGCGCTTTCGAGAACGTTGCGCTCGTGCGATCTGCGGTGATCCGGACAGTAGCGCGGCTGCGTTCCGCCGTGCACTTCATAAGTGAACCCGTGTCCCCCCACGGGACATGTTCCCTCTCGTATCTTCACACGAACGAATATACACCCGTATATCCGGGCCGTTCCGGGGAAGGGAGATTCCTACAAAATGGCTAGGATTCATGGGAAAGGAGGGATGGTTTACTGTGCGATAGCGTCTGGTGGCACTGCGTCACCAATCGCGTATATGTCGGACTGGACCATCGTCTTCTCGGTTGACCAGCCGGAGGTCACCGCGTTCGGTGACCTGAACAAGATCTACGTCTCGGGCCTGCCCGATGCTTCCGGCACGTTCGCCGGCTTCTACGACGACTCCAGCCGCCAGCTCTACACCGCGGCCCGTGACGGGGTTGCCCGCAACTTTTATATGTACCCGAACCAGATCACCGATCCGTTCATGTACTGGTTCGGCCAGATCCTGCCTGACTTCGAGGTGGACGGCGGTATCGCGGCGGCGGTCACGGTCAAGTCCAACTGGAAGGCGGCGACGAACGTGCTGAAGTACGACCCGGTCGCCGGCTACGGCTGATCAATCCGCGCTACTGTGCTCCCATCTGCTTGCTGCACCGAGAGGAGATGGGCGCATGGTCGCGAGCGCTCAGTTCGAGGACCGTTCCGGCTTCCAGGCTGTCAGTGGCTGGGACGCCAACTCGATGGGGATCGTCAAGGCCACGGAGGGCCTGTCCTTCACCGATTCCACGTTCGCCGCGAACTGGGCGAACCTGAAGAAGGCAGGTATCCCGCGGGGGGCCTACCACTTCTTTCACCCGGGCCTGCCGGTGGCCCAGCAGATCGACTTCTTCCTGGCCACGGTGAAGCGCCAGGGCCTGGAGGAGGGTGACCTGCTGGCCCTGGACCAGGAGATCTTCTCCGGCCTCACCCAGGAAACAGCCGGTGAGGCGCCGGTCACCCGGATGCACCAGCCGCTGGTTACGTCTGCGCACCCGCAGTTCGTGGCGGGGACGTCGCTGACCAATACGGTGCAGCAGGCCCTGGGCGCGATCAAGGCGGGGGCTGCGGCGGCGGTGGGCCCGGGGCACACGCCGGTCTGGCTGTACACGTTCACGTCGATGCTGCCGGACCTGTCGTCGTGCACGGGCTATGACCTGTGGATCGCCCGGCCGGGAACCACCCCTCCGGATGTGTCGCCGTGGAAGACGTGGCACGCCTGGCAGTATGAGTCCGGCGGGGGCCCTGGCGGGGGTGACCGGGATGCGTTCAACGGCACGCATGACGAGATGCTGGCTTACTTCGCGGGCTTCAGGACCACTCCGCCACCCCCGCCGCCGCCAGGGAAAGCCACCCAGCCGTCCACGGTGACCGCGTCGGCTGCGTTCACTAACGCCACGATCCACTGGTCGGGGGCGAAGTTCCCGTCTGGTGTCTCGGGCGGGTTCAAGGCGGACATCGTGGACCCGGTGACGGGGGTTCATGTGCAGCCGTCGCAGGAGCTGCCGGAGACGGCGACGAGCTGCAAGTTCGGTCACCTGAAGTTCCGGCACACCTACAAGCTGGGGGTGTACGCCCAGCCGGGTGCCCCGGGCAGCCATTCGCAGTGGGTGACGGTCAGGACGCGGTGACATGGGGGCAGGCAGTGTGCGCACCTCGGGAAAAGACGCACACTGCCTGCGCTTCATAGCGTACCGCACGGTAGCGGGAACTGAGCATGACTCCTGAGGATGGGCTGCGGGACCTGGCCGGTTACGGCGGCCCGCATGAGGTCACGTTCATGGGGGAAACCTTCGCCATCACCGCTGACGCCCTGGTTCCCCTGCTGCGTTTCGCCGGGTCGGGTCCCGGCAAGGAAACTGCCACCGATGAGGAAGCGCAGAGCGTCGCCCTGTCGGCCATGTACGGGCTGCTGGAGGAGTGCGTCACCGATTTCCCCCGGTTCTGCCAGACGGCCCTGTCGTCGAAAGCCGGGATGGACGACGTCGTCGCGGTCATGCAGCGCCTGGTCGAGTTTTACTGTGCCCGCAGCCACTGGCCCGCCCGGCGCCTTCTCGCTTACATAGCCGGCGACCTGGATGAGTTCGACGGGAAAGCACTGATGCGCTCCGGGCGCGGTATAGCAGGGCTTTCCGCACGTGAAGCCTGTAACCTGGCGTTGGCGATATGCCTCGACGGCCGCGACGAGGAGGACCGCGCCTACTTCCTTGAGGACCTCAATTACGAGGGGAACCCCGAGGAGGAAGCGATGGCGCAGGTCCGCGCGATGATAGCGGCCAAGGCGGAAGCCTCGGCCCAGGCGGCGGAGGCGGCAGCCGATGGCGGCAGTGGGGATCGACTGGGACCAGAGGGCCCTTGACCGTCTGTACACCGACGTGTCCGACGAGGTGCTGCCTGAGCTGGCCTTTGAGGTGGAGGCCATCGCCCGGTCCCTCGCCCCCGTGCGTGCCCGCCGCACCGCCGTGCCCAAGACCGCCAGGTACGGCTATGTCGGCATTCCCGGCCGCCTGAAGGCGTCGGTGCAGACCGAGTTCGGTGAGGATCTCATCAGCCGGTATGCCGACGTCGCCGCCCTCTGGTATGGGCGTTTCCTGGACCCCAAAGCCAGGCAGCTGCGCCGGCTCTACCCCTTCCTGCCCACGGCGCTGTTCCTGGTTGTCGAGGGCAAGGACTTCTATTTCTACTGAGCATCGCATTCTCATCAACACCTGGAAAAGGACGGTTGAGATGACACGACTGGATGACAGCAACGCGCGTGACCGCGACGAGACGCGGCGGCTGCTCTACATGGCGCTGTTCGTCGGGAAGACCAAGAAGTACAACCTGGCCGGGACGCTCGTCAATGCGCTGCGCCACCACCAGGGGATTGACCCTCCGGACCTGGAAGACCAGGTCATCGACTTCATCGAGGGCCGCAGTGAGGACGAGACCTGGCTGCGGGACCAGATCCAGCGCCTCATCGCGGACCTGAGCGAGTAAGGGGCGGGCCGCATGAGTAACACCCGCACGACCAGGACGCCGCCCAGGGCCCGGCAGAGCAAGCCGCCGGGCCAGACGATCACGTTCCAGGGCGAGAGCTACAAGGTGTCGGACAAGTTCGGCGTCTGGCCCATGATGCAGTTCGCGCGGGCCGCCGAGGCAGGGATGTCGCTGGGGGATGCGAAAGGTCTCGCGGCGGCGTACTCGATGCTGCAGGACGTGATCCACGAGGACGACTGGGGCCGCTTCCAGGAAAACATGATTAACAACAAGGTGGACGACCTGGAGGGGCTGATGAAGCTCACCCAGGAGGCCGTGGCCCTGATTGCCGACAGTGCAGCCCGCAAGAACGGCAGGGCTAATGGCAGGGCTACGGCGACCGCGGAGGTCGAAGAGTAACAAGCGCCTGGGGTGGAAAGGCCGCGCACTCCTGGCCATGTTCGGGATTCCGGAACGGAAGAAACGCCGTACGGGAGTGAAGCGGAGGCGCTAGATGCCAGATGCGTTCGCGCTGGCCAACGCTTTCGTCCGCATCCGCCCTGACGCCACCGGGTTCCGGGTCGAGCTTGACTCCAAGGTCAAGGCGGCCCTGGCGGGCCTGGACCCCACGGTTAACATCGGTGCGTCCACCAAGGGCGCGAAGGCCGCGGCCATGGAACTCAAGGCGTACCTCAACGCGCTGACCGACCGGGCCACCGCGTTCCGCCTGGTCGCTGACGACAAGCAGCTGCAGGCGGAACTGGCGAAAATCTTCGTCCAGCTGGCCAGCCTCCAGGGCCGCACGCTCGCCAAGAAGATCACCCTGCTGGGGTTCGCCAGGATGCAGGCCGAGCTGCTGGCAGCCGACTCCTCGCTGGAGAAGATCGCGGGGCGCGTGTCCGTCGCGCACGTGGACGTGTCAGGGGACGCCGAGAAGCAGCTCGCCCTGCTGCAGGTGCAGCTGATTACCCTGAGCGCCAAGGCGCACGACATCAAGCTCGGGATCACCGACGCCGCCGGGCTGGTGGCCATCGCCGCGATCCAGAAGGCCCTGCAGGGGGTGGCCAGCCACGTCGCGACCCTGACGGTCGGCACCGATACCACCAAGATCTCTGACGCCGTGGCCCAGGTCCGGGACCTGTCGGATCAGATGGTCGCCCTGACCGCGAAGACTAATATTGCCGCGGGCGCGGCGCGTAACTTCGGCGGCTGGCTGGGCTTCATCGGCGCGAAGATCCCGCTATTCGGCGGCATAGGGCCGGCCATCATCACCCAGATCGCCGCCTGGCACCTGCTGACCGACGTTGTCATCGACTTCATCGCCGTGCTTCTCCCGGCCACCATTGCCCTGGGTGCCTTCATCGCGGCGGGCATTGGCACCGCCCAGGACATCTTCAAGCAGATGTCGAACGTCAACACCGTCACCACGGCCACCAACAAGGCCCTCTACCCGATGACGGCACGGCTGCGCTCGCTGGCTGACGCGGTGCAGCCGCAGGTCTACCAGCTGTTCGGGGAGTTCCTGAACGTCGTCAACTCCCGGGCCGGCACCTTTACCCAGCTGGCCAAGGCCGCGGGCACCGTGATGGACCAGCTGGCTGCCCGGACCGCCATTGCCATTGAGAGCGGCGGCATGCAGGTCTTCCTGCACAACGCCACCCAGGACCTGGCCAAGCTCGGGGACATCGTCGGCAACATCTTCGGCACCGTGGGCAACCTGCTGAAGGCCATGCCGGGTTACGCCCAGGTCCTGCTGAACATCGTGGACCAGACGTCCAAGGGCCTGGAGGCGGTCACCGGCTCCGGGTTCGCGCAGGGTGTCATCAAGGTCGGCCTGGCCTTCCACGGTGCCGCGGTCTATCTGGGTGTCTTCTCGACCGCCGCCGCGTTCCTGGTCCGCGGGGGCCTGACCAAGGCCGGCGACCTGCTGGAGACGGTCGGGGCCCGGCTCCTCCAGATGAACGGGCCGCTGGCCCGCGCCGGCCCCGCGTTCTACGGTCTGGCTGCGGGTGCCTCGGATGCCGCGGCACTCCCGTGGGGCTGGATCGCTGTCGTCGGCGTGGGGATCGGCATCCTGGCCTACAAGATCCTCACCGCCAAGGACGCCACCCAGCAGTGGTTCCAGTCCCTGCAGAGCGTCCTGCTGGCCCAGAACGCCGTGAAGGGCTTCATATCCCTGCAGCAGGACCAGGCCATCGTGGCCACCCGGCTGGCTGCCACCGAGCACAACCTGAACATGATCCTGAACCAGGCGGCCCGGATCAATAACACGGGCGGCAACCTGTCAGCGCCGGTCAACAAGACCAGCGAGGCATACCTGAAGGCCGCCCAGGCCAGCCGGGACTACGCCAGCGAGATCACCACCCTGAATGACCAGAGCGCGCTGTATAACGTGCGGCTCGACAAGCTGGCCATCGCCTTCGGCGGGGTGGGGGAGGCCCAGGGCATCCTGCTGGCATCCGGCGTCAAGATGAGCCAGCTGCTGGACAAGTCCAAGTCCGCGTGGCTGGGGATCATGCAGCAGGTCCAGGCCACCCAGGCTGCCTACAAGGCCATGGGCCAGACCGGCGGCATCCTGGGTGCCGACATGAACGCGCTGAACATCGCGGCCTCCGACCAGGTCACCGCGATGCAGAAGGTGAACCAGGCATTCGACACCGTCATCGGGATCATCTCCGGCGGCCAGACGTCGTTCCTCACCTTCCAGCAGGACATGCTGTCGGTCGGCCAGTCCCTGTCCCAGGCTGGCGGCAGCGCCCGGATCGTGACCAACACCTTCCCGGCCACCGCCTCGGCCATCGCTGCCGCGGCGAGTCACAGCAAGGCCAGCATGACCGGGCTGAACGCGGCGAGCCTGCAGCTGCGGTCCACCTGGCAGACGGCGTTCAGCGGGGGTGCCAGCCTTATCGACGCGCTGCGCCTCATGCAGTCCGCGTCACCTGGCGGTTTCCCGCCCGTTACCCGGGCTGTCAAGGACATCATCGCCCAGCTTGTCCCGCTGGGTAAGACCAGCGGGGCCACCCGGGCCGAGCTGGTGTCCATGGCCCAGGAGATCGACCCGAACATCCATAACTTCACCGAGCTGACCAAGTGGCTGGGGAACACCAAGAACGCCGGCAAGGACCTGAACACCCTGGTCGCCAAGATGGGCATCAACCTCCAGGACCTGGCCAAGGACGCCTCCAACCTCTACGCCACCCTGCAGTCCGACATCATCAAGCAGTTCGATGTGGCCAAGCTGAGCGCGTCGGGTGCCAGTAAGGCCATCTCGACCCTGGCCACCGACCTCACCACCACGGGCACCTCAGCGCACAAGATCCACAGCGACGAGGCGACTCTCTACAAGGACTTCGTCAAGTCCGGGCTGTCCGCGAAGGACGCCACGACCCTGATCCTGTCCATGTCCGGCGGCATCAACCTCGCGGGCCTCACCGCGAAGCAGAAGCACACCGACATGCTCAACCTCTACAACGACTTCCGGAAGGCGGGACTGGGAGCCAAGGCCGCCGCGGACCTGGTGCACGGCCTGACCGGCGAGCTGTTCAAGGTGCCGAAGCATACCGACGCCTGGGTGGATGCCCACGGCAGCGGCACCGGCAACATCACCTTCAAGCAGCAGGCATTCGGGCAGAACTCCAAGGGCTACCTGTCGTTCCACGCCGCGGGCGCACTGATCCAGGGTCACGGCAACCAGGACAGCGTCGCGGCCATGCTGACCCCCGGTGAGGCAGTCGTGCCGCGGCACCTGGTGCCCTCGCTCGCGCCGTTCCTGGCCGCCCACCGGGTCCCGGGGTTCGCCTCGGGCGGCTTCGTCGGCCCAGGGTCCGCTATCCGGCACACCGTCCCGTTCATGGGCGTGTCGGAACAGAACTGGATGCAGCAGGAGATGGACGGCGGGATCAAGGCTGCCGTTGCCGCAGCCAGGGCCGCGCTGGCGAAGGCGCTCAGGGCCGGCGGGCACGTCAACTACAACCCCAGTGCGGGTGTGGCGCAGTGGCGCGGGGATGTTTTCCGGGCACTGTCGATGCTGCACCTGCCCGCTGGCGACGTCCTGGACGTGCTGTACCAGATGATGACGGAGTCGGGCGGCAACCCGAACATCGTCAACAGGACGGACAGCAACTGGCTCGCCGGCCATCCGAGCGTGGGCTTGATGCAGGTGATCGCTGGGACGTTTGATACCTGGGCCGGGCCGTACCGCAACACGGGGCCGTTCTCCTACGGGGTCTCGGTCAACCCGATGGCGAACATCTACGCCGCCCTGAACTACGGCAAGCACGGGCTCGGGTTCGGCACCGGCCCTGGCCAGATCGGCTCCGGTCACGGGTACGACAAGGGCGGCTGGCTGATGCCAGGTGCGACCCTGGCCGTCAACAACACGGGACGGCCGGAGAGGGTCTCCGCGCCAGGTGAGCCGGTCGTGGTGAAGATGATCTTCGCGTCCAGCGGCTCGGCCGATTTCGACCGCTTCATGATGACCTGGATCAAGCGGTCGGTCTCGGTTTCCGGCGGCGGCAACGTCCAGGCAGCGTTCGGCTCGGGGACCTGACCCATGGCGAAGATGTTCCCGCTCCCGGTGCTCCTGGAGCTGCAGGTCAACGGAACGTGGCGCGACATCACCCGTTACCTCTACACCCGCGACCCGATCGTCATCACAGGCGGATCGACTGACCCGCAGCTCGGTGCGGCTGCGCCCGCGACATGCAGCCTGACCCTGGACAACCGGGACGGGCGTTTCACGCCCGCCAATGCGAGCGGGGCCTTTTTCCCGGACCTGGTCCGCAACATGCAGATCCGGGTGTCCCTGGTCGCCGCCACCTCGTCCAGCGGGAACACCTACACCGGGTACCGCTTCTGGGGCTCGGTGCCGAACTGGCCGCCGCTTTCCGATGTCTCGGGCAGCGACATTTATGTGCAGATCGTCGCGTCGGGGCCGTCGCGGCAGTTCAACCAGGGCGGCGGGAAGGACAGCGCCCTGGCCCGCTACTACGGGACACTGACCGGTAGCTACGCGCCGATCGCCTACTGGCCATGCGAGGAAGACCGCGACAACACGGGCACCATCGGGACCGGCGTGCCGGGCGGCACCGCGATGACCGTGACGTCGGGCACGCCGAAGTGGAAGGCGATCTCCAAGTTCAACGGGTCCGCCCCGATCGGCATCGTCAACGGGTCGGTGTGGGATGGCCTGACCGGCCAGTTCGCCAACGGTGGCGGCGACGACGTCTACAACTCGGTCGGCACTTTTACCTGGGTCGCCCCGGTGTCCCCGGTGAACTGCAAGGTGTGGGGGCCAGGCGATACTGGCGGCCCGTACCTCGCTCACGGTGGCAGCGGCGGCGGCGGCGGGGAGTTCGCCCAGAACACGGCCCTGGTCGTGACTGTCGGCCAGGGGTACACGTTCACGGTCACGGCGGGCGGCTCGCAGACCGACATGACGTTCGCGGGGGACGCAGCCAGCGTCACGGCTCACGCCGCCGTGGGGGCCACTCCCGGGTCAGGGTCGGCGGCGCCGGTTCACTTCAGCGGTGGCACCGGGGGCAACTCCGTCAGCAACGCGGGTGGTGGCGGCGGCGGTTCGGGTGGCACCGCTTCCGCAGGCAACAACGGTGGCAGCACGTCCACCAACACGGCCGGAGCCGGGGCGGCTGCCGTTACCGGCGGCGGCTCCGGCGGCAGCGGTGCATCCGGCATCCCTGTCGGCAGCGGCGTGGTGGCGCAGCCCGGAGGGCTGCCCGGTGGCGGCGGTGGCGGCGGTGGCGCGTCATCGGTGGCCGGCGGTGGCCGGCATGGCCAGGTTGAACTGGTCTACACGCCGACTGCGTCGCCGCCCGCGAATGTGCTGCGGTTCATCCTCTACATCCCCACGCATGGCCATAAGAGCGGCGCTGTCCTGGTCCGGGCCCTCAGCGGGGGGACGATCGCCCAGCTCGACGTGCTCTACCAGACCGGCGGCAAGGTCCTCATCAAGGGCTACAACGCGACACCCAGCCTGCTGTTCACCTCGCCCACCCTGACGGTCGGGGACGGCCAGACGGTCATGGTGTCCGCCGAGCTGACCCCGTCCGGGTCGGCGGTGGCTTACAAGCTGCGGGCGGTCGTGCCTGGCGCGACCACGGAGCTGGGGACAACCGTGACCGGCTCGCAGGCCAGCGCCACGCTGGGCAATGTCACCGAGGTGCTGGTCGGCCCGAACGCTGACGTCACCAAGATCGCGATCGGGCATGTCAGCGTCCAGTACGCGGTCATCGCGCTGCTGCAGGTTTCCCGGGCGCTGGCCGCGCATGACACCGAGATGGGCGTTGACCGTTTCATCCGGCTGCTCAACGAGCAGGCGATGAACAGCCTCCCTGAGTACACCGAGGGTAACGACCACTGGGGTTTCGAGTCCGGGACCCAGTCGTGGGTGGCCACCAACGGTGCGCTCACCAACCCGACCACGTTCGTGATCGGCAAGCTGCCTGCCCCTGTGGGCGAGATGAACCCCGACGTGGCCTTCTGGTCATGGCCTCCCGAGGGCACGCATTCGCTGCTGCTGACCTGCAACGGCGTGGGTGCGCCGATCGCGCGCAGTCCCGGGGGCCTGTCCGGGCAGCCTGTCGGCGTGGGTGACATCGTGACCGCCCATGCAGACATCTATGTCCCGGTGGCCCTGTCGGGCAACATCCGGGCGCAGATCAACTGGTATGACGCGACAGGCGCGACCCTGTCCACGAAGACGGGCACCGGCCTGGCCACCAGCGCAGGGACCATCGCGACGATCAAGGTCAAGGGGTTCGCGCCGGCCTCGGCGGCCTTCTTCTCGGCGCAGGTGTCCTCGGATGCGACCGAGCCCAACGCCAGGCTCATCTACATCGACAACGCCCGGGTTCATCCCCAGATGGGCGTCCAGACCCGCAAGGCATACAAGGACCTCCTGGAAGAGATCAGGGACCTCGACCAGGGCATCATGAAGGAAGCGAAAGCCCTGTGGGGCATGGGTTACCGCACCCGGCTGCGGATGCTCAACCAGAGTCCCGCGGTCACCCTCGACTACACCAAGAGCGAGATTGTGCCGCCGCTGGCCCCGGTGGTCGATGACGCCATGATCAAGAACGACGTGACGGTGAAGCGGCACAAGGGCAGCTCGGTGCGGATCACCGCCACCAGCGGCGGCCTCGGGTCGAACATCGTCGGGACCTACAAGAAGAAGCTGAAGATCGCGGCAACCGACGACGCCCAGCTGGCCGCCCACGCGGCCCAGCTGCTGGCCTTCAGCACCAGCATGGATGAGCGGTACCCGACGATCTCGGTGGAACTGTCCCGGGCGCAGAAGGCCGGGGCCAGCATCGCGCCGCTGATGAGCGCGGTCGCGGCAGTAGACATAGGGGACTACGTCAAGATCATCAATTTGCCTTTCTGGTTCCCGAACACCACCGTGAAACAGCTGGTCATCGGCTACAACGAGGTCATCGACGGCGACGGCCAGCTCTGGACCATCACCTGGAACTGCATGCCCGAAAGTCCCTATGAAATTACGGCCACAGCGGTGAGGAGGTGGTGAGGTGGCGACCAACCCGGACGTCTACACGGTCGATCAGGCCGAGGAGGACATCGCGGACACCCGCGGCATCGTGGACACCATGGGCGAGGTGATCACCCTGTCGGACGGCAGCGTGGTCCCGAACACGCCAGCCGCTGGCCAGGTCAGCCACTTCGTTACGGCGGGCATCCCGCAGATCATCAACCCCCAGGGACTGCAGCTGAACCTGGTGGGCGCCCAGCCCGCCACGGTGGCCCCGGTCGTGGCGACCGCGGCGTCCCCGCCGACGACCATCGCCAGCCTCTTCGTTCCCCCGAATGACTGTGTTCCCGGTGCCGTTTACCGGCTGACCACCTTCGGGTTCGGTGTCACGGGGTCTACAGGTACCTCCAATGTGCTGACCCTGGACCAGACCCACGGCGGGGTCGCCGGCGGCGGCATCAACCTGGGCAGCTCCCTGTTCGGGATCAGCCAGGGATTCCGCTGGTACTTCCAGGCACACCTGGTGTGCATCACCAGCGGCGCAGGCGGCACGTTCTTCGCCTACTCCAACATCTCAGCAACCCAGTCCGGCGCCAATATCCTGCCGACCGCGGTCCAGTCGGTCGGTGCCGCTAACGGGCTGACCGCTGCCTTCACGGTGGACACCACGACCGGCGAGACGTTCCGGCTCCGCGCCGCCTGGGCCGCCACCACGGGCGGCCCGACACTGACCGCGGTGGCGTCGTTTGGTGAAAGAGTCGCATAAAGAGGAGCGATCATGGCACTGATCAACCCGGGCGTGGGAGCGGTACCCGTTTTCCAGGCCGGCACGGCGGACCGGATAGTCCTGGTCGGGCTGCGCAACGTCAACACCGGGGACACCCTTGAACTGGGGTCCACCGGGATGAACCTGCTCCAGGTCATCAACCGGGCGGTGATCATCTCGGTCACGTCGTTCGTGGAGATCGCCGGCACGTTCACCGGGACCGTGGTCACCATGCCTTCCGGGCTCACCAATGACGCGGGGTACCTGCTCGCGTGGGGATCAGGACTCAACTAGGAGGCTGGCATGACAGCGCTCACGGGACTGATCGGCAAGCTGATCGCGCTGTACCGGCGCGAGCCTGCCGCCACGCAGAGCGCCGCGGCGGTCATCTGGGCCGGCTGGACCGTTATTGACCGCGCGTTCATCACCCACACGGGGGTGTTCACGTGGCAGATCGTGGCGGCGGCGGTGGTGGCGGCCTACGGGCTGCTGGTCCGCGCGCAGGTAATTCCCGTCGCGAAAACAGCCCCCGGTAGTGTCACGCCGGCCCCCGTGGTGGTGCCGCCGGCGAAGTAAATACCCGCTGGTAACAGCGCCAGGGCCACCCTCCCCGTATCTGCGGCCGGTACGGGGAGGGTGTTTTCGGTGGCGGATGACACCGTGACTTTTCCGTGATGAAGCTATTGCGCTTCCCGGGGATCGTGCTAGCGTCCCGCCTCAACGCCGCCGCCCTGACCCTGCTGCGGCGTCTTCATATCCCCAACCGGAAGACACCCCAATGCTCAGCGTGCTTGTGAAAGCCGCAGTCCTCGCACCACTCGCACTGCATGCCCAGCACCATGCCCCTGCCCAGCACGTCACCGTTCAATCAGGTGACACCCTGTCCTCGATCGCCGTCGCCCAGTGCGGCAAGGCGAACGACTGGACCGGGATCTACAAGCACAGTGCCGCGATCGTCGGGCCCAACCCGAACACGATCATCCCGGGCATGCGCCTCAAGGTGGTCTGCACGGACCCGAGGAACCTGCTGAAGCTGGCCCAGCCAGCCGCCGTTCCCGCGCCTGTCACGGCCGCGCCCGCGAGGACGTACGCGTGCGGCGACGGCGACGGTGACGGCTACGACATGCCGTGCTCGGACCTGAACGGTGGTGCGGCGCAGGCCGCCGCACCCGCCGCGCCGGCCGCGGCTCCTGTCCAGCAGGCGTCCTACAGCGGCAGCGGAGGATTCCAGTCCTGCGTGATCCAGCGCGAGTCCGGCGGCAACCCGTCCGCGGTGAACGCCTCGTCCGGCGCGGGTGGCCTGTACGGCTTCCTGCCCAGCACGTGGCAGTCCCTGGGCTTCTCGGGGCTGCCTGAAAATGCCCCGGTGAGCGTCCAGAACCAGGCGTTCGCGGCGGAGTATGCGCAGGGCGGCACGTCCGCCTGGAGCGCATACGACGGCTGCTGACCGCCGTGAGTACCGCACCTGTGCGGCTGGCCCGGTCGTGGCGCATGCGCGCCATGATCGTGCTCGCCATGGCAGTACTCGCCCTGGGCATCCTGGCCCTGACAGGCCCGGCACCGAAGGCGGGTGCCAGTGCCCGGTCTACGGCCTGGCAGGCCCTGAAGTGGGCTGAGGGCAAGGCGGGCTGCTGGTATTCCTACGGCGGCACGTCCTGCTCGCAGGGCTACGACTGCAGCGGGCTGGTGATGTCAGCCTTCGCCCATGAGGGCTACAGCCTGCCGCGGACCACGGAGGAGATGCTGGCCTCGGGCCGGATCTACCAGGTGTCCTGGCGGGACCGGCGGCAGGGAGATCTCCTATTCTGGGGGTCGTCCCACGTCGAGCTGGTGACGGAGCACGGCTCGTTCGGGGCCCAGCAGTCCGGGACCCGGGTGGGCTGGCACTCCCTGTGGGGGAGCCCGACTGTCTGGCGTATCCGCTAGGCTGATCTAGCTCCACCGCAGAGGAGCAAGGCGCCCTGGCCGGGCTGGTTACCTCCTGGCCGGGGCGCCTTCTCTTGTACCGGCCAGTAGCGTAGAGTCGCCCCTCATGGGAGCGTGCCAGCCTGGATGTAGCTGCGGACGGCACCAGGCGACCCGGAAGGCCGAGGTTGCCAAACGGGGGCTGCACCGTCGCGTAGACCGTGCGCGCGGCAAGGTTGCGGAATACGACTGCGTGAAGTGTGCCGAGGCCGGTCATCCTGTCCCGGCCCGGGACTGGGCAATGATCCACGGTGCCGATGGCTATGATCCGTGGGCGGACTACGTCCCGCTCTGCCGGTCCTGCCATCTTCTTTACGATCATGATGCGCGTTACGCGCCAGAGAAGCAGGCCGAGCGCATCGCCCGCACGATGTGGTACTGGACGCCAGAGAACCGGGAGCGCGCCCGCAAGCATGGCCTGCGTGCCGCGGAGACGAGATGGGGAAAGAAATATGACTAAGGCCGAGCCAACGTGGCCAGCATTCCTGCGGGAACTGGATGCCCGGGAAACGATGTGGAACGCGATGGGTGTGCAATACCCCCGCGAGGACGCTGTTCCATTTATGCCGTACCCGATCGCGCAGTTCGTCACCTTGCTCACCGAGGCCATGATGGCCTTCTCCCGGCCCAGGCAGTTCGCGCTGGACTCGTCTCCCGGCGCGATCCGCTTCCTCGACGTCGGCTGCGGGCCCGGAACCAAGTGCCGCCTGGCTGCCGCGATGTTCGGCCTGGAGGTGCGCGGGATTGACATCGTGCCCCGCTTTATCGGGGAGGCGCAGGCCCATGGGGTGAACGCCGTCGTGGCCGACGCCTTCGATTTCCTTGCTGCCGACCCTGAGCCCGGTACCTACAGTGGCAGCGTTGACCTGTATGACATCGTCCTGGTCAACCGGCCGTCTCATCTTCAGGACGAGCTGGAGTCGCTGGTCATGAAGGCGATGGGCGCGGGGTCAGTGCTCATAGCGGTGAACTGGAAGCATGACCCGGCAAAGGACCAGGGCTGGCACATGCACTACCAGGAATACCCCGCCGAGCCGGTGTGCGGTGTGTGGATCAAGCCGTAAGTGGCACCGCCAGCTGCTGGACGACGCCGCGATGTGTGTCGTCTGGGCGCTGGTCATCTTCTGTGGCGTAGAGATTGTCCTGGCCCTGACGTAGGGCAGGCGTACCCTTCTTGCAGGTAACCCTGGAGGGTCACATGCCTGCACCGTCCGTCACCTCAGTGGTCTACGACAAGAGCGCCTATAACCCGGGTGACCTGATGACCGTTACTGTCACCGGGATCGCGGGGTCGTCGATCACTACCCATACCGGCACCGGCACTGCCACGTTCACTGACACCAGCTCGGGCCTGTCGGGCAGCCTGGCCGGCAACTATGCGGTGACGTCGGCTGTGGAGGATGTCACCACCGCCGCGTTCACTGACGACCAGGGCCGCCTTTACGCCCAGAAGTCGCTGGCCCAGACCCCGGCGGGTCTCGTCACTGCTGTGTGGACGGCCACCGCGTGAGCACCGGCACGGCCAGGCTGACTGATGTTGCGACGGGGCTGTCTGCCAGCCGTAGCGCGTCGTTCACGGTGAACCAGGCGATGCTCATCGGTGCCCGCGGCGGCCCGTCGAACGCCCTGTCGAACTTCACCGCGGCGGATGCGGCGATCGGGCCGCTGAAGTGCACCAAGCTGTTCTATTCGACGACGCTGCCGGCCACGTTCGCGGGGTCGGTGGAGTCCACCTACCCGGCGGGCGTCCTGCCGGTGGTGTGTTACAAGACGATGGACACGAACGTCGCCGCGTACGTGCGGTCCGTCACTCATCCCATCTGGCTGGTCTACCACCAGGAACCGGAGGGCGACTACGCCCTGGGCTCGACGTTCGTGTCGGAGTTCACGTCCCAGTCGGGGCTGATCCGGGCCCAGGCCAACCCGCTGGTCAAGGTTGTCTACTGTGCCGCGGGCTACCCGTACCGGAACGCGGGGACGGCTGACGTGCTGGCCGGGAACTATATCGTGCCCGCGTCGCTCACCGACTATTACGCCAAGGATGTCTACCAGGACAACGCGGCCCGGTGGCCCAGCCAGGGCCTGGCGAATTACGACGAGTGGCTTAACTGGCTGGCCCTGGTCCAGGGTAAGGGCAAGCCGCTGGCTGTTACCGAGTATGGTGTCGGCGCCTCGGGCGGGAACGCGGTCCGCAATGCCCGCATCCAGCTTGATGCCGCTTACCTGGAGGGACTGCCCGGTGTGGCCATGTGGCAGTACTGGTGGGTCAACGACGGCACCACCGCGACCAACTACCAGTTCACCGACGCGGCCACTGAGGCCACGTGGCAGTCCATCGCGAACGGCACGTTCTAGCGGGCCAGCTTAACCCGGGTAGCCGCCGTCCCAGCGGGGGAGCGGGCTGTCGTGGTAGAGGCGGCGCAGGTCCGCTTTCCTGCTGGTCCCGACCGCGAAGTCCAGGTCCCACGGGTCGGCGTCCTCGTCGAAAATCGTGATGGCCCGGTCCCCTGGGTGGGTGGTCACCATGGTCCCGGTGCAGGTGTAGACGCCGTCCTGGTAGGTGACCTGCGGGGGCTGGTCGGGGTTGATGCCGCGGTGGAAGTAGTACTTCAGCTCGAATGACCACGCCATGGCGGCTTCGGCTTCCCGGCCGGGGCCGCCCCTGAACCGGGCAATCGCGATGACCTCGCGGGCGTCTGGGGCGATCCTGGTCATGCGTTCATCTCCTCTGGCCTAAATGCCTACCCGCGGGTAATATGGCTTCAGCCCCCCGGAACCCGTTCCAGGAGCGCCCACGCTGATGTGGCGCGGGACCGGGGGCACCAAGGGCTACTCGGACGGGACGAAGTCCTCCGGTAGCGGCACCCCGAACGCCTTCAGGGCCACCGACTGCGCGGCCTCGCGGCTGAGCCCGGCCAGGATCTCCACCCTAATCCGGCCAACCAGGACGTCACTGAAGCGGCCGTCGTCGAGCCGGATCTGCCACAGCTCGAACTTGGCTTCGTCAAGATTACGCACCCAGTACCACACGGTAGCCAGGATACCCCGCAGACGGCCCTTAAACGTTCAGGGGCTCACCCGTGAGGAGTTTCCGGACGCGCCGGTACTCCCGGCTGTAGGCCGTGTTCGCGGCCGTGCAGATCCGGCAGCGGCAGCGGTAGCTGCAATAGCGGCTCCTGCCGTGGGGGAGCCTGGTCCGGCGGGGGGCTCCAGCCATCAAGGAATCTCCTTACTGGTATGCCGGCCTGCTCAGCCAGGCCAGCGCACTGCACGCTCCCGTGGGAACCGTGAGGGGCCTTGCCCTTGTGCTGGGTCTTGATGCAGGGCGCGATGAAGGCCAGGCACACGTCGGCGCCCAGCTTCACCATCTCGGCGTTGCGGATGAACCCGGCACGGGCCTGGCCGTGCACCTTCCAGTTGGCCGGCCGGGGGTCGCGGGCGAACCCGAGCGACAGGGCCGAGGCGGCGGCGTAACGGTCAGCACCACGGTAGGCCGCGCCGTAGCGGACGATGATCTTCGCGGCTGCGCCCCTGAACGCGGCCAGCTCAGTGAAGACCTTCCGCGGATCGGGCCAGTTCCGGGAGCCGGTCACCAGGATCGTGTAGACGTGGCAGGGGCAGGTGCACGGGTCGGGCCGCACCTCCCCGCATTGCAGGCAGGTCCACTGGACCCCGTCCCAGCGGTGCGGGATCACTTTTTGGGGTGCGCGAAGCGGGTAGCCAGGAACAGGAACCCGATCGCTGGCAGGAACAGCAGCAGGAACCACGCCGAGCTGTTCATGGCCGCGGCCAGCATCGTGGCGGACCAGGATGCCACCGCCATGACCCATGACACGCCGGCCACCATGCCCCGGTTGATGCCCTTCTCCTGGGCCCGCATCAGCTCGGCCGCCGTGTGCGTGCCTGTGGCCGTGAGGTCGCGTGCAGGTGGTGGCGGCAGGTCACGCAGGTCCCAGGTCAGCCGGCGCAGCGGCAGCTCCGTGCGGGCCCTCAGGGCGATGCCGCTGCGCCGGTCGAACTCGTCCCTGGTGAGCTGATTGGCGGTGTAGGCGGCCTTGAGCCGCTCGATCACCTGCTCACGCTCATGGTCGCTGATCTTCATGATGGCCAGCCCTGCGGCCTGGCGCACCCTGCTGGTGTCCATCACTTACCCGGCTTCTGCAGGCTGCGCCACCAGGAGCCGTCCCCGAATTTGTTCTTCATGTAGTCCAGGGCGTACCTGATGGCGCTCGTGTCTGCCTGCTGTCCTGGCATGACCTTGCTGGGCCGTGGCACGAAGGGGGTACTGCTGCCCTCGAAGCCGAAGCCGAAGCCGAAGCCGAAGCTGGACGGCGGCATGGCAGGAATGAGGCTGCTTTCGTTAAGCCAGCCGTAGACGGACGGTGCGTCCTTCACCCAGCTTTCGCGGCGGGCGTGCAGCTCGGCCTGGGCGGTGATCCCGCGCATGCGTTCCGCGGCGTCGCGCCCTGCTTGCAGGAGGGTGGTCCCGAGACAGGGATCGCACAGGCTCTGGCCTGTGCGGACTGCGCCGGTGACCCCGCACGTGGTGCACGGCAGGCTGGGGGCGGGCAGGAAGCCGATGCGCCGGGCGTAGCCGGTGTAGCTCTCGTGGTTGCGCTTGCCGCCGTAGCGCTCCTGCCGGGGCGGCGTGTAGCTGCGGAAGAAGTCGTCGCCCAGGGGCTGCTGGGTCGGCGGCGCCTTGTGCATCTCCAGCAGGGCCCCGATAGAGCTGTAGACGGGCACCCGGTAGGTCTGCTCCAGGGCCAGGGCCTCGGCCTGCTCGTAGACCAGGGGGACCAGGGCCACGATCTCCGCGGTCTGGCAGCGGAAACCCTCAGAGCCCTGGATGACCTTGCCGTAGCCCTTGACCAGGGCGGCGATGTGCGGGGCACTGGCCTGCTGGGCCCCGAGCCGCCAGTACGCCCAGAAGCCGCACAGGCACTCCCGGACCGGCGTCTCGTGCCGCGGCGGGGGTTCGGCTTCCAGGGCCCCGCACAGGCATTCCTTGCCGCCGATTGTGTGCGGCTTGTCTCTCACGAAGCTTGTGCGGCGGACGTAAGACAGGCACCGGGCGCGGTTGACGCCGGGCTCCCAGATGTCCCGGGCGCCGCGCAGGACCGGCACGTGGACGCTCTCATGCGTCATGTACGGCGTGCTGAAGATCGCCCTGGTGATGTCCATGAAGTCCGGGTTGGGGATGGGGACCTCCTTCAGCCGGGTGTCCAGCTGGAACCAGCGCAGGCCGAGAACGTGGCCGATCGCAGCAGGCAGGTCCCGCTCGCTGAACCCGTTCATGCCGCCACGACCTGCAGTACTGGTGCGGCCAGGATGACATGGCTGGTGAACGGGTCGCACAGGTGCCAGCCGTCACGCTGGCCCGCGTGGACCCAGCCTTTGCAGGCCAGCTTCGGGCTGTTCACCTGCTGCAGGACCGGGAACTCACCGTCCGCCAGGATGGGGTGGTCGTGCAGGCACCGGACCATGCAGCCCGGCTCGTCGCAGGGCCGGATCGGCTGGGCGCAGTGCATGCACTCCCTCACACCGGCACCTCTTCCGGGACCGGCTGCTCCTGCGGGATCTCCTGGGGGGTGCCTTCCAGCTCCTCCTCCGGGATCAGGGTGATCTCGGTCAGCGTCTCGTCCTCACCTATGTAGCCCATCACTCCTCCTTGCCGCCCAGCAGGCGCGCGTCGTCCCCGGTGATCTGCACGGAACGCGGATCGCGCCCGAGCGGGCTATAGGGCAGCGGCTCCTTGCTGCTCTCGCTGGAGTGCTCCAGTGGCGAGCCCCAGATGGAGGCCACCACGGAGCAGATGGTGCCGGCTGCCGCGAGGATCGCGATGACCACCACCAGGAAGGTCTGGCCGTTTGTCAGCTGGGCGAACATTACGTCTCCTCTTCATGGTCGGACAGGAAGACCTTGAGGGTCCTGCCGTGGTCCTGGAAGGACAGTGTCACCTTGGCCCCGGTGGCGACGATGGCCCGCACTGGCTGCTCGGCGGCGATGGTTTCCATCCGGTGGTCGATCACCTCGAACCGGGAGACCCTGCCGAACGGCGCCGTGGTGCGGCGGCCAGGCGCCATCCTGTCCGGGCCGTAGCCAGCTTCTGCTTCCGCGGCCAGCTGTTCGGCGGTCTTGCCGTACGCCTTCATCAGCTCCGCATCCCAGTCAGGTTCTGTCATTGCGGCCCTCCTGAAAGTGGTCGATCTCGGCGGCAACCAGGCCGCCGCCGTGGACAAGGTCCTCCAGGCCGCCTTCGCCGGGGAAGTCCTGGGTCCAGGGCCAGGCCCGGCGTGCGTCGTCTGCAGCACCCAGGTAGGACAGGAGGTAGGCGATGGCGGCCCAGGCTTGCTCGCCGCGGTCACCCTGGGGGATGAGCTTGCGGCGTTCCCGGTCGATCAGGGCCGCCCCGCCGGGCAATGTCATCGAGTGGGTGCACGCCTCAACGATCAGGGTGTTCAGCGAGCGGCCCGTCCGGTCCTTGACTTGTTCGAGCTGTTCCTTCAGTTCCGGGGGTATCCGGAGGGTGAATGGTACGGAGTCAGCAGGCGGGATGGTATCTGCCATCGGGTCACGCTGACTTGACTCCTGCCTCGTGGTCACGGCCTTCCTTATCTTCTGGTACCAGGAGATCGGAGGGACGGATGTGCAGGGCCTTGGCGAGACGGCGGAGGGTGCGCAGGGTCGGCTTGCGCCGGCAGCGTTCCAGATGCCCGATCTCGCCGCGGCTGATGCCGGCCAGCTCGGCCAGCTCCTCCTGGATGAGGGTCCTGCGCCGCCGCTCCTTCAGCAGCCGCCTGCCATCGAACTCCATGACAGTACGGCCGCCGGTCCGGGTGGTGATGTCCTTCACCGGGGCCAGGGGCGTTTTCCCTGCCTCGGCCGCGAGCATCTGGTCGATCTCCGAGCGCACCAGCTGGACGGTGCCTGCCCCCACGCCGTGGCGGCGGCCGATCTCAGCGCGGTTGAGGGTTTCGCCACGGCGGCGCAGCCCCTCAACCTCACTGCGCAGGGCCGGGTCGTCTGCCTTGCGGCGTCCTGGGCTCATAGTTACTCCTGCGCTCGTTGGTGATACCGGAAGATCCCTCCAGGCTACCCCTCAGTCCTGTCCCCCGGCCTGCTCCGGCACCCGGAATGACTCGATATGCGCGAGAATGTCTTCCAGCTGCGCGCTGCCCAGGCCGGTGAGCTGGAACCGGATCAGGGACTCCAGCCGCTTGGTGCAGGAAGTGCAGGTGACCGGCCGCTTGGTGGGATGCCAGACCTGGAATCTCTCGCCGTCCAGCTCGCGGTAGATGTGGCCGAGGCCGCACAGGAGGGTCTGGCCGTCCGGTGCGGCGTAGTGCACCCGGACGCGTGTCTCCTGCGTCTGCCGGGCCGGGTCAATCATCCTGGTCAGCTTCACTCCTCCACCCCTTCCCCTGCCTCATAGTCCATGAAGCGGTTCGCGGTGTGGACGTTGCCGGAGCTGGTGCGGGCACGCGGTGGCCGGGCCCGGCGCGAGCGGGTGCGGTCGGTTATCCGCTCATCGCGCGACTTGTGCTTGATGGGCTCGGCCGCCGTCGCGTGATCCAGGATGAACGTGTACTCCTCCGGCGTCTCACCCCTGTCAAGTGGCTCGATGACGTTCTTGATCGAGTCGGGCGGGGTCTGGAAGTAATACCGCGTGTCGTCTTCGGGCAGGCTGAATGCGATCTCTTTCACGTCTGCGCGCACATGCAGGGCCTGCGGCAGTGTCCGCTGGATGGCCCGGACGATGGCGCAACCGTAACGATCCTGCTTCCTGGCGTAGGCGTAATCCTCGTTCTTGACTTCCACCAGGAGTGACTTCTTCTTCATGACCATGGACCGCCTCCGGGGGGTCAGGCCAGACGGGATGCCTGGTCTGTCCTCATAGTATCACTCTGTATCAAGTAAGGGTGACGCGGACTATTACCGCGATCCTCCTTGTTCTACTATTGGAACGTCTGCGATACCGAGTGTATCATGCAGGCATCAGGATCAGGAGGCAGGCATGCCTGAGCATGTAGTCAGGAAAGTGACCGTGGAGGTCGAGATCGAGATCAGGGGCGCGGAGAGCCCGGGAGCTGCGGCAGATAACGCCCTCAGGCTCATGGACCTGCCCTCAACCACCGACATCAAGATCAACTCCATTCTCGTACGGAGGCAGTAGATGGACGCCATCACCAACTGCAACCGCAAAGAGGCGTTCGCCACCAAGGCCGAGGCCGAGAAGGAGCTGGCGGCCCTGAAGCGCCGCATCCGCGACCGCGGCGAGAAGATCCAGGGCAACCCGGTCTCCTTCAAATGCAGGACCTGCTACGGCAAGTGGCACATTGGCCGCAAGAAGGGGAGGCGCGGATGACCATCCTCGGAGGGATCAGGAACCGCATGCTCAGCTGCCTGCATTGCTATGAGAAGATCACCCAGCTCGCCACCGGGGCCTGGGTGGACCGCAACGGCAACGCCTACTGCATGAAAACCGGGGGGCTGACCGCGGCCGGCGAGGCGCTCCCCTCACGGGTGCTGCGCCACGAGCCGATGCCGGTGGTCCGGTGAGCGGCGTGCAGATCGGCCCGGACCACTGGTTCAAGCGGTTCTACGTCTCCTTCTTCCCGTTCGTCCGGGTGGAGTGCAGGTGCGGGTGGAAAACCCGGCCGCACCTGTCCATGGATGCAGCGGGCCACGACTTCGTCCTCCACCAGGTAGCCACAGGAGAAGAAGTGAGGAACACGCCATGCTGATGAAGATCGTGGGTGCCATCGTGGCCCTGTTCCTGATCATCTGGGCTCTCTCGGACCCGGCCCACGCAGGTGTCACCGTGCACAACACCATCGCCGGGCTGATCACCTTCCTCGGCTCCGTGGCCAAGGGCTAGGGGAAATCAAGAGGGGCTCCCAGAGCGCCGGTAACCAGCCGGCGGGAGCCCCTCTTGCGCGTCTCTGTCCCGTGTCCTACGGTGGACGCAACCAACTTCCACGTGGAAGCAATAGTACCGGAAGGACCGACCTCCCAGCAACCCCCGGGTAGCCAGGAGTGCTCTTTCGGTACCCTTGGGGAGCTTTGGGGAGCAAGGCCGGCAGCCCTGGCCTTGCTTGTTAATCACCGGGGCTCTGCCCCGGAGACCCCGGAAGTCAACTACATAAAGCCCTTCCGTCACAAGCAGATGGTCCTGTGAGTGGCTGAGACCTTAACAACAGCACAGGTAGCTACGCGCGTGCGCGCGAGAGCTGCCCTTTGCCCCCGTTTTGTGTGACGATGACGGCATGGCGCGGCTCCGGTTCCTCAGCAGGTCGCCCTCCTGGCTGCCTGGGCTCCAGGCCCAGGTCACTGAAATCCAGCAGAAACTGGACGTGATCATGACCACTCAGGATGACATCGACGCTGCCGTAGCCGCCATCAACACCGCCGTGGGCGCCATCGGCAGCGCGGTCAGCGACATGGGCACCCAGGTGACCCAGCTCGGCACGGACGTCAGCGCGATCCAGACCGCCCTGGCGGGCGTGGTCGCCGGGACATCGGACACCACGGCCCTGAACGCGGCCGTGGCCAGCCTGGTGGCCACCCAGCGGAGCCTGGCCAGCTCGCAGAGCAGCCTGGACACCGCGGTGGGCCAGGTGACCGGCCTGGTGCCGCCCGCGCCCGCTCCCTGAGCCTCAGCGCTTCGCCACCCAGTACCCGAACACCACGTCATGGTCGTCGTCGGGCTGGTTGTAATGCACCCAGATGTCCACCGGGTCGGCGTACTTAGACAGGGCAAGGTCTGCGGGGAAAATCTCCTCCCCGCAGACCCCGCACCGGCACCGGCCGCGGACCACCCGCGGGCCGAAGACAATGTCGTCACCCACCGGCATAAATGGCCGCCCAGGTAGCGGCCTAGCGCGTCCGCCGAAGGATGGTTGACAAGGTGGCCAGCCTCATCGTTCCCCGCTACCTGGGCAATCGCTAGCCTTGCGCCGGGTACAGGTAGGGCAGCCCCCATGGCGAAGGGGCCAGCCTGTTCGTGCAGGCGGCCCCTTCAGCCAGACTGTACCGCCTACCGCATCCTGGCGGCCTCGTCACGGGCCTTCCGCAGGTCCCCGGCCTCGATCAGCGGGATCTTGTGCGTGGTCCGCCGGACGTTGTACACGTTCAGCATCTGGTTCGCGACCAGCATCGGGCCGCCACCGCCGCCACTGACGGCGCCCTTGACGCTGCCCAGCAGGGCGTAGAACGTGCCGAACTTGGCCAGCTTCTGCATCAGGTCCTTGTCGCTGACCTCAGGGCGGGCCCGGAACAGGATCGCGAACGCCTTCAGCAGCTGCCCGTAGGTGCCGCCCTCGGGGCCGTAGGTGCCGGTGCAGACCCGCATGACGCGGTCCAGCAGATCCGGGTCGCCGTGCCACTGGTTACCGGCGACACCGTAGATCTCATACAGGGTCTGGTGCGCGCCGGTCTGGTTCTGGCCAGGGCCGCCCGACTTGGACAGGACGACGCCCACGCCGTACCTTTCGAGAATCCGGACGATGTCCTTCTCAGCCAGGCCGCCCATCCGCAGCCGCCCGGCGAAACGGTCCCGGGGGGCCAGCTTGCGGCGCTGGGTGTCGAGGCTGTCGAACATGTTGGCCTCGTCCTGCTCCGACAGCCCGGTGTGGACTTCGCACTTCATCTCGTGGTCCGCGCCGAACTTGCCCATGGTGATCTGCCGGCGGTGCCATCCGTCGATGACGTAGTACAGGCCCTCGTCGCGCTCGCTGACAGTCAGGGTGCCGACGAGCTTCTCGTCGTAATACTTCGTCCAGTGCCTGATGAACTGCTCAGACTCTTCCCGCTGGTACCGGGGCTTGCGAAGCTGCCCGGCGGGGATGTTCCTGGTGGGGATCTCGGTCGCGGTCACTTGCGGTCCTCCTGGTTAGGGTGGTCCCTTTGCGCTACAACATAGCATACCTGTATCGTAAACGGTACATGGCGAACAAAGATCACCAGGGCCATGGTGATTTCAGAGTGCTTCCCCGCAGATCCGGCACACCCACTCGTGCTGATGCGGCCCGGCAGCCTCTTCACGGGCCGCCTGCCAGGCGGCCTGCTCGCGTTCTGCCGCCAGCAGTGCATCGGCCTGCGAGCGGATGCTCTGGACGGTGCCCACACTGCAGCCGTGGCGCTTGGCCAGCCCCGCCCGGTCCACCGGGTGCCCGCCGCGGCGCAGCGCCTCAACCTCACGGCGCAGGGCATCCCGGTCATGGCTGGGGCGGGGCGCGGGCGCCTGCACCCGCTGCTGTGCCCGCTCCAGCTCCCGGCGGCGGGAAGCCTGCTGGCGCGGGGTGTCTTGTGCCCCATCCGGGGCACCAGCCTCGTGCTGGTCCCTGTTGACAGTGCTCTTGCCGGCCCCGGTCGCCGCCGCAATCTTGCGCTGGCTGTACCCGGCGCCGGTCAGCATGGTGACGATGCCCTTGCGCGCTTCGGTGGTGAAGCGGTGCGCGCCCAGCTCCTCGGTAGCCCACTTGCTGATGCTGGTGTAGCCGAGGATTCTCCAGTCCTCAGCCTCGACGGCCTTCGCGTACAGGACGGCGGTTTCCTGGAGGCCGCCGCGGATCTGCTCGGCGCGGTCGGCGGCTATCCGCTTCTGTCCCTCGGTCGCATACATGACCACGGCTCTCAGCTGGGGGTATGGTATCTTAGAGTAGAGCAAACAGTACAACCGCGCTATTCCCCCGGCGGACCGCTCAGTAGCGTAGGCTGCTCTCCGTGGACGAGAAGACCATCAGTGAGCGGAAGGCCCACATGGCGTCAATCCAGCGGATCATCACCCGCTGGGAGAACGGCGAGATCACCATGGCCGCCAAGCGGGAGCAGATCGCCCGGGAGAACGCCTTCTTCTACGGCCGGGCAAAAAAGAGCGCATCCACAGGCGAGTCCCTCACCTCAGTGAGAGAGTCACCAGGCGGGCATGTGCCAGTGGCGCGTGTACCCGTCCCCGACCCCGACCCGTGGGGCGAGGACGACGACAAGGAAGAGTGGTGGCAGAAGTGATCATCATCGACCGGCCGAGGGAGTGGCGCAACAACAAGCTGCGCTCGCGTAAGCCGTACAAGATCAAGGGCTCGGACTGGCACACCGGATCGGGCGGCGACGTCACCGTCTACCGCAAGAACGGCGACCCCGTGATCTCCCTGTCCGAGGGCGAGTGGCGCAAGGTGCGGCGCGGCTAGGTGGACCCGAACACGGAGACGATCGCCGCCTATGAGGCCGGCTGGGCAAAGTATCTGGCCGGCACCCCGGCGGTCCCGCTGAACGAGCACGGGGTCTGGCTCCCGGACGCGCTGGTCCGGCGGCCAGGCCAGGGCCCGGTGCTGGAAATCGGCAGTGGCCCTGGTCACGACGCGGCGAACATGGAAGCCATCGGCGTCCCCGTGCAGCGCACCGACGCCTGCGGGGCGTTCGTGGAGAACCTGCGCAGCGAGGGCCACGCAGCCCGGCAGCTGAACGTCCTGACTGACGACCTCGGCGGCCCGTACTCGATGATCTACGCCTTCGCCGTCTTCCAGCACTTCAGCGGCGTGCAGCTCACCGGGGCGCTGCGCAAATGCCAGCAGGCCCTCGTGCCTGGCGGCATCCTGGCCTTCTCGGCCCGCCGCGGCGCCGGCGTGGAATGGGTAGAACGCAAGGGCCTGGCCAGGCGCCGGTTCCACTACTGGCAGCCCGGCGAGCTGTGGATGATGACCGAATGGTCCGGGCTGACCGTCACCAGCCTGCACCAGGACATCCAGCTCGCCCGCGACGGCGACGAGATAGCGAAGACCTGGCTGCTGATGACGGCGGTCGCCTGATGGCCGGGTACGCACCGCCGTGGTGGGGGCGCCGCGGCCGGTGCATCCACCTCAGCCACAAGCTCGGCCTGTGGTGCCTGCGCCCGAAGGTGTACGACGGGTACTGCGAACGGCACAATAGAAGCTGCCTCCTGGATGACCAGGAGGAGGATTAGGCGCGGCCCAATAATCGCGACGACAGCTACGGGCCGCCACTAGAGGGAGAGGGGTGAAGCAATGGTGCTGCGTGAGCGCCACCTTCAGACGCCGTAAGGCACTGAAGGGAGGTGATCACCAATGCCTGCTTCGAGGAAGCAGGGCCGTCAGAAGAACCGCAAGTGGGGGCGCAACCGCGACAAGTGCGCGCGCTACGCCGCCCAGCACCGCCGGACGAAGAACAACCCGGCACGTACCCAGCGGCCCAACGAGAGGGCTCCCGGCTCCGGCCGGAACCCGGTGAGGCCAGGCTGACAATGGAAGCGATGCAGGCTCTGGAGGCGCCCTGCCGGGCGAGCGCCCGGCAGGGCTTTTCAGTACAGGAGGCGTGATGGGCGTTAACTGGCGGGACGTCCTGCCCAAGGCTGCAGCCCTGGCCGGCTTCTGGCTGTTCTGGTGGGTGCGCCGCGAGCTGGGCTGGGAGGTCAGCCTGTCCATCCTGGCCGGGATGACCACGGCGATCCTCGGGGCCACCACCCTGCACTGTTATCTCCGGTTGCGCCGCCGCGGGCGCAACCGCCGCGCCGCCTTCAGGCACTGCCTGGAATGGATCATTAACTAGAATCAGTCATGTGGACATCGCGCTGGTCCGCGCCCGGGACGGGGACCGCTGTGCCCGGGACGGGGACGCGAGGGAGCTGCAGGTGCACCACCGGGTGCCCCGCGGCCAGGGCGGCCGGGACTATGCCGAGAACCTGGTGACCTTGTGTGTCCTGTGCCACCGCTGGGCGCACGCCCACCCGCATGAGGCCCGTGAGGGCGGCTGGCTGCTCCGCAGCATGGACAACCCTGGAATCATTCCAGTTAAGCATTTCAGCTGGCCCCTCGGCCTGGTCCTGCTCGGCCACGACCTGGATTTCATCATCTGGACCGACGAGCTGGCCGCCGAGATCGAGGCCCGGGGCTAGTCATCCCCTGACTCGGCCCCCCGCTTCAGGAGCCATCGCAAGTGGACGATGGTCAGCTTCAGGGCCTCCGAGCGCCGGAAGCCTGACCGCCGGTAGGAATCGAACCACTCATGGACGGCCGTGGTCATCTGGTCCAGGTTGCCCATCGGGTCCGGCGGCATGCTCATGCTCGGCTTCCTTCCGCAGCTTCCCGGCGAGGTAGTCCCACGCGATGGCCGCGGCGACCGCGTTCTCATTTTCAGGCCAGCGGCGCAGCAGCACCCGGGCGGCGCGCTCCAGTATTACCGCGTCCCCGATCTTCTTCTGCGCTTCCGTCAGGTTCACGCCCGCCACTCCCCCAGCCACCCCTCCAGGCCGCCAAAGAGCCCCACGCGGGAGTCTTCCGGCAGTTCCGCGGCGCCGCCGTCGAGCATGTCACGGGCCACCCCGAACGCATCCCGGGGAATACCCAGGACCGCAGCGATCAGCAGCGCGTCACTGGCAGTGCCCCCGCGTCCGGTGAAGTTGCAGGCGATGAGCAGGGCCACCTCCACCTGCTCAGCGGTGATCACCGGGAGTTCCGGCTCAGGCGCGGCGAGCGGGCGCTCAGCTTCCCAGGCCCGCTGCCGCCGGACCCGGTGCCGCTCCACCTGGCGCCGGCTGTAGTTGTTCTGCGAGGCGACCGCCTGCGGGCTGCGCGGGAACCGCCCCTCCGTGTTCATCGGGTCGCTCGCGAGATAGCGGGCGTAGCGTTCCGCGGCCTGCCTGGCCTGCTTCTCCCGGGCCATCATCATCGCGGTCATCATGCGGCCAGCACGAACACCAGGCACGGGCAGCGCACACCGCGCGGGCCCAGCGACACCGAGCACTTCGTGCGCTTCGTGGTCCGGGTGCTGTAATCGTGGGCGGTTTCACCATGGCTGCACGTGCACACCCGGCGCTCAGTCATCAGTCTCCTTCGGGGGCTTCACCAGGGCGATCTTCACAACCGGGTCGCCGGTCCGTGTCGGCGGGCGCGCTCCGGCCCGCTTGTAGTCATTCGCGATCTGCGGCATGTCAGGAGTCCTGCGCCCCTTGTTCATGCTGATCCTGATCACCTTGTCCAGGCCAGGGACGGCAATGTACTCCTTCTGGCCCGGCCGGCTGACGGTGCGCAGCGCCTCCAGGGCGCCCCTGGCGTCCTTCTCATCCTCCCCGGCTTTCTTCCCCGCCTTCTGCGCGGCCTCCAGCTGATGGGCCCAGTGCGCGATGTCGGGGTTGTCGAGGAACAGCACGGTGCGCTCCTCGCGGCCCCGCGGCATCTGCCAGCACTGGGTGAAGAACTTGCACCCCTTGCACACCGCCGAGTCGGGCCGGTAGTCACGCTCCAGCAGGGCCACCTCGGTGACCCGCACATCCTCCAGCCAGTTCATCGCCTCCGCCACCGCCACCGCATCGAACGGCTCCTCGAATAGGTACTCCTCGCCGCCGTCCCGGGCGATGTAATCGAGCTGCACGGTGTGCACCGGGAACCCGCCGATGATCAGCGCCGCCGCGTAGGTGTGAGCCTGCCAGCGTTCCCGCTGCTGCGGCCCGCGCTGCCTGCGGGACTCCACCTGGATGCTGTACCCCAGGGTCTTGTAGTCCCGCAGGACACCATCGTGATACACGTCCGGATGTCCCATCAGCCCACCGAAATGGACGGTCAGCTTCTCCGCGTGTGCCTCCGGGACCAGGAGCCGCAGGCCCTCCGCCAGCACCTCATGGATCGCGGTACCCAGCACGGCCTGGGTGCCGCTCTCCCGGAAATCCTCATCCGGCGGCGTCCCCCGCAGCATGTAGCCCGTCTGGCGGCGGCACGCCCCCAGCTGTGACATGCCCACCTCGGCCTGCTGGCTCCGCGGCCGGGCCGCGTCATACGCCAGCAGGATCTCAGTGGCGGACGGCAGGCTCATCGTCCTGGCCCTCCCACGGGCCACCGTGCTGCTCCCAGTCCTTGTGTTCTTCCATCAGCTCGTTCAGGATGTCCGGGTTGTCAGTCCTGACCGGCTCCAGGTCGATGGAGATGCCGGGGTCGCTGACGCCGTGGTTGGCGTAGTGGTAGACCCGCTTCACCCGGTTGGTCTGCTCCCCGTCATCGCCCGGCCGGGTCCAGATGATGTAGGTGCCCTCGGCGGGCACTGCGTCGAACCGCATGATGGCAGACCAGCTCCAGTTACCCGTCCGGCCGGTCACGGACGAGTACACCCGCAGGGTCACCTCTGCGGTGATCACGGCTTGTACTCCACCAGGACGCCTGCTTCCATCCGTGCCGCCGCGTCCGGCGCCACCTCCAGCAGCCCTGCCTTCACCAGGTGCCGGATCGCGGTCTCCACCAGCCGCCGGGTGTACCGGGCACCCGTCTCGTGCGGCGGTGCGGTCGCCAGCGCTTCCATGTCCGCGGCCATGACGCCGAAGCGGATCACCTGGTCCAGCAGCTCCGCGTTCACGATGACTTCGTCCCTTCGGTGTAGCGCTCGTAGGCAGCAATATCCTCCCGCTCCCAGGCTTCGCGCCACTCCTCGACCTTGTCGGCCAGGGCCACCGGGTAGGTGTCCGGCTCATCCATGTGCTTGCGCTGCAGCCGGGACAGCTCCTCCGCCAGCCGCGTCATCTCATCAGCGGTCATCTCCCGGACCCCGCCAACCCGGCGCCGCAAGAACACTGAGCACGCCTTCAGCACATCGGCGCGGTACGTCTTCGGCGCCCAGCCCAGCGCCTCGAACTGCTGGGCCAGGACCTGGCTCTTGGCCCGCGCTGCGGCCCTGCCCGGCGTCGCTGCAGGCTCTGCAGCGGCAGGCTCCTCCGCCAGGGCGTGGCACTGGCACTCGCACGGGTCACCAGGACACGAGGCGTGCTTCCCCGCCGCGCAGTCCGGGTCGATCAGCGGCTCCGTGGTCCCCAGCGGGCCAGGGTCCACCTCCATCACCCCGGTCTCGCCCGCGTCCTGCCCGCGCATCCGCGCATCCAGGTCCCGCAGGCCCGCGTCGGGGGCCAGGACCTGCTCAGGCTCGCCGGTCGCGTTGACAACGGTGCTCAGGCCCGGCTTCAGCTGAACTTCAGGCTCGGGCTCACGGACAGCCTCGGCTCCCTGAACCTCGAACCCGAGCATCACCTCGGGGGCGCCGCGGCGGACGCACTTCGCCACGGCCCGCCAGAACAGCATGTCCCCGGAGTACTGCTGCCACGGCATCGCCCGGCCGTGCTGTGACAAGGCGACGATGGTGTCCCCCTGCCGCTTGGCCAGGCCAGCCTGGACTGCATCGTCGGTGGTGAACGTCGCGTGGATCTCATCCTCATCGGGCAGGTCGGCCCGGTAGGCGTTGCGCTTCAGGTAGAAGGTGCAGGACGTGTCGGTCTCCTCCCACCTGTAGCTGTGCCCGGCCTCGCGGAGCTTGGCCAGGAGCAGCTGGCCGCGGATGCCCACCTGCCCATCGGACGGGGAGTAGATCGTCCGCAGCGCCACCGGCCACGGCAGGTTCATCTCCTGGCCCGCCATGATGATGATGAAGATGTTGGCGGCCTTGCCCTGCAGCGACGACGGCACCAGGGTGGAGCGGGCCAGGAAGTCGCACAGCCGGATCGCCTCGTTCAGGTCGGTGATCTTCTGGCTCGGGTCCATCGTTGCCGGGCGGTCAGGCTCCCGGCGGGCCATCTGGCCCCTGTTCTGCTCGGTCACTGCGCGGCCTCTCGTTGACTGAGAGCATCCTGGCACAAGCATCCGACAGTTACTGCAATCACCCTTCGGTACCCTTAGGTAGCGTAGCCAGTGCACACCTGCTAGCGTTCACCCCCGGGAAGGAACCCGACATGCAAATGAAGATGCCCAGCCGCGAGGCGAAGATCGACATCGGCCGCGCCCTGATCGGCGGGACCGCCGCCGCCGTGGTGAGCGCGCTGGCCCGCTACCACGGGCACGCCGCGGGCGGGGACCGGGACCGGGCGACCCCGCTCGCCTCGGTGACAGCCAGCCTCTGCGGGGCAGCCGCAGGCGCGGTGTTCACCCTGTTCATGCACCCGGAATCAGATGCTGGAGATTGACTTCGGCGGCGTCCTGGCGTTCCTCGCGTGCCTTGCTGCTGCCGTCCTCATCTGGCGCGGCACCAGCAAGCGCAAGTCCATCGCCAGGGCAGCCCAGGCCGACGACCTGGCCCGGCTGCTCAGCCACCTGTACGAGTTCACCGACAGCCGCCGTGGCGTGGACGCCACGGCGGCCTACGTCGCATCCGAGATAGACCTGTACCGAGAACGGAAGAAGCTCTAATGGGCGCAGTTTTCATCGTCGTCATCCTCGTCCTGCTCGCCATCGGCGGGGTCATCTTCGGGGTGGTGACCAGGCAGTGGGGCGGGTGGGCCGTCGCCGGGGGGGCCGGCCTGCTGGCCATCATCGTGCTGTTCTTCTCCAGCTTCGCCTCGGTCGGCACGTCCGACGTGGGCGTGGAAACCGCCTTCGGCAAGACAGTCGGGGACCTGTCCCCCGGCCCGCACCTGAAGCCGCCCTGGGACAACGTCACCGCCTGGGATGACTCCGTGCAGGTCGTCAGCTACGGCCGGGACCAGAACCAGAACAAGCCCGACCACTGCCTGCTGGTCCGCATCGGCGGCGGCCAGTCCGCCTGCCTCACCCTGACCTTCGCCTACCAGGTCAAGCCCTCCGCGTCCGACGCGCTGTTCAAGGCATACCGCGGCAACCAGGCCCGGATGAACGACTACCTGATCGTGCGGACCCTCGACTCCGACCTGAACTCCCGGCTGGAGACCTACTCCCCCATCGAGGCCCTGGCCAAGGTCGGCACCGGCCCGGGAGCTGCAGCCAAATCCCAGGCCGCGGCGGCACTGTCCCCCATCGCCCGCCTGGTTGAGACCGACCTGGGTCACCTCATCGGCGGCGACATCATCGTCAGGCCGCACGCCCTGGTCATCCCCTACGTCGCCTTCGACCCGCAGACCCAGGCCCGCCTGAACCGCTACCAGGCGTCCATCGCGGACACCTTCATCGCGGCCCAGAACATCCAGACCGCCTCCAAGCAGGCCGCCGCGGCCAAGATCCTGCACAGCCAGATCTCCAACGACCCCAACGTGGTGGCCTACTTCTGCATGGCCAACATCGCGGAGGCCATGGTCAAGCAGAACATGAACCCCGCCGGGTTCAACTGCTGGCAGGGCGGCGGCGGCGGGTCTACCGTCGTGGTACCGAAGCCCTGACCCACAGGAGGCCGCCGTGGCTGACCCGATCAAGCTCATCGCCAAGCTCCCCGCGGGTGACGGGAACGGCCTGGTGGCCATCCTGCCTGAGCTGCTCACCGATGAGCCGCAGCACTTCGTGGTCATCGCCCTGGTGGACGCCAAGGAAGTAGTGCTGGACAAGGACAGCCGCACCCGCACCGCGCGGGTGCGGCTGCGCCGTATCGAGGTCGTGCTCCGCCCCGACGACCAGAAGGTGACCCGGCGGATCATGGAACGGTCCCTGAACCAGCGGATGGGCACCGAGCAGCTCCCCTACGACCTGGAGGTCGAGATCACCGACGCCTTCACCTCCGATGACGAGGCCGACTACCGTGAGGAGCCGGGCACCAGCGGGGACCCGGCAGGCGGATGACGTACGACATTTTCGCCGGCCTGGGCCAGCTGATGGCCCTCCTGGTCTACACGATGTTCGTCGTGTAGGCCCTGGTGAGCCACCACAGGCGCATGCGCGCACTGAGGGCACCCCTGGTAGCGGAGCCGCCTCCGGTGGCAGAGGTGCCCCCGGTACCGGAGCTGGACCCCGACATCGCCTGGGCCTTCCGCGAGGACGCCGACCCGGCCGCGGTAGCCCGGCTGCAGAAGGAGCTGGCCCGGCCACTGGCCGACATGGTCAGGGAGGCTGAGCGCAAGGCCATCGCGATGTTCAGCCCGCTGGAGGGTGACCCGGCGAAGGCCGGGGTGAAGGACTGCACCATCAGCGACCGGCGGTTGTTCGCGCCACCGGAGGAAGTTGTCTCACTGATCGGCGGGGGCAGCACCTACATCCCGCTCCGGGGGCAGAGCCGGACGAACGAGTCGGGCCACGTCAATGTCACGCACTGGGCCGGTGGCGCTGGCGGCAGCGGCAGCTTCGGCGGGGGTGGCGGGACATCGCCCCCGCCTGAGCCGGAGGCGCTGTGCAGGCTGCGGGAGCGGCGGCTGCAAGCGCATCAGCAACTGTGGCTGCTGGCCGACGCGGCCAGCCGGGAGGGCCGGCCGTTCACCGACGCCGAAGTGGATGCGTACGGCTGGCTCAGTGAGGAGATGCGCTTCATGGACGAGCGCATCAAGGGCTTCCTGGCCGTGATACGGCTGGACTAGATTTGCTTTTTCCATGATACTGAGCGATACTGTGGTCGCACACCCTTTACCAAACAGGAGGACCCCTGTGCGAACCATCCCAGCCGCTGCAGGGCTGACCCTGGCCGCCGTGGCCCTGGCTGTCACCGGATGCAACCCCTCTGGCACGCCGCACCCCGGCGCCAGCAGCGCCGCAGCCAAGGCTAAGGCCAGCGCCAGCGCCTTCGCGAAGAATCCCGCTGTCGCCCACGATGAAGTGCTGGCCCTGCGCAAGATGGCGAACTGCGCGTCGAGCGCCACGCATGGCGAACTCGCCTTCGTGGTGAAGACCGGCGCCGCCACTGGCCAGGCCGCCATCCCCGGGGTCGCGAACACCCCGCAGGTGCAGCTCACCCACTACAGCTACAAGCTCCTGTTCCACCCCATCAAGAAGGCCGAGGGCGTCGTCAACTGCGCCGCGCCCAAGGCCACCCGGCACGCCGCGTGGAAGTGCGTCAGGCGGCTGAACCTGCCGCTGTCCAAGACTGACGTCAGCCCCTGGCTCGTCGGCATCAGCGGCTGCATCGTCGGAGCCCCCCAGTGACCACGCAAACCCTCGGCGGCCCGCGCCGGTTCCACGGCCTGCTGCCGCCCAAGCCCGGGAAGATCAACGTCAACGGCAAGCCCATCAAGTTCCGCTTCGTGCAGTCCGTCGCCCACGGCTCCCTCATCGGCTTCGCCGGGGTGCTGCTGTTCGCCGGCCTGTACTTCGCGGTCGTTGAGGTGCCCTGGCACATCAGCATGCTGGGCATTCACACCGGGACCTCGCTCATCAAGAGCTGGTGGGACGGGGGGATGGGCTTCATCCACTCAGGCAGCTGGTACCTGTACCGGCACGCCATCCGCAACGACGGCGAGCCCGCGGCCTTCGCGCTGTTCGGCTCCATGCTGGCCGCGCCGCCGAAGTACTGGGGCAAGAAGATCGGCACCGTCAGGCTCATCCTGACCCCGCCGCTGCTGCTCCTGGTCACCGGGGCGCTCATCATCGCCGGCACCTACGCCATCATCCACTGGGCCCCCGCGAACTGGTCCTACAGCACGCTCAGCATCATCCTGGGCCTGCTCATCGGTTTCGCCATGCGCCCGCTGTGGAAGCCAGTCGGCGCCGTCCTCCAGGGCTACCTGGTGGACCACGCGGTGGACGTGGCGAGAGGCAAGGGCAAGGGCTACACCCCGCTGTGGGTGCGCACCCCGCTCGGCCCGCCCGCCCCGCGTGAGCGGTACTCCGAGATGCGGGCCAACCACACCGACACCGAAACGCGGTCCCCGGCCAGCAAGGGGCTCATCGTCGCCTTCCTGACCGCATCGTTCGTGCTGATAGTGCTCGGCGGCATGGCCAAGTTCGGGTTCAACAACGGCTGGCACCTCTGGTACTTCTACCCGGCCAGCATGCACTGAGAGAGGGAAAACTGGTGGACAAGACGCTCAGGAAAATCCTGCTCATCGGAGGCCCGTTCCTGGTGCTCGACGCCGCCGTGTCGCTGGCCGTCATCCCCGCGGTGACGGCCAGCCCGGCACCCAGGACGGTGGTCACGGCCAGCTCGCCGGACCGGACCTGCACGTGGCGGACCAGCTCCATCACGTTCCCCGGCCACAACGGCTCGACATCCACGCGCGCCACCGAGGACTCCTGCCACTGGTATTACCACGCCCGCGCGAAGTGCTACCGCGCCAACGGCACCCACTACTACAGCAACGGGGCCTGGCGGTTCTCCACCGAGTACGCCTCGATCGCCTACTGCGGCAGCAATGAGTGGCTCACCAGGGCGTGGTTCCAGAAGTTCCGCAACGGCAAGTACTACCTGGTCTACCCCTGATGGGTACCTACTGGCAGCAGCTCCTGTTCGACGTGGACGTGATCATGTGCGGCGTCTTCGCCGGCGCTATCGCCCTCATCAGTCACGTGATACACCACTGGAATGACGGAGGTGGCGGACAGTGATCACCGGCATGTTCACCGACCGGGAACTGTACCTCGCCGGGGTCCTGGCCCTGCTCACCGCGCTCATCCTGTACGGGGCAGGCCGGTGGCGGGCAGCCAGGCGCCGGTACGCCGACGACGACGCTGAGCTGGCCAGGACGGAGACGTTCCTGGCCGGCCTGCGCGACCCGGTGCTGAAACTGCGCCGCGTCCACCCCCACGGCACGCTCATCATGAGCGAGGCACCCTGGAAGGACGCACGGCTGATACTGCGCCCGGACGGGGGCGCCTACGAGACGTCCTGGGCGGTCATGACCACCTGCACGTTCACGACATGGTGCGACGACGTCCGTGAGGAGATCGCCGGCTGGGCCCAGGAGATGGGAGCCCCGCGATGACCAATCCCCCAGTCCCCAGGGGACAGCTCCCGCCCATCCCCGAAGGCGCCAGCGTCACCGCCTGGCGGGCCCGGCTCCCCGAGGGCGCCGACGCACTGTCCCCGCGGATGGCCATGATCCTGCTCATGCACGTTTCATGGATGCGGTGGAGCGAACTCGCGGACCTGCTGAAGCGGCAGATGGACGAGCAGATCGAGGCTGCACTCGGCGGCACCCCCGCCTCCGAGTCAGGCGGGGTGGTGGGCCACAAGGTAGCGATCAACCCCAGAGACGGCCGCCTGTACGAGACGGGCGAGGAAATCCGCGCCCTGGCCGTACTGGAAGGCGAGGAACGCGACCGCTGCATGCGGCTCGCGCGGGAAGCCCACGACATGGGCTTGTTTGGTGAGAACTGGTAACCCCCCCCAAGGAGAACAATGAGTAAGCACGAAGCTGCCCGGACCCGCAGCAAGAAGGCCGCCGCGATGACCCTGCTCACCCTGGCCGGCCTCACCGCCGCCGCCGCGGCGTGGCTGTCGCGGCACGGCCAGGAACTGGCTGAGTAAAACACCGCCGCCGGGCCCGGAGGGGTTCATGATGGAACGCATGGAGATCCGCCGCGGCGGCCTCGGCTGGGCACTCGTCGCAATCGGCATCCTGGTCTGGGACCTGACCGCCCCGGATGACCAGCAGCTGTCCGACGCCTGGCGCCGGGCCAACCGCCGCGGGCCAGTCAGCGCCGTGCTCGTCGGTGCCGCCTGGGCGGTGACAACCGCTCACCTGTACGGCCTGATCCCAGCCCGGATCGACCCGCTGCACATGATCTACCTGTCCCGGGTCGCCCTGCGGAACGAGGACGAACGTGAAGTGGTTGCGGAAGATGCTGCGGTCCGTGCGCTGGCCAAGGCCAGGGACATGGGAATGCTGCAGCGACCCCTTCGGGCCTGACGACGACGGCCCTGGCGATGGCTGACCGCATCACCAGGGCCGCCAGGGCCGAGGCCCGCCGGGCCGAGGAAGCCCTCCGCGCCCACATGCACATCTGCCTGTCATGCAACCGGCAGCACAAGGGCATCCCCGAGAACGAGGCCGTCCGGTGCGACACCGGCTGGCGGCTCACCGAGCACCTGGGGCTCATGCAGCGCCAGGCAGACATCATTCAGGCTGAAGACGACTGGATACAGGAGAAGCTGTTTTGAGGACCGCCGTCTATGGCGTGACCGTCGAGCTGGCCACCGGCCGTGCGGTGGAGTACAGCTGGGCCACCCACGTCAAGGTGAACAAGCAGTGGGAGCTGCACATCTACCACGGCCGGCGCAAGCGCGTGTACCTGACGCCCGATGAGTGGCTCAGCCTCCGCGGCTTCAACGGCCGCCAGGTGACCCAGCCTGAGTCGGTCCCGCAGGTCCACCTGCGGCCCGTGCCCGCCGAGGAGCAGACCATCCTGATGCCCCGCCTGCAGCTGGACCGCGGCTGGGAACCCGTCCCCCGGCCAGGGTCATGATCTGCCAGATCGGTCTCGGTGGTACCGGCACCGACCCGGGCTGGACCACATGCGCGCTGTGCCGCGCCAGCGGTGGCGGCGCCCACGGCAGCTCCTGCCCCAACGAGGGCAAGTACCCCGAGTACTACATCACCGTCATGCCACCCGGCCTGAACGGCTGGCCACCCCGCGACGGCTGGGCAGCCTGGCTGGGCTGCGGCCACGTCGCCGGCGCCCCCGGCACGCCACCGCAGATCGGTGACCACGTCACCTGCCCCGCCGACCAGGGCCAGCGGAAAGTCACCGCGCTCGCCTGGTGACAATGGTTCATGTAACACGATGAACATTGCCCGCCAGCATCGGGCAGGCGTGATGCTGGGCCCAGCATTCCGAGCAGTACATCTCCTGCCTGCGTTCCAGATGCTCAGAGCAGACGGGGACGGCGACCTCCACATGCTCGTGCACGCAGCCGAAATCCACCAGGGCCACACAGTCCCCGTCGCAGTCCCTGGCAACAACAGACACGGTGCACCCTGGTGGCACCTCCACGCTCACAGCAGGCTCACAGCAAGCGTGACCGTGTCCACCGGGCGGCGCCGGACCTTCTGCCCGGCCTCGTCGTTCCACAGCGTGTACCGCGGGTCGAAGGTGACCGTGCCGTAGTAACGCTCGGCCCAGCAGTCACAGTCACAAACACAGCAGCCGCACCAGCTGCACCAGCCGTAACCCCCGCCACACTGAGGGCAGTCATCAGTGACCGGCATCAGCAGTGCTCCCAGGACCCCTCCGCGGCCTGCCGCACGATCTGGTTCCCGCACCTGCACGCCGACATCAGGGGGTGCGGCGCGTCATCGGCCATGAGCGCCGGGTCGATCTCGCGGAAATCAGCACCGAAGACAGGTGCGTCCGGCTGGGGCTCAACAGGGAACGGGTGCAGGGAGCGGTAGATGGCCTCAGCGTCAGTCACGGCCGGCGGCGGGACCTGGGTGCCGGCCTGCACGAAACCCGGATGGGCCGGGCCGATCTCGGAGTACGGGATGACCAGGGGGATCGTCTCATCCCGGTCAGGCTCAGGCTTGTACCCCTTCGGGTCGCCATACAGCATCCGGTTCATCACCCGGTCCTGGCAGTAGTTGTAGACACCCTCGGCCGTCATGCAGTCACGGAACTTCCGGCACAACAGCTCCAGCTCATCCGGGGTCATATGTTCTCCTCTCACCACAGCCACCAGTTCCGCAGCACCTTCAGGCCCTCCGGGGTGACCCGCCAGCCAGCAGGGCCAGGGCGGTTCGGCTGACGGCGGCGGATCAGCCCCTGGCGGGTCAGCCACGACGCCGCCATCTGGCAGGCATGCTCACTGCGGCCCGTCACCTGATGCAGGCCCTCCGCGGTGATCACCCCCGCGGTGACCTCCAGGACCTCCAGGACCTCCATCCTGAACGGGGTCATCACAGGGCCGAGAGATCCGTCGCGTGGGCCGCCAGGACACGCTTCACAGCCGCGCTCAGGGCCGCGGCGGGCAGCTCCGGGGATTCCCCCGCCGCCATCGCGGTCAGCCATCGCTCATACTCCTCTGCCAGGTTGTCCAGGGCCGCGTTCAGCTCCTGGGCGACGGGCCGGACCTTCTTCATCAGCTCACTGGCGGCTTGCATCTCGCGCCTGCCGGGAATCCTCACAAGACTCAGCTCCATGCTGGTAAGGTATCGCACAGTATCACGGATCGCAGCGGGGGGAACAGTGGGCGGACGGTGGCGGCACGCAGCCCAGCGCGCCGCGCACAAGCGCATCCGCGACGCCCTCTACCCTGCCATCGAATGGGGCGTCACCCTCTGCTACAGGTGCCACCACCCCCTCGAACCCGGCGACCTCGTCGAACTGGACCACGCCGACGACGGCACCTACGGCGGCTTCAGCCACGGCCGCACCCCCTGCCGGATCTGCGGCCAGAAATGCAACCCGTCCGCAGGCGGCCTCAAACGTGCCGCCGAGGCCGGACAGCAGCCACGCTCCCGGGCCTGCATCATCTGCGGCAAGCAGTTCACCGCCAGCCACAGCACCGATGGCAGCAAGGCCGCCACCTGCGGGCGCAGTGAATGCGTCACCAAACTCAAGCGGCTGCGCAAGGCCCACCAGCCCGACCCGCAGCCCCCGCCCCAGCAAGGGAGACGCTGGTGAGCCTGTGGTTCACGCTCCGGATGAACACCAAGGAGATCGGCTCCCTGGTCGTCCGCAGGATCACCCAGACCGACCGCACCGGGCTGGGCGACGATGAGGTCAGCACCTACATCGTGATCCGCGACGGCCGCGAGATGGGCAAGGTCCAGCACCGCTACGGCGACGGCCCGTGGGTCCTGGTCAGGAAGGCCCTGGAGCTGTAGCCTGTCCCGCACGGCTGGCGGGCCGGCCCGGTTAAGGGGGCCCCGCCAGCCGCCTGGTGGCGTGGCTGGCGGGCATACTGGGGAGTCCGCCAGCCACCCCCGGGAATAAACCAGTAGCGCAGACGGTCCTAGCATGTGCTACTGTGAGATACAGCAGAGAACGAGGTTGCCGGACAGGCAGCCACAGACCTAAGGTGAGACCGTGATTACCGCGAAACTATGGCACGAGCAGCAGGACAGCAGGCGATACTTCGCCATGCCGTCGTGCAAGCCCGGCGTGGGGACGCTGTCCCGCGAGGTTCCGCGGTAGAAGTCTGAAGATCACCACGGAACCGCCCCCCGGGAAGCCCGGACAGGGCGGTTTTCTAATTCCATATGGGTGTAGCTCAGTGGTCAGAGCAGGCGGCTCCAACCCGTCGTGTCAGGGGTTCGAATCCTCTCACCCGTGCGAACGGCACCTGCCTGCGGGCCGGAGTGCAAGCAAAATGACATCTCAACAGTGGAACACCTAAGAACGGCCGGCGCTGCCGAGCGCCGGCGATAGACCCCTGGCCGGGCGGCTTCGCCTGTCCGGCCAGGGGGACCCATGGGGCCTTAGCTCAGCCAGGCAGAGCGCTGCTTTCGCAATGCAGAGGCCGCCCGTTCAAATCGGGCAGGCTCCACTCATTCCAATCATTAGAATCATTCACTCATACCAATAATAAGAATGACCTCCGCAATACCTACCATCCCAACCGTTGGTACTGCACCATTAATCATGACATGGGTACACATCATCGACTGGACGACCGCGGCGGCGTCCATGGGCGTGAAGTTCATCGGCTTCCCCAGCCAGCTCCGCCGCAACCTTACTGACGGACCCGGAACCACCAGCACCTTCGTCCTCGCCATGTGCCTGTCCTACGCCATGTGGGTCCTGCACGGCATCGCCGTCCACGACATGACCGAGATCGTCTCGCAGGGCCTCGGGGTCCTCGTGTCGGCCTCACTACTCGCCGGGCCCAGGCGCACCAGGGCCACGTAACAGGGGGCTGTAGCTCAGCCGGCAGAGCGCCGCCATGGCATGGCGGAGGCCGCGCGTTCGAGTCGCGCTAGCTCCACTGTGGTCCGTGCCAGGTATGAGCCGGCGCGGCCCACCAGCGGGATGTAGCTCAGGGGTAGAGCGCCGCGTTCGGGACGCGGAGGCCGGGCTTTCAAGACGCCCCATCCCGACTAGCAGCGGAGGTGTGGTGCCTGCACACCCCGAAGTAATCCCGGTGCAGGCCGGGGTGAAAAGCAGGGTCCGCTAGTGGCCCTGGCTTCCGCTGTTCAACCTGCAACGGGGTGTAGCTCAGTGGTAGAGCGCCGCCTTTGGGAGGCGGAGGCCGTCCGTTCGGTCCGGACCATCCCGACCACGGTCATGTAGCTCAGTTGGAACGAGCGTCCGCCTGAAAAGCGGAAGGGCCCCTGTTCGATCCAGGGCATGACCACCATGGGGACGTAACTCAACGGCTAGAGTTCCTGGCCTCCACCCAGGCAATGCGAGTTCGATTCTCGTCGCCCCCTCCAAGCGCTGCAAGCATGACTGGTGATGCACCGGATTCTTACTCCGGGGAACGGGGTTCAAGACCCTGGCGGCGCACGATCGAACACCTTTAGCGCGCCCGTGGTGAAACAGGTAGACGCGCACGTCTCAAAATCGTGTGCCCGTGAGGGCGTGAGAGTTCGAGTCTCTCCGGGCGCACCGCAAGTCGATGAGGTATGGGGTAATCAGGCAGCCCCCCGGGTTCTGGTCCCGGTGATCTTGGTTCGATTCCAGGTACCTCAGCTACAAAGCGATACTCTGGGTGCATGGGAAAGAAGCAGCGCGCCCGGACCCGCGCCGACCGGGCCCGCGCCCGCAGCGAGAAGCAGGAGACCCGGCAGCGTGAAGACGCCCAGTACCCGCTCCTCCGTGGCCAGGATGACACCGCGATGCGGGCCAAGCTGATCGAGATGTCCAAGGGCCTGCGCCAGAAGTACGGCCACACAGACCCGCCTGCGTAGCTCAGTTGGCAGAGCGTCGCATTCGTACCGCGAAGGTCCCCGGTTCGGTTCCGGGCGCAGGCTCCGCGCAAAAAAAAGTCCCGGCCGCACAGGCTGAAGGACGTGCGCCGCATAACTCAGGGGCGATTCCCCTCCTCCTGAAAAATGTGCCCGTAGCCCAACGGTAGGAGGCACCGGCATGAGGCGCCGGGCAGTGCGGGTTCGAATCCCGCCGAGCACACGATGCCCGCGGGCCAGGCCCCGCCCGCCCTTTGTATGGCTGGGACGTCCGGGCCAGCACCGGACGCGGGCTCCAGTGGTCCTTGGGGTAACGGCAGCCCGCCGCCCTTTGGATGCGGTAATCCTGGTCCGAATCCAGGCGGACCAGCGCAGGTAGAACACGCCGCTCTAGCTCAGTCGGTAGAGCACCGCCATGGTAAGGCGGATGTCAGCGGTTCGATCCCGCTGGGCGGCTCGCAAGTTAGAGCGTATGAGGAACAGGCGTGCGGATGTGATGTAGAGGCTGCATAGCACCTTGCCATGGTGTCAGCGCCGGTTCGACCCCGGTCATCCGCTCCAGTGCCCTCGCAGACGGCGCTATACCAAGTAGTCTGCCCTCCAAGTCCGGGTGGTGAAATGGCAGACGCGCACGGTTCAGGCCCGTGTGACTCGGAAGGGTCGTGAGGGTTCAAATCCCTCCTCGGACACGAGCGCCCTTGCAGGCGGCGCGTACATAAGTTGCCTGCAGTCGAGGAGGGTGAATCAGGGAGGCTCCCTGGGGCCGGTTGCTAGCCGGATCGTGCCAGCAATGGCATGGCTTTCGAGTAGTCCGCTCTCCGCTATGGCAGGGCTGGGTGCGCCCCGGCCCGGACGGTTCGAGTCCGTCGCCACCGTGATGACCTAGGCTCTCGCAGGGTGGTGCCAGGTTGTGGAAGATACCGCACAAGGTGCGAAGCGGTCTCGAAAACCGTGGTGGGGTGGCGAGCCCCAGGGGAGCGTTACCTCTATCTTCCTCCAAGGGCGGGTAGCTCAGTCGGTTAGAGCACTCGGCTGATAACCGAGAGGTCGATGGTTCAAGTCCATCTTCGCCCACTTCTCACAAGGTTCAGGTGTAGGGTGACCTACATGCCCTATGCTGATCCGGCTCGGCAAGCGGAGTACATGCGTCGGTGGATAGCTCAGCGGAGGGCCGAGTGGTTCGCTGACAAGTCCTGCGCTTGGTGCGGTAGTACGCAAGATCTTGAGCTGGACCATAGAACCGCTAAGCTGAAGGTTGATCACCGGATCTGGTCCTGGTCGCGGGCCAGGCGCGAGGCCGAACTGGCGAAATGCCAGGCGCTGTGCCACTCGTGCCACAAAGAGAAGACGCGGCTGGCCGGTGAGAATCCCAGCGAGATCGGCAAGTTCCGGCACGGAAGCACCGCAATGTGGGGACGTCATAAATGCAGGTGCCAAGTTTGTCGCGATGGACACGCTGCCCGGATGCGTGACTACCGGGCGCGAAGGCCAGTAGCTCAACAGTAAGAGCGGCGAGGCTTATATCCCGTGCGTAGTGGGGGCAGCACCTACCTGGCCTACCATTGAAAGCATGACTACTGCGAATCACTGGCTGGCGACCACCGGCATCATCGAGAGCATCGAGGCCCAGGACACCACCCACCTGGCCGGCTACTTCTTCGGCACCCCGCTCGCGTTCGCCAAGAGCAGCGCAGTCCCTGGCCTCGCCGCGACTCCCATCGTCAGCTACACCTCCTGGGCGCAGCTGAAGACAGACCTGGCCGCGAACCCGGGCCTGTACCCGGCGGGCACGTGGCTGATGTACGGCCTGGAGAAAACCACCGCCTCCCCGGCCAGCGAGAAGGCTGACCCGCTGACCGCGCTCGCAGGCTTCGCAGACACCGCCCACCAGCACAACCTCAAGACCATGCTGGTCCCCGGCGTGGACCTGGTGTACGTGAGTCCGTCCACGGTCCACATCAAGCCGGGGCAGACCGCAGCGCAGGCGTACATCAGCAACGGCGGGGGCATCCCTGCGGCGGGCGCGGAGTCGGACGTGTTCCTGGTCCAGAACCAGGGCGACCAGGCCGACACGGCAACCTATGCGTGGCTGCTGTCGCAAGCCGGAACGCAGGTAGAAGGCGTGCTGATGGGCGGCCTGACCACCGACCGCGGTGACAGCGCGAACGTGATCTACGCGGCGTGGCAGGCAGGGGCGCCCCTGTGCAAGGGCTTCTGGATGAACTCGACCGCGGCCACCCTGAGCGTGTGCATCGCGGCGCTCAACAAGATCCGCGCGTCAGGCGGATAGAGAACGGAGACGTCATGACCCAGACCAAACCGGCCCGTGGTGAGGAATCCACGGGTCGTTAGCACAAAGGTTCGTGTGCCGGACTTTTAATCCGAGAGATCCGGGTTCGACCCCCGGGCGGCCCACCCGGCGTCACTGGCGCAATTGGATTAGCGCAGTCGCCCTCTAAGCGAACGGTTCCCGGTCCGAGTCCGGGGTGGCGCACAGAGTCTGGCCCCGCTTCAGAGTGGGCCCCGTGGGAGCGTACGGCCCTCCGCCTGGTCGGTTAAACCAGGCACCACGTCCGGTTCGGCTAGTGGTCTAAGCCCCCGGGTTCTCAGCCCGGATAACGTGGGTTCAAATCCCACATCGGACACTCGGCCAGTGGATACTGTGTTGGCTAATCGGTTACCGCCCTTTCACGGCGGATGACGCGGGTTCGATTCCTGTCACTGGCACCGCAGGGGGGGTTCGGTCACCCAGCAGGGCCCCATAAGCCCAGAAACGCCGGTTCAAATCCGGTCCCTGCTACCATTCCCGCGTCGCCTAACGGCAAGGCCCGTGACCGTTAATCACGTGATCGCAGTTCGAATCTGTGCGCGGGAGCCGGGGTTCATGCGATACACTGGAGCATGCCCTACGCTGACCCCAAGGTACAGCGACGTTACCAGCGCGAGTGGTGCGCTCGCCGGCGCCGCGAGTGGATGGAAGCCCACGGTCCGTGTGTCGATTGCGGCTCACGGGAGGCTCTGGAAGTCGATCATGCTGACAATGCCGTCAAGGTCACGCACCGGGTGTGGTCATGGTCGAAGGAGCGGCGAGAGGCCGAGCTGGCTACTTGCGTAGTGCGGTGCAGGCCGTGTCACGTAGTGAAGACGGTGGCCTGCCGTGAGTTCCAGGCTGGAGAGCGGCATCACGCAACACGTTTGGCCGAGGATGACGTCAGGGCCATCCGGGCCTCGGCCGAGACAGAGCGCACACTGGCGAAGCGGTACGGGATAGCCAACTCGTCCGTGCATCGCATCAGGGTGCGGGAGACATGGAAGTACCTGACCTGAAAATCATGGTGGCTTAGCTCAGTCGGTTAGAGCACCGGCCCGTCAAGCCGGGGGTCGCGAGTTCGAGTCTCGTAGTCACCGCTAGGGACACCAGGGCCACGGTCGCGAACGTCGCCCTGGGGCTACACGGCGACCCCTGCCGTGGTCTCTAGAAATGGGGTAGGACGGCCGGGTGCTCAAGCCCGGGTAATGCGCGGAGCCCCCTGCCGTGGTCCGGGAAGTGGGGGAGCTGGTCGGGTAGCTCAGTGGTAGAGCGCCGCCATGACAAGGCGGAGGCGCGGAGGATCGGTACCTCCCCTGACCACCAGGTGGGCCGGACCGGGCGCTTCGCGTCCTCGTGCAGCCGGTCACGGCAGACGTCGCCAACGGCCGCCTCTGCCGCCTGCGGCAGGCTAACGGCCCACCTGATCGAGCCCCTGTAGCTTAACGAATCGAGCACTGCGCTACGGACGCAGAGGATGCAGGTTTGAGTCCTGTCGGGGGTACCAAGCGCGACTAGCTCAGTCCGGGAGAGCAACTCCGTCACAAGGAGAAGGTCCGGGGTTCAAATCCCTGGTTGCGCACTGAGGGTGAGGCCGAAGAGTCGAAGCGCCGCGTTGTGGACGCGGTCCAAGCGGGTTCAAGTCTCCGTCACCCTCCCCAAGCCGGGTTGCCCGAGTGGTCAAAGGGATCTGACTGTAAATCAGACGGCGCAGCCTACGTTGGTCCGAATCCAACACCCGGCACCACGTTCCGGTAGCTCAGTGGATAGAGCACCAGGTTCCGGACCTGGCGGTCGCGCGTTCGAGTCGCGCTCGGGACACCATGGACCAGTAGCTCAGTGGATAGAGCGCCGGGTTCCTAACCCGGGTGTCGGGCGTTCGAGTCGCCCCTGGCCCGCTCAGTCAGGCACCTCTGCGTGAGTGGAGCCGGGGATCAGCTCCGGTGCCAGTGCGCCAAGGATGACGGCGGCGATCCACCGGGGGTGGGGCTTTGCCTCTGCGGAGTAACCGTGAGCGATCAGCGCTGCAGCGCCGGCGTCAATGAGGGCGTCTACCTGTTCGCGCGGAAGGTTGATCATAGCTGGCAGACTACGGGCCATGGGGATCAGTGAGATGAACGCCAGGAAGATGGCCGAGAAGAGGGCCGAGCTGGTGGCCGGGAACGTGACCGAGATGATCGGCAGCGTGCCGGTGCTCCGCTACACCTGGGAGGATGTCCGCGAGCTGGCCCTGGAAGACGGCTACTCGGCGGGGTACTGCCCGGTGTGCGGGGATCTGTGTGTCGGCCAGCCCGGTGCGGACCCGGTCCTGGAGGGTTACGCCCAGCGTGACAACGCCGGGCACCAGGGCCAGTGCCTTGACCTGATCTACGGGCTGGAACGGTAAACAGCTTGGCCGTGTGACCGAGTGGTTAGGTAGCCGCCTGCAAAGCGGCGCACGCGCGTTCGATTCGCGCCACGACCTCCGGGTGTTCCACTGTTCAGTCCTCTGCGAGGACCTCGCCCCTGTCGATGTGGTACTGCTTGTGCTCGGCTATGCCGTCTATCGCCGTGGGCCCGAGGCGGATGAGGATGACCGCCCCGCACGTCTTGCATTTGACGAGGGTGATGTAGAGCGCTTCCCTGCTCAGGTCGATGCTGTGGACGGTGCCTGGCTCGAAGTCCAGGTGCCCGATCGGGTCACGGTCCCGCTTGCGCCGCCACATCAGGTGTGCCAGCTTTCCTCGTGTTCCCGGGCCCACTCCTCGGCGGCGGCCCGGGTCTCGGGTTCCCCGCCGTCCAGGGACCGGGTGATGTCCATCCCGCACCTGTCGCAGATGATCACGTAGACCTTCTTGATGTCGTAGCCCTTCACCGGGTGACATCTTCCCTCATTGACTCCTCCTTCTCTGCCCGCAGCCGGGCCAGCAGGGCCGGCATTTCGTCCATGGGCACAACGTCGCGCCACGGGATGACGATCTCCCCGCCGTCAGCGGTGACTCCCCACGGGGTGATGAAGGTGCGGCGCTGTTCCCAGAAGCCGCACATGAGCCACCAGGGAATCAGGTAGACCATGCTGCAGGCCCAGGTGAGCCAGCGCCACCAGGGCACGCCCCTGATCCGGCCGGTCATACGGGGGGCTCGTCTACGACGGCCAGGGCGGCAGCTACTTCCTCGCGCCACTCCTGGATCTTCTCCCCGGCTTCAGCGTCCCAGCCGTCCGGGCCCTCTGTCACGTCCTCAGGGAACTCGGGGATCGTGGCTGACTCGATCTCATCGGCCCAGCTGTCGAGCTGGCCGGCGGTGTCAGCCAGTTCCTCGGACTGGGAGGTGGAATGCTGGAAGCCATCCTCCATGTTCTGGGCGGATTCGCGCTTGCCCTCCGCTATCGAGCGGACGTTCTCGGCGGCCTCATCCAGGGCTCCCTGCACGTCGTCCCCGGATTCGGCGGAGTCCAGGGCGGTGGCGAAGTTGTAGCTGATCTCGGCCAGCAGGGCGTTCATGGACTGGGAGTATTCCCACGGCTGCCAGGACGGGCATGGCTCGCAGCGGTACAGCTTCCGGCCGCCGTACGGGCCGGACCGCGGGCTCATCCACTTGTAGGGCATGCCGGGCAGGATCTCGGTGCCGCACCTGCCGCACTTGTGGTTGGGCAGTGGTTCCGCGGTGCGGTCGTCGTGGGTGGCGCGGCGGGAGACGGCCTTGCCGGCCTTGGTGACCTTCTGGCGGCCGTCGCGGCGCAGTACGGGCGTGACTACCTGGTTGCCGTTGCCGTCCACGGTGGGCACGGTGGGGTAGCGGACCTGGGCCCGCTTGACGTGCGTGATCTTCGGCATCGTGATCTCCTTGGTCGGTGCAGAGTATAGCTTTAGTATCGCAGAAGACCCAAAGGGCCTGCCGCGCCAAAAAACGGGATTCAGCTCAGGCTGAAGGCACCGCCGCTGGCAGCGAACTGCCATTTCCTCCCCTGGACGAAAAATCCGGGGCAGGCGACGGAGACGGGCTGGTGCTAGGCGGCGCTGTGGTCGTCACAGGGCCCGGTGTAGCGCTAGAGGTACCCGGCGATACCGTGGGAGACGGCGAGGGGCTCAGGGACGGTGTGAGGCTTGCGGACGGGCTCGGCTGGGCTGAGGGCGTCAGCGACGGGGACGGCGTCACGGGCGCCAGCAGCCCGTGGGCGCGGTGACCCTGCACCACGGCACTGACCGGCTTCCCGGTGCCCAGCTCGATGAACAGGATCACGGCGACCGTGGCCAGCAGCACCACCCCGGCGCTCATCCCGGCCAGGGCCCACGGAATCCCGCGATGAGCCTGCTTGTGCCGCTCGCCGGCAACAGCGGCGATGAAGTGCGTCTCCTCCGGGCTCAGCTCCCGGCCTTTGCGCCTGCGGGCCTCAGCCAGCGCCCTGGCCCGCGCGGTGCTGCCGCGGATCGCCCGCTCCGCCCACCAGCTCCCACCACCGATGATCAGGCTGCCGGCGACCACGCCGATCAGGGTCCCGGCGAAACCCAGGAAGCTGGTGCCGAGGGTCGCGGCCACGGTCGCAGCGGTCGCGCCGAGCATGGCGGGCAGGTGGGCGGTGAACTTCTCTTGCTGGGGCACCGGGGAAGGATACGCTGAAGCCTCCGGTTAGGGACCGTTTGTGTGCGGGCCCCGGCTGTTGGGGGCACGAGAGGCCGCTAGTAGGATCTGCCCGGTTGCCGGGCAGTACCGAAGTCCGCGGCCTCTCGTGTATCATCTGCGGGCTCAAGCCGCGATACGCAACCGCACAGCGCGCCCATCCGGGACCGGGCCATGAGGGCCTGGGGATCTTTGACGTAGGCACCCCAGCCCCATTTGCGGCGCATCGGCGGGATGTCCTCGCGGGCAGCCAGCTCGTCCTCCAGCTCGCGGATGACCTCGATGCCCGGATCACTGGCGAACCATTGCAGGACCATCTCCAGCTCACCGGCCTGGGCGAACGCACCGCACAGGCATTCCCCGCTCATGTGCAGCAGGTCAGCCACCTCATTAACGGGAACGTCGCCGCACATGAGGCGATAGGTGTTGAGGTCCATCTTGGTCCAGGCCACCAGCGGGCTGACCCACATGATCGAGTCGCGCCGCTCCAGCTCGGGCACGTCGGCCCGCCGCCGCGACTCCTCCCGGCGGCGGCCTGCCACGAAAACCACCCGCTGCCGGTTGCCATTGGTGACGATCTCGCGGCTTATCGCGTAAAGCGCGTGCTCCTTCAGCCGCTGGAACATCTTGTAGTGCTGTCCCGGGCCAGGAAACCCGCGCTCGCGCACCAGTGCCGCATAGGAGTCCTCCCAGCTCTTAGGCGAGCTGCGCTCCAGCAACGGCACGCCCCACAGGGAAGACGTTGCCCGGACGTACTCCCGGGTGGCCTCCAGGCCCACCGTCGTGTTGGCGTGGGCGAAGCCTGTCACCCGGTCGCGGAACAGGTGGGCAAGCGTGGTGGAGTCGTTGCCGCCCGAGAACAAGGCCAGGACGCCGGCTACCTCGCGTGGCTTCGCGAGCCGCGGGGTGGCGCCGGAACCGTGCCAGGCGGCCAGGTCCAGCGCCTGGTCGAGCATGTCACCGGCATGCCCGACCAGGCGCTGGACGCGCTGTTCGCGCTGCGGCCGGGTCAGCCTGGCCACGTCCGCGCTGGACGCGGCCAGATCTTCCGGCACGCGCCCGCCGAACTTATAGATGCGCCGGGTCATCAGCTATCATACAGTAGAGCAAAGTGTGCAAGTGTTTTATTCCTTCCCGTCAAAGTCCACGGCTGGCATCAGGGCGGAGACCACGTCCCGGACCGGGCGCCCCATGCACTCTGCGCATAGGTCCATGCCGGGCCGCGCGCTACGTGCGTCTGCGATGTTGCGCCGCACCATGACATGCACCATGGCCCTGGCCGATTCCGTCTGCGACCTGCACAGGTCGCAGACGTAGACCGTGACAACGCTCATTTCTTCCTCCGGGGTGGCTTCTTCCAGCCCTTCCCGACGATCTGCGAGACTCTCGGGGCTGAAATGCCCAGCTCGGCACCGATCTCCCGGTACGTCATCGTCTTAGCCAGCTCGCGGACGGCGTCGCGGCGGACCATGCTCAGGGCGAGCTGCTGGGTCTGTATGGCGGTGAGCTTGTCTCCCGCGTACTTCGCCCGCTCCATCGCCGTGCGCGGGCGCAGCACGATCTCATTCGTCTCGTTCGCCGTCATCGTTGCCTCCTTCCTCGGTTTCGTCGGTGAACAGGGTGGGCGGCGGGTCGTCGGACTTGGTCAGCACGGTCACCGGCCGCGGATGCACCGGGGTCCGGTCGGGCTTGAACCCGTGGCCGTTGCAGGGCCGGCAGGTGCGGGAGTTGCCGTGCGCCCACATCACGTGGGATAGGGTCCGCGGGTCCTGGGCGAACGGCTCGCCATCCTTATCCAGGGCACCCCAGCCCTTGCATTTCCTGCATTTCTTCCAGCGGGGGATCTTCCCCCAGTGCGTGACGGTCTTGTGCTTGTAGAGCCACCAGACGATCAGGGTCGTCCCGGCGGGGATCACGACCACGATCACCACGACGGTGACCTCGACCACGATCATGCGCAATCTTCACAGAGCCAGCCGTCCTCACCCGGGATGGGCTTGATCGGGTCGCCTTTGAGGATCTTCGGCCGCCCGCACCTCGCGCACCGGCCGTCATACCTGGCAGGTATCTCGCGCGGTGAACGGCCCTGCTCGTGCGCTTCCCCGGGCATCGTCGTCAGCCTCCGAGCAGCAGCTTCTCGAATCCGGCCAGGGTCAGGCACAGCGTCTTGCCACGGATCAGCGACTTGTCCGCCTGCCAGTGCTCGGGGACGAACTCAGCTCCCCGGGCGGTCAGCTCGTCGTAGACCGCAGCCCAGCGCCGTGCCTCCTCGCGGGCTGCGCCGGCCCTGACGTCCGCCTCGGCCACGGCCGCCTGGTGCGCGGCGGGCGTGTAGAACATGGCCTCGTTGCCGAGACGATGGCCCCCGGGCGTCATCTCGCCCCGGCCGTACTTGACCAGGGTGCCCTCGGCGGCCAGGGCGCCAGCGGCCCGCAGCACCTGGCGGCTGAACCGCTGCACCGCGTCGTACTCCGTGCTCGTGGACGGGCGGTGATACTGCTCCCGCACCCCGGTCACGATGGCCACGGCGTCGGGCAGTGCGTAGCTGGACCACGAGCCGCCGTGCCTGGCGTCCGCGGCGACCTGGCGCACGGCTGCCAGCACATCCTGGTAGTTCATGTCGATCATGACGTCTCCCTGGTGAAGCCGTAGACAGTGTCGTACCTGCGGAGGATCTTGTCGTCAGGCTCGTGGAACAAGGCGGCGTCCATGGCCAGGTAGGTGCGGACCGTGGTCCGCTCCGGTGCCTTGCCAGCCTCCAGGCACACCGTCGCGGTGAACCGCTCCGGGTAGACGGTGCTGACCTTGACCAGCAGCGCGCCACGCTGCAGCAGCCAGTTCTCGCGCAGCTCAGTGATCTCCATCGGGTTCCTCTCTTTCGGTGATGAACGCATTTGCCCTGTCGATCGTCATGTGCAGCTCACTCTCAGCGCGCTGCCTGGTGTAAAACGGGCCGTCCCAGAACCGGCCGCCTGAACGGCCGCCGGTCCTCAGAACGTAGAACAGCTTCATTCCCAGCCCTCCTTGCGCAGCCTGAGCGTGACGGTGCGCTCCTGCCACTCGGCGGTGATCAGGCCCTTGGCGACCAGGCCCTCCACACTCCAGGATGTCCAGGTCGGTGTCGTTGTCGATGATCAGGTGAACCTCCCGGTCCTCTGTCCCGGACGGTCCGGCGACCGTCCTGGCCGTGATCGTCATCGGCCAGCTCCGATGCGGGACGTTGCCGTTGCGGACCAGCGGGGCGCCACTCTTCTCGGGCCTGGCGATGATGTACCTGCGATGCTGAATGCTGTTGCTCATAGCTCCTCTTCCTCGTCGTAGTCCTCTTCGTCGTAGTAGTCATCACTGCCGTGCCGCAGCACCTTCCACGCCCTCACGGTGGCGCCGATCAGGGCGCCCGCCGCTACCGCGACGGGCAGCCACCGCTCGCCCAGCAAGATCCACGTCACGGGCTAATGGTCCTCAGGCCAGTCGCCGCCGTGGGTCTTGTCGTAGTAGCGCTCACTGGCCGCGCTCGCGGCCACGCCGGGAACGATGGCTTCCAGGCCGCCGCGCATGCAGAACAGCTGCATGCGCTCGCGCAGCTCAGGGTTGCGCACCGACTGGTGGGCCAGCGCCAGCCGCTCATCCCGGACGCTCCTGCCGTAGTGGCTCAGGGACCTCTCCCGGACAAGCCGGACACGGCGTGCGTTCGGCTTGCCCTCGTGGGTCATGTGCGCCCACGCCTCATCGGTGAAGTGCATTACTGCCAGTCCTTCCGGTCCTCGTCAGTGACGTAGTGACGGCGGGGACCCTTCGGGAGCACCTTGTCGCGGCGCCACGTCTCCCATTCCTCACGGCGGCCAGGCTTCCAGCCCAGAACCTCGTCCCCGGATGCCGCTACGACCACCACGTCGGGGACGGGGACGGAATCGGGGTACCGGGCCCTGATCCAGTTGGACACTGCCGCGCCGGTCACGCCCAGCCAGGACGCGATAACGCTCTGGCCCACGTAGGCCACCGGCTTCGTGCTCATTTCCTGCCTCCTCGTCCTCGCAGTGTGACCATGTTGCTGTCGATAGCGTCCAGGTGCTCAGCCACGCTGGGCTTGCCGGTCACGTACAGCACCGGCTTCAGGACGTCACCCGGGCCCGTGTAGTCGCTGCCGATCTGCGTGACATCGGCGTACGCCTGGCCCTTCGGCGTCATCACGGCTACCCGGTCGCCCACCTCAACCGGCTGGTCAGGGTCAACGGTGTAGGTGTACGCCTGGCCGCCCTTGCGGAACGCGGCCTTGATCATCAGCGGGACCAGCTCGGCCTCCGCGATGGCGTCATCCTCCGCGTAGGAGGTAGGCGGCTTCCCGGTGTAGGGGCTCGGCGGGACAGCAGGGCCAGCCTCGATGGCCGGCGGCTCTGGCTCCCCGGCGGCCTCGCCCTCGAATGCCTCAGGCGGCAGGACGTCCAGGGCTTCCACCCTCCATGCGTACTCAGACCCGGCGTTGGTGGTCTCCGGTGGCAGCCAGATCACATGCGCCTGCTTGCCGGCCCCCACGATCTGGTAGCGGGCAGCAGCCGCGGTGTCGAGATTCACCCCGTTGGCCTTATACGGCCGGAGGGCGTAGACGCCAGCCTCGGCGTCCTCCCGCTCCACGATGTAGACCAGGCGGGCGCTATCGACGATGCCCACGCCGCCGCCGATCTTTCCTCCCCAATTCATGTGATGAGGAAGCACGATGGTGACGCCCGTGGTGCGGGCCACCTTGTCCAGCTTGGCCATCACCCGGCCCGGACCGTCGCCCTGGCGGATCGTGCCGCCGCTGATCGCCTTGAACAGCGGGTCGATCACAACCAGGACCGGCATGCCCTCGCCGGGCACGCCACTGATCTCGCCGCGCCGCGCCGCATCCGCCAGGGCGGTGATCTTGGCCGCCAGGACCGGCACGGAGTCCGGTGCCTTGCTGCTCGCGGCATCTATCCCGAACTTGCCGTGGCCAGGGATGTCGGTGATGTCGAACACGAACCGCCCGTCCGCGCCGGCCGCGTCCAGGCGCCAGCTCATCGTCTCGTCCTGCCGGTCCTCATAGCCGCACCACAAGACGCTGCCGGGACGGCCGCCCAGCAGCAGCTCGCCGCGTGTCACGCGGGCAGCCAGGTCCGCGATCGACGTGCCCTTGCCGTAGCCGCCAGGGCCAGCCAGCACGACGACGCCGCCGCGCATCAGTGCGACCGGCTCACGCGACAGGTAGATCGTCGGAGTGCGCGGCACCTGGGTGTAGGGGATCAGCCCGGCCACGCTGGCCGGGGTGAACAGCGGCACCTCGGGCTCGGGTCGCACAACTATTGCGGGTTCGCAAGACTTGTGCGACGCGGGCAGCACGTCCGGCTGTGCCCGTGCGTTATCGCGTAGCTGCTGGCGGCGGGCCAGCTCCTCTGCGAAACCTGTCTCGGTAGTCACCTTGGGAACCCTCCTGTCACTCGTAGAAGTCGCGGTAGTCGCTGTAAATCGAGTAGCGGGTGTCCCGGTCAACGCCGGGATACGCGCGGTCCATCTTGTCCGTGAACTGCTGCTCAGCAGCCCGCTCCCGCGCCACGTACTCGTCGTGGTACCTCTTTGACCTGGCCGCCTCGCGGCGGTCCAGCTCGGCCCTGGCAGCTGCTAGCTGTTCCTCAGTCAGTACGATCTCCGTCGTCATGACCGGGACCTCACTTCCACGTTCGCGTAGTAGGCCCCCTTCGTCTGGTGCCACCACATAGCGGAGTCCTTTTGCAGGAGGCTGACCTCGCCGTACGGCATGCCCGCCAGCTCGCGGGCCTTGTCGCAGATCTCTGGCCAGTTCTGGCCGTAGACGCTGCTGATCCTGACCGTCCCGCTGACCGCCGGCACGGGCACGGCCGTGGCGTAAGGCACGGGGGCATCGGTCGCTCCCGGCACGACCAGCTGCATGGCCCGGCGCTGCCTCAGCGCCTTCTCGAACTTGGGGTACCAGAACGTGGCCCCGCCGTTCGTGGCAGGGTCCTCGGACTCCCCGTGGCCGTGCACGACGCCAAGGGCGTAGCGCAGGTCATCTTCGGTGAAAACGAACATGATCCGTTCCTCTCTGTATCGTACAGTATCAGTAACCCCGGTTACTGTCCAGCTATTCCTCACATGCGGTCGCGGCGGCTTAGCCGCCCATGCCGGGCAGGCAGTACGGGTAGTCAGGGGTGGTGATGGTGCAGGGATGACTGCCCGCCTTGACCAGCACAATGATCAGGATGACGGTGCCGATGAAGCCCAGCACTGACAGCCAGATCCCGGCGATGGCCATGCCGCTGTTCTGCCGGCCAGCCTTGCGTGCCTCATCGCATGACATGCTCCCGAAGATCAGGGCCAGGATGCCGCCCAGGCCGCCCAGCCATACCAGGGACAGCACAAGGCTGGCTATCGCGTAGCCGTCATGGACAGCCGGGGCGGTCCGGTCAGGCTTGCCCGCAGGGCTCGCCTGTGTACTGCCAGGAACGGGCAGGCCGTCCGCCCAGTACGGCTCTATCCGGTCGTACTCAAGCTGGGCGGCCATGGACAGGTCGCCACGGGCGACGTGGTTAGCCAGCGCGTACCGTGCCTCCGCCTCGGGTGACATTCTGCTAGTCATGATCCATTTTCCTTTCCGGGTCGCGGTCATTTAATTACATACACATACACATACGGCCTTACATGAAGCGGGGAGTTACCTTCCCGCCCCGGCCAGCCACGCGCGCAGTGCGCGCGGGCCTTCCAGCTTCGTGATCCCCCGGACCGGATGGTCAAGAGCCGCACTGGCCAGGGACGTGGTGCGCGGCTTCCCTTCCGCGGTCACGCTGCGGTAAGTCACCTGCACTATCTCCCGGCCCGTCTTGCGCGCCGTCAGGGTCGCGAAGTACGCGCCACCCTCATCCCGGCCTTCCGTGGTCACAGTCCAGCCAGCCGACTCAAGATCAGAGGCCAGGTCGCACGCCCGCGCCTCCGCCCCGGTCATGACTCCTGCCGGTACGGCCCACGGAACTTCAGGTCCACCTCAAGGTGGCCCACGTCCAGCCGCTCCCGGTCCTCCCAGGTCCACTCCGCCCAGCGCTGGCCGGCCGCATACCAGGCGAACATGTAGTCGATCGCGGCCGTGCGGTCCATGGCCATGTCGAAGGCGTAGATGGTGCGGTCGCCCTCACAGATCACCATCAGCTCGTGCTGCTCGCCCGCGCGGTCGCGCACGTAGACCACCACATAGGGCCAGTCGCCCAGGTTCCAGCCGTCGCGGCCCCAGCTTGGGAGCACCCCCCATCCGCGCTTCTCCTCGGCAGCCATGTCGCCATAGCCGTCATCGGATTCGCTGTAGTCGCGCCCGTAGGCGGTGACCTTGTGCTCTCCCAGCTCGGCCGCCGTCATTGGCGGCCGGGCTGCGTAGTCCTTCATTCCATCCATCCCTTCATCCGCTCGATCAGCGCGGCCTCGGCGCGCCGATGCTCGTCCTCGGTCAGCTCACGGGTGGCCCAGCCGGTGATGCCGGCCGTCTCGAAGTCCTCGGCCTCGCACTGCCAGTTGGCCAGGATCACGTCGTCCAGGGTCGCGTCCGGGTTGTCCAGCAGGGTCATCTGCGCGTTCACGGCCATGTTCAGCTCGTCGCTGTAATCGACCATGTCCGCGCCGTTGTTCGCGGCGGTGCTGATCTCGTCGCGGGTGTAGACGCCGCTGTTGCGGATGTCGCCGGCCAGCCTGTCCATGGCGCGGACCTCCTCGCGGAGACCCTCGCGGTAGGCGGGCGGGTCCGGGTTCGCGGCCTTGGCTATCCGTTCCAGGCGCCGCGCCTCGTTACGCAGCGCGCTGATGACGCGCAGCGTGTCCTGCTGATCCATGTCCTTGCTCCTCGTACAGGTGGTTGACGGCCGCCTGCGCGGCGGCCAGGTTCTCGGCCGGTGACTGCGGCCGGCGGGCTAATGCCCGCTCGGCCACGGCCACGATCAGGACCGGGACGATCAGGTCCAGCAGGCTCATCGCGTTCGCTTCGCGTTCGCCAGGATCGCGTTCACGGCCCTGCGGTACGCCTGGTCGGCGTCCTCCTGGCGCTGGCTGAGCAGTATGCCGGCCTGCCCCTCGGCCATCCGGCGCGCCTCACCGTTCTTCCCCGGGGTCTCCGGGTCGGCGGCGCGGATGTCGGCCACGTCGGCGGCGTGCATCTCGGCGGCCCTGGTCATCGCCTGCTCGCGGCGCACGGCTGCCCTTTGCAGCTCTGCCTGGCGGCCGGTAGTGCCGTCCATGTCGTGCTCCCTTCTGTATCGCTCTGTAGAGTGTAACCAACGTAAGGGGGGGTTTATTCCCTTCCCGGGCGGAGCTGACGTCGGCACCCGGGAAGGGAAGCTGTCGGCCGTCGTCGCGTGGCGGCTTCGACCAGTCGATGTAGCCGTACTCATCGCGCTCGGCCAGGACAAGATCACGGATCTGGTCGTCGTCCGGCATGCGCGGGGCGAACTCGTGCGGCCCGTCGTACCGGATACCCGGCGCGGCGTCCGGTCCGGCCGGATGCGCCGGCCGGACACAACGGCCGGCCCCGGCCGCGATCCATCCGCACCTCATGCTGTGAACTCCTCGGGTGATTCCAGCGGGACCGGGTCACAGACCCAGTCAGATTCCATCGTTTCGTGGGCGTTGCCCCATGTTGTGGCCGCGTAGCCATCGGGGAACGGGCCGGCGGCTGACTTGCTGCCATCGGGGAACGTGATGATCACGATCCATTTAGCTTTAGCGGCCCTGGCCATCGCTCAGATCCTCTCTGCCGGTATCGCTCGGTATCATGTAGAACAAGCATAAGGGGGGGTTTATTCCCCGGGCCGGATCGCGGCCCTTGTCAGAGCCTCTCGCGGTCAGACCGGCGATCACGCGCGGTCATTAATTACATACACATACACATACGGCCCTACATACACGGACAGCCGGCGGTGAGCTGCACCGCTGGACAGCCGGCGGTGCAGCTCACCGCTTCGTTACGCCGCGTCCGACTCTGCGCGGATGGCCTCTGCCCGCTGCGTGAAACCGCCCTGCTCGGCGTCCCAGTTGCCACTGGCCGGCCGTGCGGCAGCGTAGCTCCCGGTGATGGCCTCAGCGGCATGCACGACACTGCCCTCGCGTGCCCCGGACGGGGTGTAGCAGGCGCAGTAGTCCATGTTTTCGAGACAGTCCTGGCAGACCTGGCATTCGGCACAGATCCGGGTAACCGGGTCGATCGTGCCGGTGCTCACGCAGATCTCGCACTCGTCCTCGCCGTACCTCGGCGCGGCCTCGTGCGGCATGGCGGTCCCGGCATGCAGCTCGTGGAAGACCAGGTAATGCCCCACCATGTCAAACGTGTCACGCAGGAACGCGTGCGACCGTACCCCGTGGTAATCCTGGTAGCCGGTGCCCCAGTTGAAAGCCTTGACCCCCAGGTGTTCCAGGTAGGCGATGTCAGAGAAGATGCCATCCCCCACCCGGGCACCAGACGCCCGCACGGCCCGGCGAGTGCCGATGTCGTCGTACTGGTACATCACGACGTCGGTGCCGCCGCGGTCAAACTCGATGATCCAGTCGTAATCCTTCGGCGGATCGAACGCGTCAGCCGTGGACATGCCCATCTCCTCGCCCGTGGTGAGCAGCCAGTCGTAGGTGATCCCCAGGGCAGGCAGCAGGTGCAGGATGATGTACGCACCCAGCCGGTCATCCAGTGCCCGCGAGAACACAACCTGCCCCGCTTCGGAGTTGGCGAAGTGCGCGGCCCGCTGGTCAGCAGGCGCGACGGTGTCCAGGTGCGCAACCGCCAGGACCCGGGAGCCGTTGTCGCGGAAGTGGTAGAAGTCATCCCGCCCAACCGGGACCGTCTCCATCCCGAACTCGGCGCCAAAGTCGCGCTCGGGCATCGTGCAGATAGTGGCCAGGTCATCCCGGCTGAATGCGGCCCTCGCCCGGCGAGCGGGGGAGCGTGGCTTACGAGTCATGGTGTGATCCCTTCTCGGAGTCGTCGCCCAGGTCGTGCATGATGGCGGCCAGGTAGAACATCGGGCCCCGGAGGATACGCCGGCCCTCGCACCACTTCAGGGTGCTATAGACCACGGTGAACGTGGCCAGCATGGCTGCCAGGCTGAAGATCACGGCATAGGCGGTGCTGCCTGCCGTAGCGGCCCGCCACACCGCGTTGCCCGCGACCACGCCGGCGAGGATGCCGGTAATCAGGTGGTCGCGCATCCTGGCCTTAATCTGGTCTTTCAGCGGCTTACGCGGCATGAGCTAGCTCCCTGTAGTCGGTGGTGAGACTTGCATGCTGAGGGACGTCCAGGCGCAGAGTGCTGGTGTCCTGAATGATGTGCTCGGGTGCCACCAGGTAGCCGCCGGCGTTGATGTACATGGGGTCACAGCTGAAACCGATCTTCTTGTAAGTCCAGCCGGCCATGCCGGCCATGATCCGGGCCGGCGCGTACCCGGCAAGGTCGCCGTAACCGTTGAACACGACGAACGCGTCCGGCGTCATGGTGTCCAGCGTCGGCTCCAGGTAGCCGGACTCCAGGCGCAGCGGCATCACCCACGCGCGGCCGGTCACCTGCGGTCCCTGGAGAGACCTCAGCCCGAAACCGCCATTCGTCTTGAGTGCGCACCGGCTTTCGGACATGCCACCCCACCAGCAAGAATCGTCGTGGTAGAAGTAGCCCGGTGACCTGTTGAGATCCCGCGTCACGTCAACCTCAAAGCTGGCCGCCATCGAATGATCGCGGGCGATGGTCCCGACCTCGGACATGACTTCCTGTGACAGCTTGAGCCCGTTGTGGTTCTGGTACGCGTGGCGGCTCAGCCGTTTCGTGTAGTTCCCCTGCTTCGTCTGCCACGTGCAGCCCAGTGCCTCCTCAAACGAGTAGGCCAGGCGGTACAGGTTCAGGCCCGTGTCCGTGTCGCGCCCGGCACTCCGGTACGCCCGGAGCAGGCAGCTCGTTATCTCGTTGAGTCCCGTGTCGGAGATCTGGCCGGCAGGCAGCCCGATCTGCGTCCGCGTGTCGTTGGCCAGCGGCGGCTCACCATCGTTGCGGATGGTGAAACTCAGGCGCGGTGACGTGCAGTCACAATCCCTCGCACAGTTGTCTTCGGGGTCGTGGTACTCCCCGCAGTTTTCGCAATACGGCCGGGGGCATTCGTCGCCGTAGGCGTGGTGCTCCTCACAGCTATCGCAATACCATCCGGGGCAATAGACATTGCCCCACTGGTCGCGGTCGTGGAAGGCATCACAGTCGCCGCACCATTCGCGGGGGCATTCGCCGTCCCGCTCATGCTCGGTGTCGCACTCGCCGCACTCAATGAGCGCATGCGGGCAGTCGTCCGGGTCGTTGTGGTAGTCGTCGCATGTCTCGCACCATGCGCGCGGCTGGTCCTGCGGCGGGTCATCCCAGCGCCGGATCTTCACGGGCGCACGGCACACATGGCCGTTGTGATGCCAGGACCGGCACCGCAGACAGCTAAACAGGCCGGCGGTCACGGCGTGCGGGTAGTGGTCCGGCTCGCAATAGATGATCTGCGTTTCCTGGCCGCTCAAGGTCACAGGCACGACTGGGTTCCCTTCCCGAGGTTGGTATCGCTCTGTATCGTACAGTAGCGTGAACAGGTATAAGGGGGGGTTTATTCCCCGGGCCAGATCAGAACGCGGAGTTGATCGCGTCCGCCTGCCGGTCAGCCCAGATGCCAACCAGCGGCTCCATTGCGGCGATGGCCTCGGCCACCGTGGTTGCAGGCACGCCGTCACGCATCTCCCGCACGGTCGCGGCCAGCTCGGGCGCGGTGTAGGTCTCCACCACGACATCCCAGCCACCGTCGTTGTAATGCTCAAGCGCGAACGCGGTCACGCCGGCGAAAATCTCATCATCGGTCAGCGCATCACTCGCGCCGCAAACGCGGCCAAGGTGCTTGTTCTCGTGGTCACACTTCTCGGTCATGTCCCCTCACAGGGTTTCGTAGCGGCCGTTTGGCCCGGTCGGATAGCGAATCTCGGTACAGCCAGAGTCCGGCATGCCGTAGTCGTCCAGCGGCCCGAACGCATATTCGCTGTCCGCGCCGGCGCCGTCAGCGGCCCAGAACCGGCCCTCGAAATACTTGATGCCGTCGTCGTCGTACATCTTGAACGGCACGCCCTCATTGCGCGCGGTCACGACCTGCTCATCGGTGGCGTCGTGCGGCCCGGTCACGTCCACGCCGGTACGCGCCTCATTGGTGCCGTACTCCACGTCATCGGGCACGTCGTCGATAAAGCTGTCCGTGATCACCCATGCGTACGCGGCCATTTCTCCCACTCTCTCTGTGTACTGCCTCTGTGTATGTACAACACAGATAAGGCAAAGCTTATTCCCGGGGGTCCGGCCAGCTACGCACCACAACGCCGGCGTCAAGATCGACACCCAGCGCGGCCAGCTCAGCCGTGGTCGCCGGCGTCCCATCGCGGACCCATGCGGACTCGCGGCGATGGCGCACCAGCAGCCAGCGGCCCGGCCCATCCGGCACTTGCCCCACCCGTACGCGGCCACGCGGCAGATCGGGGTCAGGTGTCGCGGTCATGTCCATATCGCACGTCTCCACGGCCCAGAAGTCCCCATCCGGGCCATAGCCGGCCGTGATCGTGCCATCGGTCCCGGGCGTCTCAGCCGGCAACACTGCCTCAGCGAGCGCAGTCGCGGCCGTGCGCAGATCACCATTGCCGGCCAGCGCGGAACGGACCGCGCCGGCCAGCCTTTCAAGTTCCCAGACCTGCTCATCGGTCAAGGTCGCGGCCACGCCATCGCGGTCGCTCATCGCGTGGTTTCCACGGTGAAGCCGCCGCCCTCATTCGCGGTCACGGTGCCGGCGGTACCGGGCGCGACGTCCAGCACTAGCCTGCCGTCGCTGGTCGCGCGGCCGGACACGGTGACGCCGGTTTCGATGCCGCCCTCATCGCGCATGTAGATCGTGAGGCTGATACCGCCATCCTTGGAGCGCGGCCCGCCATTGAGTGCGGCTGCGCGGCCATCAATGACGCCGTGTAGCTGGAAGTTGTGAACGGCCATGATCGTGAGTCTCCCTGGGTTTCGCGGTGATCTTGTGTGTCTTACATCTGTGTATGTACAACACAGTTAGGGCATGAGTTATTCCCGGCTAACTGTGCGGCCATCATGCGCGGCGAAATTATGCGGCCGTCACGTAGTCGCGGACCCACGCATCCTGACCCTCACGTATCGCGGCAGTTTGCGCGTCTGTCAAGCCCGGCGAATTACATACACATACACATACACATACGGCCCTACATACAATCGCGGGCATTGAATAATTACATACACATACACATACGGCCCTACATACGGCCTGATAACCAGACTCTGGGTTAGGTAGCCCAGAGCTAGCGGCGGGTGAGCCTAGCGCTGGAGCTGAGCCAGTGGCGCCTAGCGCGAGTAGCTGCCTCATGCGTGGCGATAGCCATGCTGGCCATGCGCGAGTGTGGGTGTCCTGCCTGGTCATGCTGCCTCCCGGTATCTGTCCGTATCGCACGGTAGAGCAAACACCCTACCAGGTATGAGTATTCCCGGGCCGAAACCGGCATACCTCGCAAACCAGGACAAATCCGTACAAATCCGTACAAATCAGGATAAAACGGACAGACCAGGACAAAATGGGGCAAATCCGGACAAAACGGGCGGAAACGGACATACCGGGCACCTGGGCCTGGCCAGGCCAGGACACAAAAAAAAGGGCCTCCCCCGCGCGGCGCGGGGGAGGCCCCTAGTTGATCTTGGTCAGATGGCGTTATCGCTACCGGGAGCATTCCCGTAACTGTCCGGGCGCGGCACGCTGGCTTGTTCCATCCAAGCGTGCGCACGCGCGAAACCATCCCCGGCCGTCTGTGCGTAGGCCAGCCATGACAGGCCAGCGATACCGGCTGTAAGCAGGCCGGCGGCCAGCAGGCCAACGCCGGCCATGGTGGCGAACGTGAGCAGGCCGGCCACGCTGGCCACCATGCCCGCCACGGCCAGGCCGCCAATCGCGCGGATGGTGCGCCGGCGGCCTGCGTACTGTGTCGTGTTGCCCATGATCGTTTACTGCCTTCCGTGTGCGATGAAACGTGATCATGGCTGATCACGCATCACTCGCTAACGGGCAGGCCAGGGACGGCCAGGTTTGCCCCCTGGCCGTCCCTGTGCTGGCCTGTGCTGGCCTGTCTTACGTGGCGCGCCGTAGTTGCCTGCGTAGCCTGCGTGCGACCTGTGCCTGTGCCAGCAAACGGGCACAGGTGGCGGCCAGGCCATTGCTGATCATGGCCTGTGACTCTGCCGTACTGATCTTGTGAGACATGATCGGTCTGCCTTCCTGTCTGAACCGCTCAGACTCAAATGATCATGGTCCCAGGTTGGGTCACAGGACCATGATCAAATGAGAGTGCTACGGGTCAATCACCGCGTGCAATCTTGTCAAACAGCAATTCGAGAGATGACGGGATCACGGGAAACGCGATTCCCAGGTGCGCGGCCATGCCACCTACGTACGTGGCCGCTATGGCCAGCAACCCGCCAAACATGATCAGGCAAATATGGACGCGCACACGATGTGCTGTATCTGCCCGCTTGACGGCATCCCTGGCCGCGTCTGCTCTGGCACATATGGCCGCGTGCGCCGCCTGCCTGGCCGCGTCTGTCCTGGCCGCTACTGCCTGCCTGGCCATGCGTTCGGCGCTAGTCATCAACGTGATCCGTGATCAGGTCACGGAGCCATTGATCGGCCCTAGCCTCAGCCGGCCGATCACTGGCGAACAGGCCAGAGCCGTACTCGCCGGCCTGCCACCTGTCCTCATACTCGGCTAGCGCTTCCCTGATATCCGGGGGCAGGTGCTCTGTGTGCACCTGCCTGCCTTCCTGTGTACCGTCCGGGTATCCCATGATCGTTTAGCCTTCCGATCGGTTCCCGTAGCTACTTGCCACGGCCACGCGCGGCCAGCCTCCCGGGAGGCTGGCCGCCATGGTCCAAGCACTAGCTAGGCCATGCTGGCAATCTTGTGAGCGGCGGCCATGGTCACGCGCGCCACGTCGGTAGGCGCCATGGTCCGTAGCCTGCGGTTGGTGATCTCCACTGACACGTGCACGGGCATGTTCGCCACCATGGGCACCTGTGCGCGGATACCGGCCCACAGGTGGCGTTCCATCGCGTTAGACCCGTTGCCCGTTAGCTGTATCCCAGCCACGGGAAGATCACGCGCGATGTCTGCCAGAGTCCAGCGTTCGGACGTGTGCCCATGGCTCATGACGTAGGACGTTTGGAACATGTCCCATAGGAAGCCAACATTGGGCAGGTCAGAGCATGACGTGATCAGGTAGCTGATCAGGTCAAGTGACCAGAGCCCGAAACTGATTGGCTCAACTGCCACGGTCAGGCCATGATCAGCGGCCTGTGTGGCGAACGTGCGCAGGTGCGCGGCCAGTGTGGCGCGCGGAATATCACAGTGACTGTCTGTGATGCCCACGTTAACGATCGTCGCGCCGAATTCATCCGCCATGCGGAAGATCTCCGCTGACATCGCGTCATGGCCAGGCAGGCACAGGTCGTAAAACTCCAGTTCGCCTATCGGGCATCCCTGTGTCATGGCGCGCGTGTGGCCGTAGTCAGGTGAATCCATAAACTCACCTGACCATGCGCCGATGTAGCGGTAACCCGCACGGCGCGCCGCGTCGCTACGTGCTACCGGGTCCCAATGTGGCATCTCGCCAAATACGGCACCTGACAGCGTGAGCATGGACGCGGTAAAGCTGGTCTTGCTATCCATCGTGTTTGCCCTTCCGTTGTCACTGGGCACTGTTGCCTAGCGGACACGTCACGGGGGCAGGCCGGCTAGCGGACTGTCCCCGGACGTGACACCTAGGAAGGTTGAACGTTTCCGGTAACCCCGTTGTCACGGAGCACCTGTGACCGGACCCCGGCCGGATCATGCGTTGGCCGGCCTAGCCATGCGCCTACTTGGATGTAGGTATGGCCGTACTCCTCACCTGGCCGCGCGTGCGCCGCGTCCGGGCCGACCACGGCCAGCTTCTCAGTTACTCCCGTGACCGTGGAAACAATGTGGATCTCGGACGGATGGCCGCCACTGGCAGGCACCTGCCCGCCATGCTGGTGTATCTCGATACCCGCGCCCAACTGTGCGACGCGCGTACGGCCTACCTCTGCACTAGGGGAGTCCGGGGCAGGTGCGCGGCCGTGATCGGTCAGGTAGGCCAGCAGATCGGTATACGTGAACGCTGGCCGGCCCGTGATCTTGCCTGATTCCACGGCACGATGCCGTGCGGCCTGCTCTGCCAGCGTTGGCACATCCCACACCTGGGCCAGTTCTTGCGGTCCGTGCGCCACGTGGTCAGCGCTGTACTCACTGGCCAGGCTGGCCAGGTAGCTAGGTGCTGGATTGGTGGCGTTACTGCGGACTGTCTTACCCATGATCGTTTGCCCTTCACTGATTCCGTAGCACCGTGCTACGGCCACGGGCGCCACCCATGCGGGCATGGCGGCCATGGTCAATACACGGTGTGCGCCACAGTTCCGGGGTCCGTTTGCTTCCCGGGGTATTACGTCCGATAGACCAACCCCGGGACTTAGACACGGGAACTGTGGCGCTAGGGCAATACGTTGCGCGGACCGCTAGGGACTGAACACCTAGCGGGAATCCTCAGGACTTACCCAACGACGCGCGTCAACTGTCCTAGCCTCACGCGCGTGGCTTGCCTGTGCCGATACCCGCGCCACTGTTGAGTTATCAAGATCCGTGCGGACGCGGCGCCGATCCTGGCCGCCGGCCGCTGTTCTGTTTTCGTACCCTACGGGTACAGCGTAGCATTCGGTATCGCGTCGCAGGTCAGAGCCATATATCGAATCACGGTATGGTAACGTTGCAGGTCAGGACCGACATTCGATAGCCACACTATCGGGCGGTATGTCCGCTAACGTCCGTTATGTGCTCGGCCCATGGGATGGTAACGGCACAGGAAAGCTTAGGTAAAGCTTTCCATGATCAAACCAACGTGTGCCTGCCTGGTGGCCTGTGTGCCTGTGCTCTGGCCTGCCTGCCTGGTGGCCTGGTGGCCTGCCTGGTGAATCGAGAGCACAGGCAGGCCACACAGGCACAGGCAGGCAGGCCAGAGCACAGGCACACAGGCCACCAGGCAGGCACACAGGCCACCAGGACACAGGCACAGGCAGACAGGCAGCCACCAGGCCACCAGGCAGGCACAGGCCAGCACAGGGACACAGGCAGGCACAGGCACAGGCAGGCACCACCAGGCAGGCACCACCAGGCCACCAGGCCGCACCCTAGGTAGTTGCTCTGGCTAACGGAAGTGGTTCACAGTCGCTAACGGAAGTGGTTCACCACTGCTAACGGAAGTGGTTCACCATGGCTAACCATATTCTGTTAGCAGACGCAACAATAAAACGTTAGCCAAGGCAACTACCCGATATGTCCGTTTTGCACCACTATGCGGTAGTTTGGGGGGGTTTTTTTCATGATCATTTTGAGGGGAAC